GGCCGCCCCCAATCACGCCTGTTTTTACCCCAAAAATAATTGCTTTATATGAAAACTCTTTGAGTGGGGGTAAGAAGGTCATTCCGAGTGGTCAGTCGTGACCGTGGCCGGAGTCTGACCGTTCCCCGGCCCTAGCTCCGCCCCGTCCTCCCGCCTATAAGGGACCGGCTCCGACCCTCCGAAGAGCAGACCATGAGCGCGAAATGTTGCGATTGCCTGCGGATTCGCGCACCGTCTCCAAAGTACGAACTCCTGCCTCCGGCTCGACCGTTGCCTCCTCAGCGCGCGTCGGTCGGCACTCAGACCGCTGGGCCGGTTGGGGCACGGCGCCTCCGGCCGCTTCCTGTCCCCGCCCCCCGGTCGCTTGGGTGAATCGGCATGAGCGAGGAGCGCTGGAGGTCCGCTCAGACGGAGCGCGGGCTCCGGATCCTCCTGCTGGCCCTCCCCCTAGAGTTCAGAACGGACCTGATCAGGCGTCTGTGGACGCGAGTGCTGGAGCTCCCCGTGCCCTTCGAAGATTGGCTGCCGGCCCCGGCGGACGACCCCCACCGTAGCGAGAGACGCGTCGTCTCGCATCTCCTGTGGCACTTCGACGTCGACCGCGCGGTGTCCGAGCTGGCCGACCTCCTGCCCCCCGCCCTCCGTTCCGTCTGCCTGCCCGCCGACCCTCCGGATATGAGCTCGCCGGAGGTCAGACGCAGGGTGGAAACCGAAGCCTTGCTCTACGCTACCTTCCAACGGGTCCCGCCCTACATCTTTCCCCAAGTGACGCTGGAACTGGCCGCCAGGCTGAGGGGTCGCGGACCCCCGGACGAACTGACGTCGGCGCGCCGCTCCGAGCTGCCGGTGCGACTGCTGGCTCGCTGCACGCCGGCCGAGTGCTACGTCGTGACCCTCAGGGCGTTGGACAGCGTGGGAGACGCCTGCTCCTCGGCCGCTCGCTATCTGGTCTCCCGGCCGCAGGTGTGGGCCGTGGGACACCACGACCGAACTCGCTCGTAGCGTAATAAAAAAACCTTTTCTCGTACCTCGCGACCCCCGCGTGTTATGTGGGAGAGGGAGCGACGGGCCGCGTGCGCGTTGTAATAAAAACGAGGGTCGGGTGGTAAATCAATAACGGTATTTATTAAAGGCCGGGGCCAGACAGGGCTCTCCGGGTTCGCAGTAGCATTGTATCAACAGGCCGAGGAACGCATGCCCCGACTCGGCCACTACCCGGGCTCTGCACGTCAACCCTAGGGCTCGACATCTCCCTTCCAGTTGCTCCAGCGTTCCCAAAGGCCATTCGCGGGCGGCCGGAAAATACAGTCCGTGGGATCCAGATCTGACGGGCAATCCGGGCATTAGGCGACCGTGTCTCGGACACGAGGAACGCCAGCAGTAACCCGTCCCGTCTTCACGAGCGGGATATCCGCGACCGAACACGGGCACCTCAGCGTTCCTGGCGCTCAGACAAGCTCCCATGGCCAGAGGCGATCCGATCGATGGGAGGTAGCCCAAGCGCCGCACCATATATCTCCTATGTGCCTCACGTGACCAGGCGCGATAAAGGAGTCTTTTCCCGCACATGATTTGTCATTAAGCTATGCGAGCCTCGGAGTACCTGGCGCTATCGGTCGTGCTGTCCCTGGGGACGGGCGGCGCGGAAGGGAGGGTGTGTACGTATAGGCTGGGACAACTCAGAGATAAGTTCAATACGTTTGGAACGGACGTTTGGTGGTTTAAATATCGACCGAGCCTACTTAGATTCTGGAGCACGTGGGCATCCAGTATTGGCATGAGTAGAGTCGTTTATTCCAACCAACAGGGATTTAATTTCGGTTTATTGGCCTACAGTCAACAGGAAAACAGGGGATGGACATTAAAACAATGTCCTGAACTCAGCAGACATCTGCGATCTCTTCAATTTTTGGACGCGCCCCGTTCTAAGCCCAGACCGTGGTCACCCTGTCGATGTCTAGCCGACGAAGATATTCCGTATAATTTTATAGGGGGCCACCCTATGTACTTCATTGGCAATCGTCTTCATGTGGTCAGTAATTTTGATTCCCGCTCCTGTGTTTGTCACCCATACGAGGATGAGAACTTTTCACTCACGGATGATTATGCATATCAATTGACCAATCATTCAGACTATGACATCGTGCATCATCAAAAGCATATCACCAACTGCATTCTGGATCGCTTTCCAGAGAGGACGATAAATCTACCGTGTGAAGCCAGCTGCCTCAGGTATCATTTCCGTATGAAGATAGTAACGGATTGCCTAGACCAGTATGGAAAGTCCGCTCCTCTCATCATGGTCAGCGAACACTATGATCCTAAAATGGCCCATAGGTGTCAGCATATGCCAGACGCTAATATGTGTGTATATGCATTCGGAACGGGCGTACGTTGGAATCTACTTCTTGGAGAACAATGCTACGGCCCGATACATCTATGTGACAAAATACGTCGCGTTCCACAACGAAAAGTGTTTCGAATTAAGCCCCGCGTTCCCCTGGTAGTAGATTCCGCCTTCGACCTTCTGCACTACTGGGGAACACACGATTTGGATAAGATATCCATTGAATGTCGGTATAAATTTTCAGAGACCCTGGGCAAAGATTGGTTAAATTTTAACAGATTTACACTAGGTCATGATGACAACACCGGTTGGCAGGCGCGTCCGTTTTCGGGTACGACTAAAACCGACCTAGTCGCCATGGATGAATATTGGTCGACGAGCATTTCATATAATTTTACAAATCTCAGTCCCTCGGGCATATATGCCTGTAATGCTTCTGACGGCGGTCCAGCGGAGTCACTAAGTCTGCAGCCTTTCGTTGTGACTACCTGGATTAGATATCATATTTCCAACAAAGTCATCACACGTCAACCGGGATGGAATATTCTGCAGGTGACCTTAAGTGGATTCCCTGCTATGGTCGGCAATTTCACCAAAGCGTATAACAGCACATACGCTCTCCTTCCGCATACTCGACCATCCTCTATAAACTATATTTACCAATATACCGCCTGGTTTACAGACAACGTTAAACGAACGCGCTTCTATGGACATAATGAATTCGAAACCAGACGCTGGACCTTCAAGTTCACTTGAATGTTATAACAACCTCAATAAAATATTTAAACGTCCATTCGATGTCGTGTGTGACTTTCGTAGGATGATTATTAATTATGAAACCGATACTTTTTAGGAGTCCTATAAATTATTAGACTCGCCGTATTTTCTTTACAGTCCAAAATGAATGTACTCTTGTGCTCTCTCGTGGCCGCGGTGGCCCTGGCTGTTCCCGCAGCGGCCACCAGGCATATATCCGGAGAATGCACCTATAGTATGAAATATCTTAACGATCAATATGATTTGTTCGGTCTAGATGCATGGTGGTATCCATATAGGAATCGATTGCGGGACCAGTGGGTGGGAAACATTCCACTCAATGGCGTTTTTTCAGCATCTCATGAAATGCCTGACTTTCCGTCCGAATTCGACGAATATCCTATTTACAAACACAAGGGTTTCGTCATGGAAAGTTGCGCAGAACTGAACAACCATCTGAGATGGATTCAGCATTTGGACAATGACGATCCACCGCCAACGCCTTGTCATTGCCTCGCAGACCTTGACGTTCCACCCAGCTTTTTTGCTCAGCCTTACGTTTACATGAACAAAATAGGACGACTGATAGTAGAGACCAATATTCAACACAGTGAATGCTACTGCGACCCAAGAGACAGCGTCCGCGATCACTCATACTTCCTCTCCGATAGCAAAGATAGAGAGAAGATGGGTATGGAACGTCACCTGGTGAAATGCATTATGACGAGAGCCCCATCTCATCGTGTCAGAATGCCATGCGAGAGCGTCTGTGTGCGCTGGGCCAAAGGCAAAAGAATCTCGTCAGATTGTTCTGACGAGATTGGACAGACTCACGAACTCATTGTCGTGAGTGAAAACTATGATAGGGCAATGGACTTTTTGTGTCGTGACGCATCAGCTAAGTGCCTGTACGTGTATGGAGAGAGCGCGCCGCTTGATAAACTTCAGACTCAGCAATGTTACGGCTTGGATGAACTATGCCGACAATTCATACCAGATCCGGAGATTATTAAGTTTAGAATTCACTGGGCCAATTACATGACCATTAATCCAGACTTTAGAGTGTTGTCATCATGGGGACTGAAGAACGCCGATAAAGTTAGCCTGAATTGCAGGTACCGCTACACGGAAAGACGCGGCCGTAATGACAGATGGTATAATTTCAACCGCTTCTTCGATGGAAGAGATCAAAACAACGGGTGGCAGTCTTCTGTATTTCAAGATTTGACTGCCACGAACGTCAGTGAGTTAACAGACACCTGGAAGGCAAATATTCGTTATCAACCCAAAACGTGGAATCCATCCGGATTCTATTGGTGTTCCACCAGGGAGGAGAATATAGAAAAACTCCATCTCCGCCCAACCGTGGTAAGAGCCTGGTTCCCGTACAACCTTACCAGGAAGCCTATCGTGGAGAATCGCGGAGATGTCAATCATCTGAGCGTTGGAATTCACGGATTTCCTGCCCTTGAAACACAATTCGTAGGTTTTGAAAATCAAGCCTGTGTTTATAGCCCGCCTCCAAACGACTGGTCCCTTGAATATTATTATAATTGCAGCACCTCGGTGAACGTATCAATTCCCAGCGTTACATTGATTGGATGCAACGACTTTGAAACCAGAAAATGGGAATTTAAGTTATCTGACGCAGACGCATCTGAATCCGCCTCCGATGGCAGATCAGCTGAAACTACCACACTCGCTTAAATGATGATTGACGAATGTTTGTAATTGTTGTTATAATATTTAATAAACAATATATATTCATGGTATATAGTTTATTCATTATTGTGATATGACAAAAACAGATTAATAAGTGGCAATCTTATTTCGATGCAACAAAAACCTATTGGTAACTGGTAGAGATGTTCGTTTATCGGTACGGTCGTTCCACAGTCGAACGCGGCGTCTAGACTGTTGACAAAATCCTATAACTCCTCCGCAGCTTCTAGAGTCTTCTATAATCAATCTTGGTTCACCGACAGACTCTATATCTTCACTAAATTCTACCAAATCTATTGCCCAAGTACTCCAGAAACAGGGTTTAGTGTTATTATCGTCAACCATTAACCACGGACGCGCCACGCTATCTACTGCCATGTCAAGCCAGGTGTCTAAACCCTGACGTGGTAGAAAATACATGGTATATCCCGGAACTGGATAATAGCGGATTACTCTGGTACCGTTATAAATCATTGCTGTTTGGTTTAACCAGATGGTAGTTTGTCCGGCTGTAAGCGGACAATCGGCTCGGTTAAAACATACTCGAATAGTGGAATTCAGATCCGTCGCTTCGTTCGTGTCACCAAATGCATACACGGCAGATCCGTTATTCTTTTCAGCAAACCCAGTGACCAGCTTCAGGGCCAAGCTATCTATTTTACCTGGCCATACTAATATAAGATCCACGCGTTCGGTTATGTTTTTACACGGGATAAAAACAGGGTCTCTATCGCCTGAACATAATATACACTGGTATCCCATGAGAGAGAAATAGAAAACGCTCTCATAATGCTGATACCATGCGGTAAGCGTAGCGACAGTAGAATTGTTATTATACTTTGCGGTAGTTTCATACGAATAGTAGCCTTGCGCGTTGGGGATAGATCGATTTTCCTGAGATAGCATACCGTCGCCAGTCCATATCATTTGTGCCTCGGGATCGCCTCTGATTACGACAGTAATAGACGTATGATTACCCTCCCGCTGTATCTTCTCGTAGACGGCCTCATAATACAGGTAGCTGATAACTCTTATTCCATTAGGAACATAATGTAAATCTTTAGCAACGTCCTTGATTGTGCAAGTGTAATATCCACGGTCGTTCTCTACGTTGCGAAGCTCAACGCTACCGTCGTAAGATAACCAACGTGTAAGGTTACCTGATACTCGTTCTGCGAAAGAAGCGGATTGCCACGCTGTATCATATTGTCCGTCGGCGAATTTTAGTACATTTTCCACAACTGGCCCTTGTTCTGAGCGAGTCATTGTCCATTGTAATTCTAAACCTTCCGGAGAAGATAACACGGATGCCACGTCTCTAAAGTAACACGGTAAACTAACGTTCCTTTCCCACGGCGCGTATATTCGTTTGAACGCCGTTTGTTTAATTTTAGAACAAAGGTTGCCGCTTCCCAAACAATCATCGGCTGAGAATAATTCGGCATGAATTACATTTCCAAATGCGTATACACAGCTCTGTTGGCGACGACAATATGCTGCGAGCGCAGAATCGAAATTGCCCGATTTCAGAATAACTATATCCCATGTTGTATTATAGAATTTTGAACACGGTCCACTTTCACCAGAATCGGTTATACAATCTTGTTGACATGGCATATAGACGAACTTGGTAGGCGAGGTCTTTAAAATACATGATACCAATCCCAGTTGTTCTATTTTACCATATTGTCCCTCCTGTAGCGTATAATGGCTATCGGGTCTTTCGGTTCTTGTCACTCGTTCGGGTCTTTCGGTTCTTGTCACTCGTTCGGGTCTTTCGGTTCTTGTCACTCGTTCGGGTCTTTCGGTTCTTGTCACTCGTTCGGGTCTTTCGGTTCTTGTCACTCGTTCGGGTCTTTCGGTTCTTGTCACTCGTTCGGGTCTTTCGGTTCTTGTCACTCGTTCGGGTCTTTCGGTTCTTGTCACTCGTTCGGGTCTTTCGGTTCTTGTCACTCGTTCGGGTCTTTCGGTTCTTGTCACTCGTTCGGGTCTTTCGGTTCTTGTCACTCGTTCGGGTTCAAAACAAAAACACGCTTTGTCTGGTCGAGCATGAAGACGATATCGACGAAGAGATAATGTCATCTGCGGTGTCCCCTCTGGTAATAGATATGCATCGCCTAGGCAGTGACAATCGCGGCCTCCGTTAGTTCCATTTATCCCCTCCAAATTCCGTAACTGGGCACTGAGTTCAGGACAAGCTGGGATGATGTAACCGGTATCGGTCAGATCTCTTGTAAGTGGAACTCCATACCAGGCGGATTCCAGGCGATCTCTATACACATACCACCACGCATCGACTCCATCTCTGGCTAGCGTTTCGGCTAGATATTGGTATGTATATGGACATTCCGATGCTCTTGTATCCTTTGCAAACAGGATACTAAGTAACAGGAACAATACCTCTCGAGCCATGATCTAGACCACTTGTGGAAGATTACAATTCCCTCGGGTGTATATAGCCCCGGGGGCTGTCGTTAGAACAATACTGGGAAATACCCATCTCCATGTGATTTTTGTTATATTATTGAATATCCCAAAATCATGATTTTTAAAAACACTACCATTTATGACAATATTTAATAATTTATCCTTAAATGGAAACATTGACTAGGGTTATTTAACACGTGATGATAACCATAAATAGCAGTGCTGGTGTAAATCAGACCGCATTATGCAAACATCATCGCATCGTTATATAATAAGCATGGTAGCCGTCTTTAATCAATCCGTTAGTAAGGAGTCGTCCATGGAACAAACCGTGTCGCATAAGCAACTCTTTCAGTCGGTTACGCTAAGACCACGTCTAGGACAATTGGAAACCACCTGGGAGGAAACCTCATATTCGGAAGAACTATCAGATCCTGAGCAGTCACCTTCCGTTATTACCAACGTCCCTGGATTTTCACAGGGATTGTGTTTGCGTATATTCCGCTACGTATTAGCAATTCTGTGGATATTAACCGGAATATTCCTTTGGACTCTGTGGTTTTGAATTAACAACATGGCATCAACGGTTATTTTAATTTGCCTGGGAGTATGTATCATGACGGGACATGTATTATGCGACTCTATGGTATACCCACGGGTATCAGTACAATTACATGAGCTTATGAACATAACGGTGTCATCACCCAGCGTGATGTATTTCGAACCTATAAACAGAACTTTATGGATTGGTGAAACAAATACCATACGGGTATGGCACGTAGATACCGGTGAACACTACTTGTTGAACTTTAGTGAGCCTGTTTACAAAGATCCTTGTTGGGGCGGACCGCTAACCTTCACTCTTTTGAACACGGATAGAAATCGCATATTGGCCTGTGGAACGGATGGCTGTCTGCCTCGGTGCTGGTTATTAAATCACAAAGAACGCGAATCGGTAGACCCGTCTGGTTTGGCCCCCTTCAGACTCGATAGGCGATCATTGGTATATCTAAATGGTGACTATGTATACACAACACAGAATTTACTAAATACGACTTCCTTTACGAAACGATTTCGTCGCCTGCGTGGTGGACCCCCTCTCTACTCCAGCGAGAAAGCTTTTGTCAATCCGGATTACATCGGAGTGTTTACATACGGCGTCGGGTTGGATAGAAAAGTATATATTTTTGTTAATGAAGATAGGGTCCTTGGTACCGAAACCGAATCAACGCGAGTAGCTCGCATAGCTCAAGTATGTGAGAACGACCAAGGCGGATTAAATTCAATTTCGTACCTTCGCTGGACGACCTTGTTAAAATCGGAACTGGTTTGCCGTGACCAAAGAACGGGAGCTGTGTTTACGCAACTACGTAGTATTGACACTATATCAAACCCAGATGAGACGATGGTATATGCTCTATTTTCCAACGAGTTTAACTACTCGGCGGTGTGTGTATATCGCATGGGAGACGTGGTAAACACTTTTGCGAGCTCAAAATTGAAGGACCATACCGGACCGCTGCCGAGCCCACGTCCCGGTGTTTGTGTAAACGGTAAAGTTTCCAGGCCTGTATTTAGGGTGATTGACGCACATCCCGAAATTACTGATTCCGTGTTACCCTATCGTCAGGACGTGTTATTTTATAATAGAATATCGTATACGAAACTCAGCATACACCAACCACGCATTAATTCGCATAACTACACCGTCATGTATTTACTAAGTAGTCACGCGATCCACAAGGTGGTCCAACTTGAAGATGATATAATCAACATAGCCAGGATAAAGGTTACACAGGATGTAACAGATTTTACATTACATGCAGATAATGCTACTATCCTGGCTACCGGGCAAACTGTGGCCGTTGCTCATCCTATGGCCACGTGTGCCGCATATGGTGGAAGTTGTGGCAATTGTATTCTAGCCAGAGACCCGTATTGTGGCTGGGGATTAGGAGGATGTGTCCCTTCCACTAGCGCACCCTGCGTCCTTCAGGACATACGCGTTAGAGCGTCAACATCGGCATGTATGGATAAACCTACCACACCACTAATTGAATTTCGTAATACCGTGCCCGGATCCAATAATTACATAAGGTGTCCAGTTTTGTCCCATATGGCAACACATATCTGGTACTTGGATAAAACAGAGGTTTCGAGATGCGGACCCAGTCAACGGCCGTGTATCCACTACATAGAACTAGTTAAGAACAAAGACTTGGGCACATATACGTGTAACTCGACGGAGAATGACTTTACTCAGTCCCTAGCTGTCATTCATTTGACGGATTATTCGTATCGTATGAGACACCCTAGGGAGGCGCCACAACCGATGACCATGACTGTTCCCAAACACTGTCCAAACTCTATGCCATATGTAGTTTTTGTGTTAATATTGGTCTTGGGTATTATCCAGACCATGTCTATCATGACCCTCATGTGGCTGAAACACTCCATGTGTTGCCTAGGTTGGTTTTCCTTAACCATGGCGGTGATTTTTCTCGTATGCGCTAGTCTTGGTATATCGGAGGTGTAACAACCCAGAGAACAACAAAAACTATTATCTAAGAAATATGTACACGTTATCTGAGGTGTGATGTATATCAATAAAATACTTTTTATTCTTTAAGCTCCAGTCTCGATTGGTAAACGATGGATAAATTGATAACATTACTTTATTTTAGAAAAGAACAACTCCAAGGCATCAAACAGAATGTCACTTTCTCCCAAAGCTTTGTTATCCCATCCTCCTTTTTTGTCGGCGTATTCTTGCAGGGTTAATCTGGTGTTATGCGAGCAGCCTAATTCAGACCAACACATGTCCATCTTCCGATATAGACTGCTCATAAGTTGTCCCATCTGTCCAAGACCTGATGGCGCATCCTCGGTCTTCATACCCTTGGGTATGGTGTCGTTGACGTATAACGACAGCATATCCATGAGATGATCACAGCCACAATCCGAAGCGAGTTCCCGTTGAACATCTTCGTTCAGAAAGGCGTTGTCCAAGTCCTCGTCCTTGTTCTGAAAAAAGTCTTTTATTCCATCCCCGAACAGTCGACGTAGTTGAATAAGTTCTGGGTTAAAAAGGGTAGACATACCAACGCATTTTATAGTTGCCGGACTCACCCAGTTAGCGAGGTATACCAACAAAACTATCCCCTCGAGTTGAAACATGATGTGCCAAATAGTGCGATTTATTAGTATTTATAGGCCTGATGACTTTTAACTACAAACTAGGTGTGTCATATTATAATTAGCGCACGTGTTACTAAAATGATAATATGACACTAGTTAACTTTCCAAAAACACATGTGACTATCCAAAATGTAAAACAAACCTCTAAAAATAATTAAACAGAGGCCTTTAGGTAACGGTTTATAATAATATGCAAGAACTTTATGCTTAAACGCCATGCTGTTTACTTAGCATATTGTGGAATGTGATTAGGAAATAGTTGGCCGTGTACCACATCTAAGTCTCGCGGGACATTTTCATGCCTATAATAGTAGAGCTTTCACAGTCAGAGGCATTATCGCAAATATGTGGCGCCGGCTTTGTTTGATGTTAACCATCGTAGTGGTTGATGCGCTCAGACCACAAACTTGTACATTCAGTTATCCAGAGCTGAAAGCCAGTTTAATTCTTGGACAACACAACACGTGGTGGTTTCACGATCGGCCGCGCTTAATTAAGGGATGGACCAGTCTTGCGCTACGTTTCGATAGGCTGGCGAAATTTCCCTACTCGCGTACGTCGTTGTTATCCTTGGTCCCTAGGAGTTACCCGAGGAATGCGGAATGCGATTTATTATTAAGTAATTTCGGTGATCTGGAAGGACTTTCCGGATCATCAAATCCTCATCCCGATTGCCATTGTTTATCCCCCGATTATTTACCTTGGTCCGTTACCCAGCAGTACAGACTTGATATGATAAAAAATCGGTTATACGTGAGTAGCGAACTTCACAACAAACCATGTTATTGCGAAGTCAATGAAAGGATTCCCTACCCGATGTGGTGGTATCGGGGGCACAACTATGATGCAATGTATAGAATTGACGGTGGCCCCGTGGGCGCCGAGGAACAATCGCCTCTGATTAGTTGTCTTCTGACTCAACGTCCACAAAACTTTGCAGTTATGTCATGCGAGATGAGTTGTTATATGGGTGCATCTGACAACACGGTGTCCTGCGAAACGGTAATGGACCGCCGGTGGGATTTGGTCGTGTTAGCCCGAGGCACTATGGACTTTATGCTTCGTGACATATGTAGAAAGAACATAAATTGTGTATACGTTCATGGGAGCTCTGTAAAGGCTCATCGTTTCAGCGGTAGGGCTTGTCTTAGCCCAGATGGATTGTGTTCTGCAATCAAACGACATGGGGGTATATACCACGAGTCAACCACGCAGGCAAGCTTGCCATGTGAGTTTCGCTTTTCATACCTGAGTGACGGTCGTATGATTGTGAAAGTTGAATGGTCAGGACCGACGGGACCTATATACGTCAGCGAAGAGAAATACGGACGAGTTATAGGAAAACAAGCCGCTACATTCGTTGGAATTGCGACCGTTACCCCAAGATCTGTTGATCAGCCTTGGAGCAATCTTACTCTGTCCCCTGCTACCGATGGTCGCTACTTTTGCCGCGTAACGGCCAATAGACTTGAGTACATGTCTCCTGTTGTTATTATTGGACAATTACCCGATAGTGAAAAGGAGATGCCAGAGGACGTACATTATGTGGACATCAAAACAAAACCGGTTTATAATGATGTATTAATAGAGCCAAGTATAATTATAATATCTCCATTGGTCATAGTAACGATAGTATGTTTTTTGTTAGCCGGGGTTGGATTTAGCTGCTTAAGAGGAAGATGTATGAGTCCGATGGGCAGAGCCTTAGCCGCTTCGACGATGACGATACTATTGACTCAGTTTGTATTTACTACGGCACGTAATTAATAAAACAAATAAAAATACGTCATGTGTTTGTCATTATCGATAGTACATAAGACCGTAGGTATTTTCCCAGTGGGTTGACAGCAAGCATGTCTCCTATAGAGGTGTATGCCTGGCCGGACCTGGTGTGGTGCGACAAACATGAAATTCCAATAGGATATGATGGTTTTTTGAAGTGGACGCGGGATTTCGTGGCGCGATATAATAGAAAATATCATTACCTACCGGACGGTAGTTGTTTGTGGACGATAAATCGTATGTGGATCAGGTGTGGTTCGTCCATACTAACTAAGGAAGAACTCGCCCTTAAATATCTACCCTATGTTCAGAAGATTACCATGTTGGGACAAATTTTGGATAGCGAGAAAGACGGATGCTTCATTATGATATCTGAAATTGGGGAAGTCTGGGCGTACCGAGATGGGGTTGGCTTACATCGGATAGCTGGAAAAATACCAGATTTCTTTGAAAAGGGCATAGCTGACTTCAATGATGGTTTTGTGAAGCCAAGACACGATTTGTCTAAATATACGGCGGCACTACGGAAGCGTCTGTACACGCAAGGTGAGCCGTCTAGGTCTCGTACCATGTCAATAATGGAAGAATTCAAGCGCAGACCGCGCAGCTGTACCGAACCCGCAATAGCGTATTTTAAAAGACCCGTAGCCTCACGTCGTACGATTTGGAATCAAATCAAAGGGTTGTTACGTCAAAGGGCGTGACTACCATTCCGTTGGGCAAGTGAGGTATAAATGAAAGGGGTTGATATACGGGTAACTCGCAGGTGGATATGGACGCATATACCTTTCACGAAACGCAAATGAAATCAAACGGGACAACTTACGTGCCCATGCGCTCCCAGGGTGGAAAGAGCAGTACAATCCGCCGTAGAGGTTCGAAATCAAGGGCGCACTGCTGGGCAGTTCCAAGTCTGGTTGTCAATATCGTACTTATTATCCTCATCCCCATCCTCGTTGTCGCCGTGTTAACAAAGAAACCTGAACCGTGTCCAGCTCGTGCTGTCTGCCAAGATGTCTGGATCGGGCACCTGGGGAAGTGTTACTATTTTTCAGAGGCTGAAGGAAACTGGACTCACGGGCAAAGCCAGTGTTTTGCCCTCGGTGCCTCCCTGGTGGGGATTGACAGCCAGCAGGAAATGGATTTCCTGATGCGCTACAAAGGACTCTCTGATCACTGGATCGGCCTCGGGAGGGAACCTGACCAACCCTGGATGTGGACAAATAACACCGAATTCAACAATTGGTTTCCTATAGCGGGAGGAGGATTATGTGCTTTTCTGAACAGAGGCGAAGTTTCTAGTTCAGGCTGCTGGAGGAACGCACGCTGGGTCTGCAGCAAAGCAGCAGAGAAACCAACAGGCAGGGCAAAGTGACTGACCCGGAAGAGTCAGGCCTCGTCCCGTCAATGAACGTTGGGCAAGTTTCAGTACGGAATGAGGTGAAATTTCATTGCCCTCCCAGGCCGAGGGGCCCAAATGTTTAGCTTTAACATTTGTGGCTTGTGCCCATGGGTCTGTGTTTATTTTACCACTGTGTGTTTATTAGTGTTGCTTCCGCGTTCCTCGGCCTGTTGATACAATGCTACTGCGAACCCGGAGAGCCCTGTCTGGCCCCGGCCTTTAATAAATACCGTTATTGATTTACCACCCGACCCTCGTTTTTATTACAACGCGCACGCGGCCCGTCGCTCCCTCTCCCACATAACACGCGGGGGTCGCGAGGTACGAGAAAAGGTTTTTTTATTACGCTACGAGCGAGTTCGGTCGTGGTGTCCCACGGCCCACACCTGCGGCCGGGAGACCAGATAGCGAGCGGCCGAGGAGCAGGCGTCTCCCACGCTGTCCAACGCCCTGAGGGTCACGACGTAGCACTCGGCCGGCGTGCAGCGAGCCAGCAGTCGCACCGGCAGCTCGGAGCGGCGCGCCGACGTCAGTTCGTCCGGGGGTCCGCGACCCCTCAGCCTGGCGGCCAGTTCCAGCGTCACTTGGGGAAAGATGTAGGGCGGGACCCGTTGGAAGGTAGCGTAGAGCAAGGCTTCGGTTTCCACCCTGCGTCTGACCTCCGGCGAGCTCATATCCGGAGGGTCGGCGGGCAGGCAGACGGAACGGAGGGCGGGGGGCAGGAGGTCGGCCAGCTCGGACACCGCGCGGTCGACGTCGAAGTGCCACAGGAGATGCGAGACGACGCGTCTCTCGCTACGGTGGGGGTCGTCCGCCGGGGCCGGCAGCCAATCTTCGAAGGGCACGGGGAGCTCCAGCACTCGCGTCCACAGACGCCTGATCAGGTCCGTTCTGAACTCTAGGGGGAGGGCCAGCAGGAGGATCCGGAGCCCGCGCTCCGTCTGAGCGGACCTCCAGCGCTCCTCGCTCATGCCGATTCACCCAAGCGACCGGGGGGCGGGGACAGGAAGCGGCCGGAGGCGCCGTGCCCCAACCGGCCCAGCGGTCTGAGTGCCGACCGACGCGCGCTGAGGAGGCAACGGTCGAGCCGGAGGCAGGAGTTCGTACTTTGGAGACGGTGCGCGAATCCGCAGGCAATCGCAACATTTCGCGCTCATGGTCTGCTCTTCGGAGGGTCGGAGCCGGTCCCTTATAGGCGGGAGGACGGGGCGGAGCTAGGGCCGGGGAACGGTCAGACTCCGGCCACGGTCACGACTGACCACTCGGAATGACCTTCTTACCCCCACTCAAAGAGTTTTCATATAAAGCAATTATTTTTGGGGTAAAAACAGGCGTGATTGGGGGCGGCCAAAATTCCAAAAATACCAAAAATCCACTCTTCTCGAACCAACGCGATATATTTTTGGGGTAAAAAGAGCCGCGACTGGGACGGACAATATACCAAAATTCCACTCTACGCGAACCAACTCGACGAACCCCAAAAACTAGATATTTTTACTTAAATCCCACCACCGCGTTACGAATTATTCCACAGCCGCCACATGGCTTAGAACTATTAACGATTGTTTGCTTTCTTACGCTTTACTCAAAGAACCTATTAGGCGGCCGGTAACCAAACCGTTTACAAAATCAAACTTAGGGTGTGTCGGCGCGAACTCCTGCACTCCTAAACACACACTCGTTATAAAGGCTATGAAAGCGGGTAATTACATCATCGGGAGCGTGGGAAAACTTTATGCAATTTTACCACACGGCTGTTACTCAACCAAGTGGTTCCGGAAAGGAAAAGGCGTGAACCGCTAAATGCTTACACTCCGTTATGCCTATATATATGTTCATACCGGGCTCTAAATCACATCAGATTTAAAGATGAAAGGAGTCTCTTTCCTCATCTGTCTGCTTGAATTCTTAAGCTGTTACGCCACGATCGCTCCCGATGATGAAAAATGGCCAGGTAATTATATACCATGATTGTGATATAAACAAACTATCTTCGTAGTCAGATATATTTGTATTGTGTAGCGCTTTTAGTTCTAGTGAAATGTTCTTTATTTACAGAATGTCATTATGGCCCCGATGAATTATTCAGCACTTTAGAAACCTTTGAACATAAAGCCTGGTGGTACGATGACCGTCTTGTTCTGACGAAAACATTTCAATGGGACCGTGCCGTTTTTTTGGAAGTTGGCAGCAGAGTGAGCTCTCACAAAGCCATGAACCATTTCTTTCACTTTGGAGATGCGTTTAAACATCTCGATAGCAACAAACGCTTACAAATTCCCGATGAATATTGCGGCATTCATTTAAATTTTAGGTTTGAAGACCTGGAGCTTATCGGAGATTGCAGATGTATTACTCCAGCCTGTTACGCCATCTTTCAACCTTATTTTTACATGTACTTAAACATACAAGACGGTGTACACAGATTATGGGTCGATGGGTATTCGCACTGGATACGGGGTTCCCCTTGCTCCTGGAACTGTATCTGCCCCGGTAACCGTACCTTAGATAAATACTACCTATTTACCGGAGCCAAAGATTTAACTACTAAAAGACTGGAACTGCAACTCACCAAGTTCTTAACCTGCTACCTTAAAATTAGCTTTTCCTACGCTTGGGGAATTCACACTCCGGCGGTTTACGATATCACGCTACCCTGTAAATCGGAATGCGTCATGTTTACAAACGGGCAAAGAACTGTAGATAATTGCAGATACGCTAGAGGAAAAACTTGGGACCTGATCATCGTATCTCCTTTTTGGAACGCGACTTTACAACAGGCTTGTCAAAATGCTAGTAAAGGAGGAGGGTCTTGTGTATTCATGCACGGTGATTATTTGGGAGTTCAATTGACAGGAAAATCATGTTTTGGATATTCCAAAAGTACACGAGGAAGCGCCTTAGACACGTGCGCTAAAATGAAGTTAGTGCCCCTCGATGTTACCATTCAAGAAGGGCAAAATGTTACCTTTCATTCCTCGTTTAAATGGATAGTGGGCCCGGCTCAACAAATTCTCACCACGGCCATGGGTGGTGAAATTCATGTCAATAAGTACTGGTCGTCCGACTATAATTACGGATGGCAAGACCCCAAATTTAAAGACAGAACTTTCACTAACGATACCGAAGTTCGCCAGGATAAACAAGTAGGACTACGAATTGTTAAACTTTTACCAAACGATAGCTTAACTTATGATTTCCAGGTCATTCAACCCACTTGGGTTTCTAGCGGCAGAGGATATAGGCAAAATCCCTGGCAAGATTTTAAATATTATCCTCGGCCTATCGCGCTGAAGGTCCTACCTTTTTACCAACGCTGCGATATTTTTCTTACCTCCACCTTCGCTCAACTTAATACTACCTGTATCGAAGGTTCGGCTAACGTTATCGCATTTGACCCGCACTATAACATCACCATGCGTAACATGCTCTGGGCCTACACCAATCACACCGGAAAAACCAGCATCTTTATTTACGATTACATTAGACATTTTAACTTTACCTCCCAAATTTGCATCGATGTTAATAACACCGATTACTGCCGTCGCATCAGAACTAACACCGCCTCTCATATTTATCCTCATAATAGCTCCATAGTTTATAACCGGTCCCAAACGGTTTTCTTTAACTCCAGTCACTTTTGGAGCGCTCTCGTTAACAGCGCCTCGCGGGCCTGGCTCATGATCTCAAACTACACTACCTTTTCCAGCTGGGCCCTTGACATTACTGCCTTTCACCCCTCTGGTCAACACACCGTGTACACCGAAAATAATTTTACCTATCGCAATATCACTGCCAAACCAGAACAGGGCAAGAAGTTCGTGTACGCCTATAACCTTACTAAGCAAGCTGCGCATAGGTGTTTTAAAATACCTGTCAATAATACTTTTCTGTATCTAGCGAATAGCAGCAAAAATAGTACTGTATGAATTTTTCTGTTTGTATTACAGTTTGTGATTATGGTCCAGATGAACTGCTGGCATCTATAAACGAATTTGGCAAACATGTTTGGTGGTACGATAGTAGACTTTCTTTGGCAAAAACATTTGATTGGTATCGAGCGGTAAAGTTATACACGCACGAGGAACATCACTACACCAACAGCCAAAAAATGAAAATTCCATCCGTCTGGTGCGGTGACTATATGAACCCACAACTGCTCTGGCTGGACTCTGGTGGATGTAGTTGTATCTCTTCCCCGTTTTGCGGCGCAGCCATGCAACCATACTTCTACATGTACTTGGAACCTCAAAACGGCGATGACTATAACTTTTATAGACTGTACGTTTCCGGGTATCAAGTGAGCGTAAGAAACATGCCGTGTGGCTGGAGCTGTGGTTGTATTAATAACCACACCCTAGATAGATATTATCTTCTTACCGGGCAAAATAACATATTCAAAGGCGGGGAACTTCAACTTTCCAAATTCTTAGCCTGTTACATGTCAAAAAGTTTTTCCTACACCGCTCACCAGTTTGTCAGTGCAGTATATAGCATCAAACTACCTTGTAAATCAGAATGCGTTATGTTCGCTAACGGCAACAAAACACTAGTCACCAATTGCACTTACGCACAAAAAATAACATGGGATCTCATAGTAATCAGTCCTAACTGGAACAAGACGCTAGAACTAGCCTGCAGGAATTCAACCGAAAAGGGGGGAACTTGCGTATTTATGCACGGACAGTATTTGGGAGTTACCTTGAAAGGTAAATCATGTTTTGGTTATGTCAAAGAAGTAAGAGGACGAGTCCTAAGCACTTGTGCCAAAATGACTTTAATTCCTCAACACGCGACGGTCCCCGAAACACAAAATTACACCTTCGCCTCCACCTTTAAGTGGATGGTAGGAACTCCCGGAAAAGTTTACACCACTGCCAAAAACGGAACCGTACATGTTAACAAATACCCGTACTGGAACGCTAATTGGCAAGACAAACAATTCGAAGGACGAACTTTTACCAACTATTCTGCCTTCCTAGATAGAAAAATAGGATTGACCATCATTAAATTAACTCCAAACGACAGCTATACTTATGACTTTGAAGTTCTCCAAAGCGATTATATCAGAAACCCCTCAGATTATAACTACATTTCAAACCCTTGGGACGATTACCGATACTACCCGCAACCCGTAACTTTAACCGTTCAAAAGAAAGTGCAACGATGTGACATATTCTTTCCCTACCTTAATCAAACCAACACTACCTGTGTACAAGGCAACCCTGATGTCATTGCCTTCGACCCCCACCGTACTACAGCCCTGAGGGACCTTCTCTACCTCTACACCAATCGCACCCGAAAGGTTTCCATGCTGGTGTTTGGAGATATCGTATCATTTAATTTCACTAACCGGCTCTGCTTCGACGCAAACGAGTCCGATTACTGCAAACGCACCCCTCACCGCACGGTAGCCAGACTCAGCGCCCGTAACCATAGCATCACCTACAACAATTCACAAGTCGTTCGTTTCCACAACGACAGCGCCGACTACTGGCAAAGCCTCGCCAAGAGCGTGGACCGCGCCTGGCTCATGCTTTCCAACACCACGTTCAGCAGCTGGGCCCTCGACCTCCTCTCCCTTTCCCCCGAGACCGGACCCCATACCCTATACACCCTCCACAACTTTACCAGCCCCTTTAACGTCACCGCCGCCCCACAGCAGTGCAAACTCTTAGTATATGCCTATAACCTCACACTAAACAGGGATTTAGAATACAACGTGACAAATGTATTTCTGTACACGTCTGATAAAAGACAAAACAGCACTGTGTAAAAATAAAATGCGTTTATTAATCAGTAAATTAACATCTCTAGATTTCCTTCCAAGAGGCCGCTAAACGCGCCCCCATCCTCATGGGTTAACCACCCCTCACAGTCCCCAAAAAACGTACTCTATATTTCCGCGTCTTCTATATATAAGATTCTATCGCGCGTGAGTAGTTTATCCATTCGTCATCATGGCCCCTTGCGTGTTATACGAATCGCTCTTACCCGAGAACTGCGATGTCGAGACTGTCAAAATCTGGGCGTATAATTTGGCCGTCCTCTGGTCATATCGCGGGCCCCTGGGTTTGGGCTGCTACATACAACTAGAGAGGAGACCAGACGGGCGCTTGGTGTTCCGCGTCCTCTTACATTCTAGTTTCATCCCACCCGGTTCCGAGGCAGCCCTCGTGAAGAGCGTTCACCGCGAGTTCATAGAAGACACCGAAGTCTTTCTCCCCTTTGAGCTGGAGCCCACGTGCTCGATCCACCCAACCCGCCTCATACCCGACCGTTTCTTCAGCGTGCCTACCGCCGAAACGTCTCACGAGGCGGGACGTATCTGGGCGACCGAACAGAATATGGCTATCTGGTGGCAACGAGTGGGTGGGGGACACATCAGTATTTTTGAGGTGATTTATCATCCCGAACGACGCTATGATGTGATTGTACCCTCCGAATAAAAACCATTACACGTTATCTGCCTCACTCATCGCGTTTTATTATACGACACCCACTCTCGTTACACGTCATGGCACAATTCAGATTGTACGCCTTGAATCCCATGGTAAATAATTCATCCATGACCCCGTGCCACGCTTCTATAGCGTACGAAATGGCCGGAGGGTCGGTCCTGCCGGGCTTTCCGCTGCCGTCTTGCGTCTTCTTAGCCGGCATATCCATCGGTCTCACCTCGCAATTGTAGCTCACCGGATTGGGACACGTGCAGGGGATCAGGATCCCGGCTTTCATTAAGGGATGTATGAGCCACGGCCGACTTGGATTTTCGTTCCACCTCAGATCTATTATTGTATTTTGAAAGTCGGTAGGTACAAAGGTAACCGCCGCCACCTTCTGCTTGAAGCACCCTCGGCGATTCAACCTATCAACCATCTCCTCGACCATGACACACTCGACCGGCACGTCGTATTCTCGGGTCATGACTCCTTGATTGTGTAACAGAACCAGAGTTCCGTGAACAAAAATGTTAAAATCCTTCAGGTACTCTCCGTCGGGCAACATTAAACAATGCTTCGGAAATTCCCGCGGCCGACGTTCGATATTATTTTCCATGTACCAAAACCCCCGTCCGAAGATTGTGACGAGTTGAGGATTTAGGGTTCCGAGAAAGCCGCTGGTTATAATGTCTGACAAATATTTACGAACTGATATACACTCCATCTCTGGGAGAATGACGACCGACTAAATAATTCGCGTCTTTAATATGTGGGCTAAATTGGGAGGAGCCGAGGCGGCTGTGGGATAATAAATATCCACGAGGCCACCGGTTCACATAACTTCCTTTAACCATGGCCGACGAATCGGGTCCTTATGTGCTCGGCGGGCCTCCTATGGCAATCGGCGTAGATCCGGGCCCTATATGGAATTCGGAATGTTGGACTCTCTACCGAGGTACCTACAACGCCTTGCCGGCGGCCGTGGGATTCTATGGGCCCGTGGGACGAGACGCGCCAAAATGCGAAAAGCTAGCAGGACCCATACATTTCTATTTCATGCCTATCAAGTTAGCTAACAGCGAGCAGACCATATGCCAAACCGAGCTGGTTGATTTCATGTGCCGCTTCGCCACCCCGTTGGTAAAAACCGTTGGAGAGGACGCGGCGAACGCTCAGTTACCGAATACGATGTGCGATACCCCCCTTCTGCCTGGCGTCATCTACCCAGTGACGTGCGTTAACACGATCAGTAAAATATTATCATTGTGCGTGCCGCGCGGATCACCGGAATTCTACCACCAGCGCTGCGCCATCCCATGCATCGGGTTTCATTGCCACTGCGAGAAGCCTTTCGGCCTTTACTGTCGATGCCTACTGAAGTTTGTCCTGGAACAGTTGAGACCGGCCGTCTCGGATAAGTCTCATAACCTTATCCGAGTATGCTACGATTACAAAGACCTGCATAGCAGAACCATAGAATTTCTGAAGGGGGAGGCCAAAATATTGTAAATCCAAAAAGCTTTAATAAAATTACATTACTTTATTGAATTGTGTATATTTTTATATAAGCTACATCGTGATACACATAACCGTTGATTACATCGGTACGGTATATTCTAACACGGTCGGTGATTAGCATCTAATCCTGATATCTTGTATTCATAAACCACGCTGTATCTCCTCACTTTTTTATTCTGCGATAACCATTCTGATGGTAAGAAATGCTATATTCCAAATTCTCTGCCTCCAGTCCCCTTGCGAACATCTCATCCATTATTTCGTGCCATGTCTCTATCGCATACGATAAGGCAGGAGGATCCGGTCTGATGTTATGTTCGTCAAAACCGAGATGTGGCACGAACGGGGGCCTGACGGTGGGTCTCACGTCGCAGTTGTAGTTCATTGGATTGGGACACGTGCAGGGGATCAGGATCCCGGCTTGCATATTCGGGTGCAAAACCCAGGCTCGGTCTGGGTTATCACTCCAGCGCGCGTCCTCTAACATGCTGTTTAGATCAGAATATACCACGGTCACGGCCGTAGCTTTATGTGCGAAACACCCACGTTTGTTTAATTTTTCTACCATTTTGTCCACTATGACGCACTCGCTGGGCACATCGTATTCCGTGGTCAGGAGTCTTTGATTGCGCAATATTATTAGCGTCCCATGCACTAGGAAATCGAAGCTAGTCAAATATGCCCCGTCTGGTATCACCAAACATCGAGGGTCTTCGAATATGAAATTCACAGGATCGTGAATCACGTACCAAAACTCTCGCCCTAGTATAGTGGTACGCTGGACGTATATATTTTCGAGCATAGTTCCGATCATGTCTCCGGCGAGATGGTGGTAAAATAAACGAGACTCCATCTCTCTTAACTACTGATACTCGTTTAAGAATCTCAGTGCCTTTATGTATGTATAAATTGGGGAGGAGCCACACCGTGAAGAAATAAATAGCCAAATGATGTGTGTTAGAACGCAGCCGTCTTTTTCTAACCATGGCCGAAGCACGGGGTCCATATGTTCTGGGCAAGTCTCCGATGATAATAAGCGTTAAACCAGGATCTATCTGGAATTCGGAAACCTGGACTCTCTATCAAGGTACCTACAACGCTTTACCGGCGGTCGTTGGATTCCAAGGAGTTCTTGGTAGGGACACACCAAATTGCAGAAAACGACCAGAACCAGTTCATTTTTATTTTTTCCCGCTCGAGTTTGCGGACAAGCGTGATGAGATTCGCCATACAGAACTAGTGGATTACATGTGCCGTTTTACAACTCCGTGTGTCAAAGAGGTTGCTGATGGGTTAGTACGTACGCACTTGCCTAACCCCATGTGCAACACACCCCTTTTTCCAGCCGTTATCTACCCTGTATGGCACAACACAGTCCGTGATATACTGGCTATATGTGTACCACATGGAGCGCCGGGAAGTTATCACCAACACTGCGCCATCCCATGCATCGGGTTTCATTGCCACTGCGAGAAGCCTTTCGGCCTTTACTGTCGGTGCCTGCTGAAGTTTGTCCTGGATAAGCTGAGGCCCGCCGTTTCGGATAAATGTCATGACTTTATTAGACTCCGCTATGACTACGGGGGACTTAATACCAGAATAATGGAATTTACGAATGGAGAATGTGTAATAAAACACCGTTCTGATTAATCGTGTAAGCAAGGCTGTGTATTAGAAATAAACATCACGATATACAAAATACGATAACTGTTAATAACTTTATTATATTGATGATTACACCTTAAAGGGTTGTTACACCACCAGTTTTACGTGGCTGTGGTTCAGAAGGTAGTCCAGGTATTTCTTGTCCTTCAGAATATCATTCAGCAATTCCGTCTCGTACTCATCAGCCATTCTCGGCCCTTTGAAGAAGGCGCAATACTCATCCAGACGCGGAGAGACATTCGTTTCTGCTATCGCTTCCTTTAAGGTTCCGCCACTAGAAATGGCCGGACATAGCTGTACGCACTTGTAAAGACTGCGGCGTAAATATCCTTCCCATTTCGGGTAAGGTAGTTCTTCGCAAATAGAACTCAAGGCGGCCCTCAGTTGCTCGTATCTGCCCCACGTAATAGGGGAACACAGGCAATTAAAGTTATACAGAATAGATGCGCCGCACATCATGTTAGTCAGGCAGTTGATATGCGCCATCATCCTATTCAATAACACCACCGCTTCTATCTTCAGCGCCTCGGGATTATCTGGTACGCTCCCGGAGCAATAACGCCCTAGAAAAGCCACCAGCATCTTGATGAACTCCAGAACCACCCATCTCACAATGTTGTTCGAGCCACTGTATCTAGGCTCATTAAGAAGGTAAAAGTAAGTATTCAGGATGTTCTGAAAGGTCGGATCTAACAGGGTGCTGGTCGGAGGACCGCGCTTCTTGTCCACGAACATTATCGTTTCGATGGTCAGTTCGTAGAACCAATGGGTTAAATGAATCATCCCATAATAATACCTCTTCAGTTCCTCACACATCTCCTGTATCTGCAAATAGGCTCTCACCGAGCGGTGATATTCCAGCAGGGGAATTCCGGTGAGAAACCAATGTTCTGCACCATCCATCGCCTTACAGAGGTCATTTACCTCTAAGGCGACGGTCCTATGAGAATGCAGCTGTGGTATGGCCCAGAGTCGTCCGTAGTTTTCCCTGACCAGATCCTTCACGGCGTAATGGTGGTTCCAGAAAGGATAGTCGACTTCCAGACACACCACACATGCGTCGTCCCGGCAATGTCCATTGACTGCGTGGGATACCAGATGTTCGCAGAGCAGTCCGCAGTAGTCGGGAAAGCGAGGCACGGCCTTCAAAAGTCCTACCTTGGGGTTGGTAAAGTCCAGGCGATGACGGGATGGTATATTGATAACCGCCAATCGATCGCCTCCTACGCACTCCAGAACCAAGGTAACATCCTGAGGGTTATTTTCTCCGTAGTTAGACATTATGGTTTTGCATGCGATGGCATAATTGCCTTCCATGACACCATGTCCTGTCAAATTCCTGGGCGTCCGATACAAGACGTCTATGCGTTCGCGTACCCTCGCCATCTCTAAGAGAATGAGTCCTACAGAAACACACGGTGTTTTTATTTACAAACGCTCCGCCTTTTTCCTTTACTTCCACCCATCTTAAAGCTACCGAAAAACGTTCTTCCCTTGATCACAGGATCTTTAATCTCCTCTGATTGTTCAAACACCGTGGAAAATTTTGTAGCCGCATACGGTTTAAAAATAGGCTCACGGCACTGATCGTCCAGAACCAAGAGTTCCTCGATAAACTGAGAGCCGACCCATTTTCTAGTCTCCTCCAGCATGTGTTTTTGTTCGGTGGCTACTCGATCAGGAACACGCTGAAGATAACGACATTGATTATCCTTCAATAAAGTCCACTCCCATGCTCTCTTCGTGGGTATCAGTGTCAGAGGGGCATATATTTGTCGTAGCCGCTCAAAGGATACCAAACACTCAGTGTCGACGCCAGGATCGTAATCATGAGTATGTAGTCCTCTGTGCAAGCAATTAAAAATACGCCCCGCGTGTCCGACTAACCTAGCCATGTAAAGATGGCTTGTCATAACCAATTGTACGTACGCAGATTCTCGAATAGATCCGGCTTTAAACCTGATAAAAGTCTGTTGAACCACCAACGGAATAAGCTCGTACATGGAGGCCGATATGTTGCGTAATCCACTAACGTTACTACGTTTACAGTGTGCCAGATATCGTAGCGATATGCGCACGAGTCTGTCATCCATTGATAACAATCCAGCCGATGTATCCAATTCCGGACAAGGCACCATCGGGGCGGCGTGATGTAAACAAAGCGCCGTCAAGCGATCACCTGCCCATTCTATCAGGGTAGTAACTGCCATAAAATACAGGGATAGTTCGTATAACATATTATTAAACTCCCCTACGCTACGCTCCGATAATGTAGCGTAGGGGGACTGTAGAAGCGCTCCCAACACCATTCTTTCCATACGACAACAGCTGTCGTGAAGAACATCGAACATGTCACCACATTTGTGACAGTCGTACAGTTCCCCATAGCTTCCAGCATAACCATCCGTTTTGGCTAGTTCGTATAAACAATCCGGTATCGGTCCGATGGTTCTATTCAAACGCGGGCACTTTTTAATTACACAGTCTTGTTTTTTCTTAACCTGGGTAGAATAGTCCCCGAGTGCCCGCTTAAGAATCCGCCCGTATGTTTCAAGACAATACTCTTGAAACTGGCTCCTCGGGTCTTCTAAATAACGCACTTGGGGAACCCCACGTGTACTAAGAATCACTGCCTCCGAATTAGCGTAAGCCACGGCTTCGCTAAAGTAGTTGATATAAAATATGATATGTCCGTTTCTTTCCGCAGGTGTATGGTCCGGTTCTGAGTCCTCTATCACCTTTCGAAAGTAAAACTTAGAACTCGGTGTAGGAAATTCATTTTCAAATTCTAGGCCATCATACGTATGATGATCGTATGCCTGGGGTTCCACAGGCAGCATTGGTTCGTAAGTTAGTTCTTTAGTCTCCTCTCCTATCCACTTGATTGACATGGTGAATGATAACAACTCTCGCGAACGACACGGGCTGTGTTTTAACACATTTATTAACAATGCCCAACCCTCTATAGCAACGTCATTTAGATTCACTCGCGCTAATAACATATTTGATATTATAACCCACGGTATCTTTGAGATACTCTCAGATCCCGTTGATGTATTTGTTGGCGGGGCGATAATTTACGAAGATATGATGGTTATATTAATCCCAGTAATAACCATATTATTGGGGGGATATTTTGGGTTAGGAAATGCCGCCATCGCTCCCACATATTCTGCTATTTTTGTCTACGATCATGAAATGATTATTCTACCATGTGCTTCACGTGACGAGAAAAGAAGAGACCCCTTTCCATACAGCGTCTCCGTGACACTCAACAAAAGCCCGATCTATTTCTTCGATTCGGAAACGGATCAACAATCATACGAGTATGGAAACCCAATGGCTACAGACCCAAGTTACATAGACGGTTCGTATAAGATTTCAGGAGTGTCCGCCGATAAGATCGGGAGTTATAATATCTCCATTTCTGCGGCGAACGGTGAGGTGTTAGAAAGATGTCTTTTTAATCTTGTATATCGCCTCGATTCTAACCCACTGGTAAATCGTCTGGTATCGCGTACCTATCCCTTCGTCAACAGACACATGATTTACTCCCCAGTTACTAACAAGCGAGTGTCGATTCCATGTTCCGGCTTGAAGTCATCACCACTCGTTGCCGGGGGACTTGTAATGACGGACCAGTTGTATCCGTGGGACACAACTCACACGATTAGCAACTGGACGGATGGGCAAGTAACCTTTTCGCCACGCGAAGGATTCACCCAATATCAAGACTCTCCTCAATATTATGAATTAGGCGGATCTACAAATCAATATAACACCTCATGGCATTGCTTCGTGGACGATGGAAATGTTGCTTCGTTGGACGGATACCAGGTACTGGGTCAATACCCACCGGTTAAAATGCAAGAACGAGCCCATTTGGGACAATTAGTTAAAGTTCAACAGAATTCATGGGCTCAGCTTCCGTGTTACGCCCAGACGGTCAACAACCCGGATCCTACACTCGTTGGCGTTATATGGCATAGAAACGGGGTATTGGTCAACTCAACTGGAGAAGACAGCGGTCTGGTCGTAGGGGAGTCCGGAAAGGAGTCGTTATACAGCAATCGAGTCAATGCCACAGCATCCATAGCTCAGACCAAGCCTCATCACAGCGGAGTGTATACCTGCACGGTATTTTACAACGATACCCAAATCTATCGCCGGCAGTTGACGTTATACGTAGCCGAAGAAATTTATACCATACAAAATGATATGTATGATAAATACATCGCCTATCGTAAAACCATCCCTACTGTGACGGACGAATCAGTTATTGATTCAGGATGGTCAACACTCCTGGCCACAGAACCAGTTGGCGAACCTATAGCCGTCACTACCCCTCCACCTCCGATCACCCCACCAGAAGAGGTTACCCCTCCGATCACCCCACCAGAAGAGGTTACCCCTCCGATCACCCCACCAGAAGAGGTTACCCCTCCGATCACCCCACCAGAAGAGGTTACCCCTCCGATCACCCCACCAGAAGAGGTTACCCCTCCGATCACCCCACCAGAAGAGGTTACCCCTCCGATCACCCCACCAGAAGAGGTTACCCCTCCGATCACCCCACCAGAAGAGGTTACCCCTCCGATCACCCCACCAGAAGAGGTTACCCCTCCGATCACCCCACCAGAAGAGGTTACCCCTCCGATCACCCCACCAGAAGAGGTTACCCCTCCGATCACCCCACCAGAAGAGGTTACCCCTCCGATCACCCCACCAGAAGAGGTTACCCCTCCGATCACCCCACCAGAAGAGGTTACCCCTCCGATCACCCCACCAGAAGAGGTTACCCCTCCGATCACCCCACCAGAAGAGGTTACCCCTCCGATCACCCCACCAGAAGAGGTTACCCCTCCGATCACCCCACCAGAAGAGGTTACCCCTCCGATCACCCCACCAGAAGAGGTTACCCCTCCGATCACCCCACCAGAAGAGGTTACCCCTCCGATCACCCCACCGTCCAGTTCACTGAAACTAACTATGGGAACCTCCTGGTATGTTTTTAATCGCATGAGGATAGTTTGTCGCATGGAATCATATTCAAGTGCTGGTGGATCAATTCATTGGTTTTTGGACGGAGAAAAACTTGAAGGACGATCAAATGATGTAGAAAGCTCTGATAATAATACATACACGTATCATTCCATCCTAACCATCGGTATAACACCAGATATGCAAGGGGCGGAGTTAAAATGTATAGGCTGTCATCCTAGTCTAATTGGAGCTTGTCTCAGCGATAGAACTTTTATTTCTACCACCACAGTACCGACAGTCGCTATAAGTGTTAAAAATGGAACTATATTCTCTCCGACCAAATTGAAGTGTGTAGCAACTGACGTGCCTGCTACAGCTGCGCTTCAGTGGTTCGTGAATGGTCTAGAAACTCCAGCTCTATCCATCAGCGAATTATCAATATCATCACCACAGAATGTAACCAAAACAATTACTTTAAAGGCGGTTTCTATCAAAGCAACGGCTGCAGAACCCGACGATGTTTACTTTTGTCGTCTTACGGACCCAACTCATCTAGAGGATCACGTGGGAGATACGGTGATTCTACCTCGCCCGTCTATCGCTTCATATAGTGTTGTATATATCGGTATTGGTCTGGCGATAGCGTTAGGGGTCGGGATAATTTCCGGTCTGTTGTACATGTTTATTAATATGAGTCAAAAGTACGCTCGATATCGACCATTGGTGAAGCGATAAACGTCAAAATAAAATATTGTTTACTCCGAATTCGCATGTTGTTATTACTTCATATAATCTTTCTTTTGAGACTTGTAAACATCCAATGGATTAACTACCATACATGATGTTTACGTGGTTATGGCTCGTGACGCTCATCGGGATGGTGTCATCCGAACCATCCATATTGCTCGATTTTCAAAAAATCATTACAAAGCAAGATGTTTCGGCCGTGTGTACCGTAACAGGGGGAGGGGATGGAACAATCAAATGGAAAATGAACGATCAGCCTATATCGACTCATCAGGAAAGCTTTGCCCTCGATGTACGCATATCTGAATTTCACGCACCGTTTCCTAAAGGACAATCACCTAAAACTATTCAACTCACATGTCTGTTTTGCAAACAGACCGAAGAACCATGTCTGAATGTTTCCAGTGTGGCTAGGGTAGTGCCTGTACCATCCATTTCTATACTTTTAGATGAAACGGCTCAACTGGCTATATGTGACCTATCTATGGCTCATTCCCCGTTACTTACCATCCAATGGCATGTTAACGATAGACCAGTAATAAGACTAACCCCGTCCAGCCACGAGGTAGTCATACTTCCTAGCGGTGAAATGACTCATCGTCTTACTAGTTATTTACCCTTCATCAGGCGATATACAGATGACACGCGAGGAGATCTATATAGATGCTCCACGTCGGATTATGTTAAATATCCACTCTCTGCTATGGTTTCTAGGGTTAATTTTAGATTTGGCGGCATTTCCTTCCATGGTGTGTTCGTTACCATAACAACACTGTTGGGAATATCCATCCTGTGTACAGCAATGTTATGTTGTATATTCGGAAGTACCAAAAGACGAAACGACATGCCTAATCGCATTTACGGGCCGAGTTGTTATTAATAAATAATACCTAAGGGGTTATCCAATAAACAAACATGTTTATTGCCGCGATAGGATGTGTGTTCCTATTACTTGAGGGGATAAATGGAGTATCATATACTCTTCTGACCCCAAAAACTATATCCCAACCATACCTTTCAGATGTAGTCATTCCGTGGACATTACAATTGGACGGCCGTCCCCCTACGGAACAAGATACTCAATCGCTTCGTATCACGCTATCTCATGAAACCTTAGGTGTCCTTCTGACCTACAATCCAACCAATGGGGCGGAAGCCACTATAACGGCATTTCATAATGGGATTAGTCCATGGCAAACACGAGATGTAAATGTGGGTCACCTAGATGTAATTGTTCCATCGGCTGGACCTAATAACTCCGGACGTTACGTGTTACAAGTGCTGGGAAAAGAAAATGACCTACTGGCGGCGAGTAATGTGACGGTGATCCTAACTCAAGTTCCTGTCGTACGGATATTGGCTAGCACCGTGTTAGAATCGGAACCTATAACAGCTACTTGTGTTGTTGCCCAATACTACCCAGAAGGGGCATTGCAGCATTTTTACTGGGAAGTCGATGATATCATTATTCCCAAAAGTGATTATGTTCTACATACCGGAGCTTATGGAGAAACTGGATTATTCTCTACTTATTCGGATCTCATCATACCACCCTCGAAACTGATTGGAAAATTAGAGAGTCGTATCACATGTGGCTTTTGTGTTCAGGATGAAATAGAGTCCCACTGTGGTCATAAAACGACTCAAGTCCGTATCCTGCCGCAACCTAATGTCGCTATAGCAGTGAAGAACAAACGCGTCGAGTGTACAGCAAAGGTGGCCTTTCCAGGTCCCCGCTTCGTGTGGACAATAGACGGACGTCCGGTTACCGAAATCCATGCACAGATTAACAATTTTCAACTCAGTAGTACTGTCGATGTATTAAAACCAGATGGGCGTACGGTACTTTATGAATGTCAACTGAAAGGTTACCCAATAACCCGCCGATCCTTTACCAAATCCCTAGCTTACAGTACGCCCCACCCATGTATAGCAATGTGTTTGTCGATATGTAACATATCTGAATAAAGACATTTCCGTGTTCAACATTCAATTCGTTTATTTGATAATTTTACACCGCCATTGGCAAACGAATGGTAGGATGACAGTTGTAATTACACAGCTCCACACAATCTGCGTCAAATTCATCTACGGTGGTAAATTCTCGAGTCCATTTCAATTGCGGTGGAGACATTGGAACACGAGTTAATTGCTCTCGGAGACCTTCGATGTGATTGACATAAATATGCGCATCGCCAATAGAGTGTACCAATTCCCCTGGTCTTAGATGGGTCAATTTGGCAATCACATGAACCAAAAGCGCATAACTCGCTATGTTGAATGGTACACCCAATCCCAAATCGGCAGATCGTTGATATAACAAACAGGAAAGTTCATCTCCGGTCACGTAAAATTGAAATAACACATGACAAGGCGGCAAAGCCATTTCACAGGTATCGACGGGATTCCAAGCGCTTACTAACAAACGCCGACTGGTTGGATCACGCTTAATCTCTTCTATCACGGCTGTTATTTGATCGATTCCTTCACCCGTATAATTACTATCACATCCCTTGTAGGCTGCACCGAAATGTCGCCATTGAAACCCATAAATAGGTCCCAGGTCATGTTCTGGTCTAGTGACCAGACCTCGTCCATCTAAAAATGATCGAGTTCCATTTTCTTGCCAAATCTTGATTCCGCGGTCCAGTAACCAGCGGCCGTCAGTTAACCCCCGAAGAAACCAACTTAGCTCAAATACGATGGCCTTCCAGTTAACACGTTTGGTAGTAAGTAATGGAAACCCCTTTTTTAAATCATAACGGGATTGAAGACCAAAACATGACAGTGTGTCTATTCCGGTTCGGTTGCTTTTTCGAATACCGTGATCCAATACATATTTCACGGCTTCTAAATACGAAGCATCTGCAGAACTAATAAAATAAAATTGTGTTATAGTAACATACTACATGTAAAGGGATCTAGTTTAAGGATCCGTTTTATAGTAACATACTACATGTAAAGGGATCTAGTTTAAGGATCCGTTTTATAGTAACATACTACATGTAAAGGGATCTAGTTTAAGGATCCGTTTTATAGTAACATACTACATGTAAAGGGATCTAGTTTAAGGATCCCTTATTCCATATTACTTCTTGTTAGGGAATCTAGCGCATCTGCCAGATCCCAATCTCGATACGTAGGTTTCGAACCAGGTAATTTAAAACGTCCTGGATGTTCACTGCCTTCCAAATCCTGATTTTTACATTCGTATCCCCTCGATTGGGGATACCGCCGAGGTCGCTGGACCGGACCACCACAGCAACGCTGCCAAAATCCCGAACCGCTTCTGGACGATCCGGATCCCATGGTACCAGGAGCAGCAAAAAATCGGACGTGCTGTAACGAGAAAAACAAAATCCGTATACAAATTTTTATTCATGCTTACCTTTTTATGGCCTCCTCGGTGGTTGAAGGTGATGGCAGCAGCTCCATATCGGAATGAAAACAACGACTGGTAGCGACTGTATATATACTATTTAACACACTCACGTGGTATGAACATACACGCCCACCGTTCGCACCGAACTATAATACTATATAACTTATTATAATATAATAAGACGGTGCGAACGCTGGATACTTGCCAAGGATACGGTCGAGCGTTCATTGGTCGAGAATACCATGACATGTTCGATGATCCACTAGATCACTGAACATGCGTCGTTTATGCAATTATATGCCTACATATACACGACCGAATACTGTTGTCAACCAGTCATACGATGGACCTCCGGAAGTTTGGTCTGGTGGCGCTATCGATTGGGTTTTTGCTAACCGGAATTTTAGCTATTCTTTTGGGACTGCGTGTAATAGTTATAAACCCCCATGACTGCGTACCCAGATACGACACGGCGTGCACGGCCAAGCAGGTAGGTGGGGAAAAGCTTTGTTCCACACTATATGATGATCCCATGCGGTATTCGGAAGCGATTAGGGTTTGTGCATCCGGAAAACGAAAACTAGTATCGGTCAAAGAGTCGGACATGGCCTTTAGCCATTTAGCACAAAGCCAAATTCAGTGTTACTGGCTTCCCGCCCCTGAGGATGGAACCTGTCACGCTATCTGTAACTCGGACATAACCAGCAAGCCTTGTGATGAATTGCTGCCCTTCGTTTGCCAAGGCGTGCGCCCACCACCAGTACGTCACCTAAACGAGGTATAAAAGACCCCGTCATATGCCCTGAAGCTATTCTACCAATACAGTCATGAATAACAATTATCATCGTCTGGCGTTTGTGGAGGGGGTGGCCGACGCACGCTCAGCATATTCATATATTGAAGAAATAGAAGATGACTATGATTTCGAAAGGGACGAACCCATAGCCATGCGGTTGCTAGTACATATGCATCATCATGTACCCTGGTTCGCGCTATCGTGTATGACACATCAACGAGTTAGGTACATAGCGATGTGTTTGGCAGCTATCTGGACAGTTTCCGTGATTATTTGCATCAGTAGTGGACGTGGCACGTTTTGTGAATCGATATGTAGTTTCGATTTTTCATAACCATTTGAAATCCCTTATGTATATAATTGTGTTTTTGATATGTGTTAAATATTAAGCGGGTAGAGTAACCGTGTATAACAGTTGGGTGGATATCTGCGATAAATTGATTATATAATATAGACCAGTGTGTAAATATATTATATAAAGCTATTCGTGTATTGGTTTTAATAAATTTTAAGATTACTACATATGAATTTAGAATTCTATGATTTGGTAGTTAAATATATTTTATATGAATATTCGCCCGAACAATTTTACTAATTCATGGAAAACAGCCGTGTTTTGACAATATTTATTTTATTAAATATTTTCTAATTTACATTCGTTTCAGTGCATTTATTTCCATACACGTAGCGACAGCGATCGTACCATTCGTTGACCAAGGGAACGGGATGTTGAGGGACCTTCCATCACATTATAACTCTTGGCTATAGTATTACGACGTTGTATATCCGTGGAAGATAACCTCCGTTCGTATTGTCGAAACACGTACGGATTATTATTCAAAAAGATTCCCTCTTTTCGTAACATAGTCACGGTTTTTGCCAGTGTAGACTTCTCTTCGTCTTGCCATTGATTTAACGTAGGACAATCAATGATGATACTGGAAATCGATTCGGAAACAAAACAATATAATCCCAGGGCACTTTGCAACATCAAATTATGTGATCGTTCGGGTAGCCACCAATAATATAATGTCCTGATAGAGTTAAATATATACGTAGCATGATGAAAAAACAAAGAATAAAGAAAGAAAAATAACACTTTGGCACACATTTCCATTTTGCCAGACTTCAGTGGAAATTGATGTTCTTTAAACTCATCTATCATCCTAAAAACCATCTGAAGAATACTTAACGTTTGGTATCGTAACCATTCCGTGCCATATTCGGTTGGTATACAATTATCCTCGGTGATTGTTGTGTGGTTGTCGAGAATTTCCTCTCCGGATGTTTCCCGTGTTCTGTGATCTACATGACCGTACTGTTTGGCCATATTCTCATCCAAAACATCGGCCAATAGCGCACAGAATCTCACTAGGCTCGCTGCATAGATTACCAAAGTTTCGATTCTGACACTAGTTGAGGGACTGGGATGATCTAATAAGTTAGGCGAGCAATAATATAGGTATTTTTCTACATCCTCCATACGCGTTTTTAGAGTCCACCATTGATTCTGGAATCTCACGTCATCTACTATGCCCGATGGATAGAAAGCAATCGAATCCCCAAAACAGTAGGAAAATCGTTTAATGATCGTAAGCATGGCCAATGGAATGAGGGGTCTATGCCAATTAACTGGAATTCGTCTAACAGAATGAGCGTATTCGTTATACGCGCTACATGCTACTATATACAATTGTTTAGGCGTCGGAGTAGTTCTCTGTAAAGAGGTTTCTAGTCTTGTAAGATGCTGTCTATAATTGTTTTCCCGATCACTATGTACCAAATCAAGTATTTCTTGTTCCATAACATCGTTGGGTTGTGGAATTCTTTTACATAGTCGTTCTCCGAAATTTCCACGTCCTTTGAGCGATTGGTTAAACATTGCGATGTCGTTCCTTAAATGATTTCAGACCCAAAGTAACTACAGGATCTATAAACAGCGTTCTGTTTGGATGGATGGCGCTTACGATCGGTATAGTCGGCTCTAAATCCAAACCAGATCCCGGTCTGATTTGGTATCCCAGTCGGTTGCTCAAATCGGATGCTGATAGTTGCCCCATGTGAGCATTTCGGTCTTTTATTATCCTTATTTCGACCGCACCCTCTTCGATTAATGAATTTAATTGATGACGCCATTTGGCAAATGGATAATATACCGTAAGCGGTATACATGCATACGATACGGCGGCGAAACGGGTCAATGCCCCCGGTCGGACTTTTACCAACACTCCGGCCGACATAGACGCCAATATCAACACATTAAGGATATGATTTAAGTTGTGTAGACTCATGCTTAACCAAACACCCATTCCCAGCATAGCATCTCGAAGATAGCCTTCTAAAATCGGGGCGGTAAAACCCACGCCGAATGACCATTGGTAGATCACATTAATGGCCATATTTCTTAGAGCCGCGTAGGCGTTTAAGGATAGAATGGTCGTGTTGTTATCCGATTCCAATAGAGGCTTCAGTAGGACGTGTTCCGAAACGTCTAATCGAGCACTACCTAACGGATGATCGCTAGTTTGTTTCTGAAATTGGTGTAATCGATCCATGACGTGTTCTGTTCTCGAGTCATAAGCTATGCACGTATACACGCTTTGGAGCATAGCCTCAGTAAGTTCCACCAGCGCTTCGAAATACGCCACTAGAGCATCGATGCTTTCCTGGGCCGCCGGAAACCCCGAATTTGGTGGAAGACATGCAAAACACCACGCGTTTAATAATTCCAGTTCGCGTACGCACTGGCTTCCATCATATGCCATATAATCTGGAACCGTTTCCCAAAAATCTGACCAAAGGGTTATAGCAGCGTTGCTTTCTCTAAATAGTTCTGCTGTTTCAGGTAATCCCTCCTGTAGGCTGTACAATCTAGACAGGTCGTTGAATTCCCTTCCTAGATAGGACAGTCCAGATCTGGAGTCGGTTGGAAATCGTGATAAATAACTATGCAGGATATTGATCGAACGTCCGACGCCCCAAATGAAAAAATCGGACGCGTCGTGACCTGTAAGGTTGTGTTCGCGTTGATTCTTGACCATGCTATCTATGTATAACATGCGATATATTCTCAAAGCCGGAATGATATTTTCTGATGCCATGCCATCAGAAGATCCGAATAGTCGATACGTAAGGACTATCGGTTCGGTTTCGATAGAAAGCACGGAACTTTGTGGCCGCCATTGTCGTATGGCCCAGACGGACGGAAAGTTTTCTGTATTATAATCTTCATCTTCCATACGAACGGGACTGGTAGGGGAGTAGGACGGCGATGCACCCGGCGACCAGTGTGCCATGGCTAAACTATACCCACTGGCTACAAAATCACATATATGGGAAGGTATTAATATAAAAGACGAAAAAAACTTAATGTAGTGAAAGTGTTTTTATTAGTTACAGCACACGCAGAACAGAATTTAAGTTATGGAAATAATCTTCGTTTATGGGTATTGATTCTGTAGGGGGTTGAGGGGTTGTCTTGATTGAACTTTTTGGAAAGGATCTGGGGGTTGGGTCTTCTTCCTCGCTGCTACTGCTATCTCGACGAGGTTGTATAATCGGTCTACTGATACCGTAGGCTCCCTGGGTCACCTTACCAACAGGGGAGGCATATAAATGATCTCCGGATTTCGGGCGCTCGAAGGCATTTATTTTGAGACCGACCCATTTTCCGAGATGATCAAAGAAAGTCGGTTGTTGTTTATCACTTTTGGCAGCCAATTGGCGAATATCATCAGTCCCGGATGGAAGACATTGTCTGTCCCCGACCAGGTCAATGACCAACATAGGCAGACCGAGAGTTCTTCGAATGGTATTTATTTCTACGGCCTTAGTTTCTGGTATTGGTCCATCACCCTCTCTGGTATGAAGAAACACCGGTCCGGTGTGAAACAGGAGGGGTTGAAACAAACATGCCAATTCTCGTTCGTTGGCCCAGGTGTAAGTTACGCCTTTGAACAATTCTTGATGTCTCATCTGTTCGCGATATAGTACCTCTGAAACATCTACGGAAACCCTGCGCAACATCTCCAACATGATCACAGCTGCCATTTGTTTTATGTTACGGTAATACAGGGTTTCTATCTTCCTATATGCTTCTTCTCTGATGACATTAGCTCGATTCTCATCTTGGAGCGAACCCGAACGTCTTTGATGGCGATTTATGTCACTCACTCGTTTGATAGACTGCGCGCTGAGTTTCAGATATTTGGCGTGATAAACACAACAGTTGTGGAAGTATTTAATATATTCCGGTTCTCGTAGAAGCAATACGCTCAGGAAATAACGTCCCACGTCTTGTAGATACACCAGGGGATCAGATGTATTAGACAAAGACGGTGGATCGACCAGAGGCAAAAGCTGGAGATTTACGCTATCGGCGATAGGTACCTCGGTGTCAGAAGCGACGCGATAAACATCTTCCGGGTAAGGAGATAAAGCTTCCAGGTGTTGGTAAAGATGAATATGACTAGGAAAGCTGCCACATAAATCGTAATTTACGGCTTTCAGTGCCGCAAACTCATTCTGACTTATAGTTATACCGAGATCGGCTTTGATTTCCTCGAGCAGAAAGGCTATGCTACATTTACCTGTAATCTTCTTCAGTTCTGGGGTAGACCGTATGGAGCCCCTTGGTGGGGAAATGGTTTCGATGGCCTTGCGGATTTCGTCCAGGCTCATGATTATTACGTGTCGAGACACCAACTGAAAAAAAGTTACTTTGTATACTTGTAATATTCTAAAATGAATTATGTGACTGTTGCTAGTGCGACTCACAGTCGTAAATTACGGGCACAGTGGCCCCCGAGTTTTTCAGTATGGACTTTAGTTTCCTGTAGTAATAGTTTTTCGGCCGTTTTAAAGAGCCGAACGCCTTCGTCAATCTCGACTCTGAATCGCGTAGCTTCTAATAATTCAGCCAATTCTTTGTTGTTACGAGGTTTATGTTCTTCCCAGAGAAGAAGGGCGGAGGCCCCGGCTCGTGTAGCTGCAACCGATCTTACTGCATTTAAATATACGCTGCGGTTTGCCGCCACCGTGTTGGTGCGCCATTGACTGTGTTCTGTTTTTGGCGTCTTGCTTGGAATAAATTTATGCGTGCCACCGAGGGCCATCGAATTGATATGCTCTGCCAGTTGGTCAAAATCTTGTACCTCCGCGGTAGAGGGTTTTGGTAGACCTTGTCGGTGAGTAGGAGGATTTACATAACTCGTTGGTGTCTCTCCAGAGGGACAATACCGAGTCATGTATTCCTCCGGGCGAAGAATATGTACAGGAGATTCATCCGAATCGCTGCTGGATGGTCTGCTTTTGCGTTCTGGAGGGGTTGATCTGGCGGCTCTTCGAACCGATGGTATTGGACAGGTTGTGCGACGACCCTTGCTCGGTTCCCTAGGGGTTCTTGAAGCCATGGTAAAATTCTACTGTGTAACAGATCGATGGGTATTGAAATATATAGCATAGAAGGTGGGTGGGACTATTTTTTCAGGGCCATCTCTTTGACAAACATGTGAAAACAACACGAATATAGCGCCAGGATGGTGGACAATAACATTATGCAAAATCCAAATATGAACAATCCGGAAGAAAATGTAATATGTTCAAGGTAATAGTCCGAACCAGAACAAGTAAATTCCATGAATCTGGAGTTAGGGGCGGAGCTAGGCTCTTCCGCTACGGTTGGAGGCACTGGTGTTGCGCCCTCGGTGTAGATATAAGGTACCGCCAATAACAGAAGCAGCACCAGCTTCCAACACACCGTTGTTATTAGAGTATTCATGGCAACGTGTGAGATGGAGTGCAATTGTTCTTATGTTTCCGGAGGTGACTGGCAGGTTCAGTTCCTTGGAAAATTGCCCCAAACGCAATTGATGCTCACCAATCGCCACAAGATTCTATTTGGTGAACAGGAGGATTGGAAGCCTTATATGACCAAGGTGGCCACAGATGTCAAGATACGGATTCCGTCTGGACACGTGGCCTTTATAGGTCAGCAACTAACCACGGTTTCCTGCTCCGGATTGTCAGTTGCGGTGGGCGTAATCGATTCTGGTTATCGAGGTGTTCTAATTCTGGTGGTACACAATGATGGACTGCGTCCTCATATACCTCCGTATGGCCTGAGCATACGAGTGACCGTTTTCAAATTACGTGAAATGGAAACGATCCCACAATATATATATAAAATTGACCGCGAAGACCAATTTGTCGTCGATTCAGTGACAGAGGTTTGCCGAATTGACGAGGCTGATGCGCAGTTTACCAGGTTTGATGGCAAACTATTAACCGAACAAGAACTGAAGACCGTTGTGGATCCAAATAGGGGACTCTGTTCCCTGTTGCTTAAAACCCCTACCCATTTACGGGCATCTAACCCGTGGGATGAAACGATATATCGTCTGCCGTTACCGACCAAAGCCTTTAAAGAAATGCTGGGTTACACAAACACTGTATTGAATGGACAGACCAAATCATGTGGAGGTTTTGTGGTCAGACGCATCGGCCGCTCAGAACTGGAGCTATTTATCACATTAAAATATAACGGACCGGCCGAGAATCTATCGGTAGGAGAGACTTTAAAAATTGACTTTGCGCACAAAGCTCCCGTCCTGATTCTACATCCACTAGAGTCAGTATGTGTTACGAAACGCGCAGAGGATGCCGGGTATGATATTAAGACCCCTGCATCGTTTACTATGGAACCTGGTGACGTTAGGCGTATTGTAATTAATCAGAAGGTCAAAATCAGGAGCGAGACCGTTGCTGTTATTATGGGGCGGTCATCCATGAATGCCATGGGTTTGGTGGTAGCTCCCTGTATTTGGGCACATGGACAATTCATGTCATTTTATATCTATAATAGATCAAGCAATACCCATGACATCCGTGATGGGCAAAGAATTGCCCAATTGATATTCCTGCATGAAAATCTGGCCTCTTTTGGAGAAATGTCATGCGATTATGCTTTGCCATTTCCGTCCGTTACCGGATTAGAACGTGGAAGCTTGATCGGAATTCAAGATTCTGCCACCTGGATGCCGGTTGGGATCATAGAGGTAGATTCTGAACGCGGGGAGCAGGGATTTGGATCAACAGGAAAATTTGAAAGGAAAGACTTTTAGACACGCTGTTGAATTTTTGTTTAATGTAAAAATAAACATAATTATTCTGATAACAACTGTCTCACTCGTTTATCTTCGGTTTGCGATAGTGGTTCTTCTATGGGAGGTTCTGGTAAAACCGGAAGTTCTTCTGGAGAACTAGAGCTCATATCCCGTATAATGTCTTCCAGAATAAATTGTGCCTCGTGATCACGCCCGAGATTAAGTGCTCGTTCCAAGACATTGAGGTCATTTTCCATCAGTTGTTCTTCGGCATGGCTTTTTAATAGTTCATTAACGATAGGCGAATTATCAAAATCACCCTCGTATAATTTCAGCTTTATCAAGACGGAATAATAAATTCGATGAGCGCGGGTTTCTTTCGCTATGGCTTCCTTAAGACTTGAACGTCCGTAGGGTCCGGCTCGATCGCAAGCCTGTTCCAAAAGACTTATTCGGGCCGTGCAAGCCACTAGCTTATCTGCTAGTTTTTTTGCAATTTCTAATCGCTTAGCCATTTCATCCGAGTTTATTATCTCATCCAACGAGACAGAAACCGGTAGGAATAATCTAATGGTAGCTACAGCGTCATCGGCCTTCTTCCTGGTTATCATTATTTCTTCATTGGGTGAGGAATATGGGAGGTTTCGTAGATAAGCGTTAGACCCAAGTGGATGAGAGCAAAGACGTTTGATTGCCTCGACTAGAAACATGGCCGAGGAGATTCACGTGGTATATTCGGTCGGAGGATACGTGGAGATCTACTCTATTTGGCTACTGCTCGGAAAGGCCTTTAGAGACGAGCTCTATATAGTATGCCACGATTATACGAGTCGACCGATCGGGGAGTCGCTGGTTATTAGTTTTTGTCTGTTAACCAATCGTGGTGCTGGAGATGATATCCAGAGAGTGGCACCTGTGTTTATATGCACGTTCACCGGGACAGGAGTGGCGGCTATACTATCCCATTTGTATACCGGAACACCAGTCCCTACTCAGCTACTGTTGGATTATTTGAATATCCAAGAGACTTTTAAGATCCATGCCGATTGTATTTGGGGGATGCAGGTGGGATTTACTAAGGCAAAGGATGTCGATTACAATGCCATCCGTACAGACAAATCTGCTTTCGCGTGCCTGGTCCTGGAACATGAAGAATGGGTTATATCTGTGTTTCGAAGATCGTATAATGTATTTATCAATCCGTTCTGGTTCGTCTCTAAGTTCGGACCTTCCGAAAAGTCCCTGGTGGTGGCGATGAGGTATTATCTTTTGGACTGTACGTTTGACAAATCGGTTCCGGATTCGTACGATCTCCAGGGTATCAAAGACGTCATACAAACGTTCGATTATCCCGGGGAACCCAACGCCAGCGGATTATGCGTGTCAGAAATTATGACATTCGCACATCTTTCAGAATTCTTCTGCGGGAGTGTCTATGTTAGAGAACGAGCGGTTGACGAATTCGTGAACTATTTCCGTACCAAGATACGAGTGGATAGAGAACAATTTGCCTATATGCACGGATTAATCGATAAATACAGGGGAGTCTTAAAAACCGGCAATGCCGAATTCATTAATTATCTTTATTTGGCTCATTTCGAGTGTTATAACAAACCCATGTTACGTACCCACCTCAATAATACACGGTATTCTAATATCGATAGGTATACGACCACTGATGGAATCGGGGGAAAGGCATACGAGTCGTTTTTCAAACACATGGCAGAACAATTCAACATTGTCAGTTACGTTAAAAACAATGTACGTCGTGTAATACGCGAACTGCCAGATGAGATAGCCGATGCCATGATACGGGAAAAAACGTATAGAGTCTCCTACGATCCAAATGATTTACAGGGACCCGAGTTTTGTGGTGTATATGGGACCAAAACCGAGTTAGAACATATTCTTTATAGATTGGATGACAAACTCGCCCATACCGGATTTTCTCTAATGGCGGGGGATGGAAAAGAAGGGGATAGCATAGTCAAAAAACTTTTAACCCTAGCATCTGCCAATGCCAGAATATCATCTTCCGGAGCCACGCCATTGGACATATTTATCGGACACCGCGTTAACGGTCCACTACCGGTGTACCGTATTCTATCTACGCGTAACCAACATTCGTTCGCTGTTGTGGAAAAAGAGCCGTGGCAGAAAAGAGTCTTGGGAGAGTTTTGTTTGGCACGTTTAACGGATCATCCTACCGAATTGAGCGAATTAGATAACTTTTTGACCAACGATTGTTACTTCCCCCAAGAATTATTTTCTCGCGAAGAAACACTAGATCAGTTTTACCTGAACCGCAACGAATTATTTAATCGGCGGTTGGTTGTAGTAAATTTGGTCTTCGATTTGGATTTTGAACTCAGGGGTCCAGTCAGTAGAAGATATGTATTTGAAATGATGCGAGGTATTAGAGCATGTCTCCTGGAAGTCGTATGTGTGATATTAGAACTAGATTGGGAGCCACTAGAAAGGGACAGTCACCCTGTATATTTTTTCAAAACCACATGCCCGGACAATGAATCAGAGGATGAAGGCATGAACGAAATTAACATGGACGCCCCGTGTGGTTGCTCTAAAAAAATGGGATATCGGATGATAATGCCACTACCGGCACCTTATTGTATCCTAGGGGAGGATGTGATGACAAATTTGGCTAAGTTGGTACAGAAGGCGATTTTGATGGACGGGCCTCTGGTACGTTTATTGGACAAATGTTTAACCTCGTTCGAATTTATCGATGTGGGGGTTTACGGCCATGGGCGTAGTTTGCGTCATCCATTTTCCTATAAGGTTAGTCCAGAGGGTGTCCTACACGGAAGGCTGTTGCCGTATTTTATAGTTCCACCAAAATGCAAACATCTACATGATTTCATTATCCAACACCTCGATCCGAGAAATTTGTTATTTCACGCCCTACCCACGTCAAATCTCCGCCCAACGCGGGTGCTGTGTGAGCTACACGGCGTTGAGGAGAATTATATAGTCAAAAAGGCTAAAAAGAATCACCTGGAGCATTTTCCACACCGTTCTACCTTGACAGCGTTGTTAATAGGGCATCAGGTAGAATACGGTTCCGAGTCGGACGTGTTACAGTTTCTAGAAACGGTTGCCTTAGAAAAGGTGAGGAGGTATATCGAACATCATTACCCAACCAAGATATCCGAATATTCGTCCGTAACACTATCCTGTGTTATCAAGAGCGACACCTACTGTTTATGTAGCGTATCCGCCGGACGCTACGGATATAATTTTTCTTGTGTGAAATACAACCATTCTAAGAACAGTAAAACCGTGAGAATCTATTTAGCCTTATCCATCACGGCTCAGAACAAGCTGTGTGTATCACTATTGAGTCAGTGTTTTGCCACCAAGTGCGGAGCAAATTCTCTACAGACACTCTTTTCGTTGGGATTATCATGATCAACATTCGGTTATTGGTCATTCCAGTGACCATGATTTATTTTTCTATTACTCTATGGTTAATTATCAGAGATCTGAAATTGAGCGGCAACGGGTGGTGTGTCTACTCGACGAGTTTGTTACAGGACCGAAGCAATCGTTCGGAATTTGAACCAAAAAACGATACCTTGTTATATGTATTTACCAACGAAACTACATTCGCCTATGCCGTCCCCAAAACTTACGGGGTCGAGCGGTGTATCAAAGGTCTATATCATCCAACAGATCTGTTTGCGTTCTCGAGGCTGGATTCCGACAAAGTACTTGTGGTGGAAAAGATGGTGGATTGTAAATTCTATCTATGGTTTACTCACACCAGATTGATTATGATAATAATGGCGACTTATTTCGCGTACCTGTGTATGCGATATGCCAGGCTCATGTTCGGGGTATGTGGCGTTTCGACGACTGCAATTTCTCCATGTCTATACCCATATAACTACCTAGTGTTTTTATTCTCTACTATGGTAGTGAAGCTCGAGTACTACAAACTAAATCGTTTGTTCATCGAACATAAATATCATCGGGACCTGGCCATGATAGCATATCGGAAGGATCCGATCAGTTACATGTATTGGAACCCGAAGGCCATGGCGTGTTTGTTGGTAGAAACCGGACTGCATATGATTTGCCATTGTCTTGTCATCAGCTCGTTAACTGCATTCTACTCACCATGCCACGTTATTTTACCCATTGTGTTTAAAATAAGTTGTGGGCTTTTTACCACCACATACATCTTGATAGAAAGTTGGTTAATGTTTAATAGTATACGCCAAGAGACACGCGTTACCGAATTATCAAACCGACCACCCGATCAAGATATGTTGCATGGCCCCCAAGGTGTTATGAAACTAAAATCCGGTCTATGTATCCCATGTTGTGTTAATATTCTATCCAATGTGTTTATTCGTATGTTGTATATAGTGGGGGTTATCGCTGTATTATTTTTAATCGTTCATTATGAAAAACGTATCCAGGCGTCCCTGTTTGGAGAATAACTCAAATAAATATCTTAAACGATTAAAAGATTTATTGATCTGACTCATTGTCCATCGTTTTGATTATTTCCTGTAGGACAGATACGGCTAACGCGACTTCGGTCTCGTGGTCGAATTGAGGCTCGATGGTCTCGATGGGTTTATTCGGGATGATTCTAGGCAGCGCTTTTTTAACTACCTTTCTCGGGCGACGGGTTGTTTTACGATGTGCCAATAGGGCCGCTCTAACATTTTTAGCCTCGTCTTCAGATAACGTATGAGTTCGGATTAGGCGATCTGTCAAAGTATCAACTTTACTCTGGGTGATTTCTGGACACGTGCCCATATGACGTCGTAAAATATGAAGCTGCGCGAACCCTTGATCGCAGAACAGGCATTGTAGGCGGTAGCATCCCTCGTGCATCTGTACGTGGTGTTTCATGTACATTTCTCCAATGTATACGATTCCACATTTGCTACACTGAAATTTACCATCCCCCATTGCAGTGTATCCTCTCGATTTGAACCGCAATCGACTAAATCCCACATACACCATATCATCGCAGGTAATTTTGAAAGACATGCCGGCTATGCCCCGAGAGAATGAGGGTCCCAGATCCGGCATAGGCATAGTGTGTGTTCTGGTTGAAGACGGCATCTCTGAACCACCCGGGTTGATAGAGTCTGCTTTTGTCAAATCAAAAGATAAATAAACACGCCCATATTTAAACCAATAAAGGAAGCCGCGAGCGCAATTTGATTGCTATAGCTTCGATATGACTGCCGCTGCCAGATCTTTTGTAGAATACGATATTGATCTGGATATGGATTATGAAGACGATTGCTGCGAAAGCTTTCCTACGACGGAACCGATGGTACAAAGCCAAGTGATTAAACCAAGATCTCCTAGTCAGAACTCTACCCCGGAACCAAGCTATGATAAATCTCCGAATACCACCAGATATCACTCAACCAGAAAAACTAATCGGGTGGTTAACCACAGACGACAGATACGCGGTAGGAGATGTAGATCCGGAGAGAGGACAAGACGATCGGGGCAGGAGGAAAATTTACCATCTTACAGAATACGTGGCAGATCGACTGTAAGACAACGGGTCGTGAAGGAAACCGATTTACCAATTTACCGTCCATTTAGAGCATTCGATCGGAATCGCAGTATACGAAGACGATCTCCAAAACCAACCGTCTATAGACATTTTCTCAATTCACCAAACGATTCGTTGGTGAGAAAATTCAAGTTGAACACCGGCAAATTTGATTTCGAGAAGACCTGTGCCGGATTGTTTGCCGACACGGTGTCCACAGCAGCCGACGTGCCTTTTACCCGCGATACGACCTGGAGACCGAGAATGTTTAATTGTCAACAACTGGCCTATCAAATAAGCGTCAGTAATCCCATATCCTATACCATGGATTGGGAGACGTTATTGTTGCAGGCCGAGGGACTCAAGCGAGCTTTCTCGTGTTCTAAAAACGGAAAGGAGGAACAGTGCGCCATCAGGAAGCAAATGATCATGAACGAATCGCTAGCCAACCTATTGGCTAGCGTCGACGAGACCGTTACTTGGTTATGTGTTCATCGTCACCACGGATGGGAAGTGCATCCCACAGATCCTATAATGGCTACCCTACCATTATTGACCAGGATGGTGAAGATGAAGCTAAGGCCGATAGCCGATTGCCATTTGGAATCAGTTGGTCTGACGACCGAGGAACTATTTGATTCCCAACCTAGGATTAAGGCCCAGGTTAAAAATCCGCTCTCCTTTATGATCTATTCACTCAACAGCCTATCTATGGCTATCGAATCGTTACATCGTAAGGGAGTAGAATCGGTGGACTTGAAAGAAGTGGATCGCTATCTCTACATCACCGCACATTACGTACCGGGGTTATTCACTACTGGTATTTTAGAGGCGGTGATCAACCACAGATGTAGCGACCCTGATAGAGAGAGACTATGTAAACTTTCCACCAATATGACTTTTTTCCCCATGTATATCGGTGGGCGTTATTTCTTCTGTAATGCATTTTCCAAATAAATTAAACATTGAGTTTCGAATAATATGTTTTATTTATATGATACCGAATACACCATACAATTCATATACAGTACGGTTAGCAGAATACATCCACATAACTGAGAATAAGACACGCGATCTTTCACGGTTTTTCTGATTACCAGGGTGGTGTACAATCCAAAAATTGCGGTCAATAACATAGGCAATTCGATGAAATAGTACTGGGGTAAATATGCTGCCATGATACACATGTCTACGTTAGCTATCAGGCTTATGATAAACACTACCCATCTAACGATATTAGCTTGTCTGTGTTGCCAACAGTAATAATAAACTATGGCCCCACAACAACCAAAATAAAAAATCAAAGCGTTGCCCAGTACCGCCGGCACAACGTAATTTCTGTTGCGCGAATCTGCGTACTCTAAACTTGCCAAGCACGTTAACAGAAGAGAACCCTCTAGAATGATGAACATCAATAGATGACTGCTGTTGTCCATAATCACCGTAATTTGGTTAATAGAGTCTTCCATGGCCAGATTCTCGTCGGATAAATGACTCGTCGGTTTATAGATGCATTTTTTGGTATTTTCCAGAGGTTTTCCACCCAGATCGGAAAAGATTTTGGTCGTCTCGGCCCGATACTTCTTAAAGTAGCATGAGTGCCGCATGTATTTGGTACGATCGTACGATAATACACCACACACAAATATACCGGTGAGGAAAAATGAATCAGAGCCACCGTGGGGTAGAATGGTAATTAGTATATGGGCTAAGAGTGCCGAAAGGGTCGTCAGGGCCAAAAATAGTACCAGAATAACGAAGTTTGTCGTGAAGCACGTCTTGTAAAAATATATCACGATGATCAAACTTCCCAGAGACGTCAGGCTATGTAGCGGTATATGAATATAGGCCGATTTAACCGCCAGCGTCTTCAAGAGAACCATGAATATCACCAGTCCGAGTTGACACACCATCACCAGATTGGTCCATTTCTTTATGGTCGCATAGGACACCTTTATGCCCCAGGCAATAATCAGTAACAGCAACGCTGTGAAGAAATGGCACATAGTCCCTATATCAGTCGACAGATACGTATGTGCCAAGTAAAGCTGGTCCGTGATCGCCAGGGCGATGTATGTCATCATCCAAAAAAGGACCCAGGCATAGTCGGTTAGGCACGAAGCGCACCAATGTCCCTCTTTGCAGTTAGGATTGTACTTAGATTTTAACAGAGACATCTTGCTCTCTCGTTGGAATAAAATACAAGACTGTGATAAACTTTAAAAAGGAAATTTTATTTTATAGGCAGGCTATGGGGAAATAACCCAGATTTATTTACAGAGTTTGGCAGGAGGGGGAACTGCAGGTGAGTCATCCGTATTATCAGAGATTTCTGCAAACGAACGCTTGCGGGCTTCAATCGGGCTAGTATCTTCGTCGCTATCAGCGTCCTTCTCGCTTTCGCTAGTACTGTTTTCGCTGCCTCTCCTTTCCGGATGACTGACTGTCGAAAAGAAAATGGTATGGCTCTTCAGTTCTGGAATTGTGCAGGTGGGTAGCGGGTCTAGCGTAACCACTACACAACATTCATCGAATTTGGTCGGGAACCCCAGAGATGGAGAAAAGGTCTTACTGACTTTGTAAGCCGAAAGCACGCGCTTCAACTCAAGCGGATAGTCTATACGGACTTTCCTGTTGGGATTTCTGGCGAGATATCCATCGGTCAGAACTATTCTCGCGGCCTTCAATTCATTAGCTTTTTTGGACGCTAGGTTTTTCTTGACTAGGGCTTTTCCACTGGTCTTTTCTGGCACTGCTGGATCTGGTGTATCGTCTTTCTGCTTTAGATTGAATTCGAGAGGAGGCAAGCCTCTCCTCAATGCTGAAAAGGTCAGTTTGTCATAAGTGCTTCCGCACGTGGTAGTGACCATAAGCGGTCCTGTGTTATTATTCTTGACTCCGAGCCAGCCGATGAGTTCATTAGTGAAACTCGAACCTAGGTTGATTTCAAACATTTCTTCCAGGTCAAAATCGAAGACCGATGTCTTCTCGAGACACGCTGGTTTACAGATTGTAAACCACTCGTTTTCGTATTCTAATCGAAGAGATAGTGAGTGGTTTTCGTTCTCCTTCAGCACGCTGAATGTGGCCTTAATGAAATCTGCTCGTTTTGGAGAACAAATGAAGTCCAACAGGAATATTTTTCCAGCCCTATTGTTGAAGGCGAACATTTTCGTAATAGAATATTCGCTAAACAGGTCTTTGTCCAGCACGGTGCATGAAACGTACCCATGGGCTTCCAGGTATGTGATTGCTATTCCTCTGGGGGTTAGCCACATCACACTATTGTCGAGTACGCATTTCAGCGATCGTAACGCTGGACCCAGTCTCAAATATCCATACCGATCCAACACCGCAGATTCCTGATCAGACATCATTCTCTTTTAGTTTCAAACTAGTGATGTTTTTCATACGGCTATAGCTCTTATATACAACTCAGAACTACCACGCCCATAGCACTTAGCCTTTTACTATCAGGCTTCAGCCGAGAATTTTATTCTCGGCGCGACAATATGGGAGTCATGGGCTTATTGACTTACTTGCGCGACAGCAAGTTGATTGATACGCTAAAATGGAGCTATGCGGAAGAAAAGAACCTGGTGGTGGCTATAGATACATGGAATGTCATACATATGATGCTTAAAAAGACCGGGAATTGTACTATGGATTCTGTCGAATGTAGGAACTTTATTTGTTTAACTAATCTATTCGATATTATATCCAAGAAACAGTTTATTCCGATTTTTGTTTTTGACGGAATGTTTTGTGGAAAGTCACGCGTTCCTGTCGGTAACGGAGCCAAGGCTATCGCGGCACGCACTATGTGCTCATCTGCGGAACAGGAGCCTCGAATGGATATCGTTAAACCGCTGTACAGATTTTGTAGACAACTAATCGAAGCGGCCGGATATCCGACAGTCTGCGTTCCAGGGTACGAGGCCGATGAGGCTTGCGCAAACCTGTTTCATACCAAAACAGTTTCGTTCGTCATATCTTCTGATACTGATCTGTTATTAATGGGCTGTGACGTGTTATTGGATATCGTTCCCATGTTTCCACCTGTTGTGTTCTACCGACGACTACTGGACCACATTAATATGGACAGTGAGAACTTCCTTCGATGGTTCGTGAGGTGCCATACTGATTTACATCCCAAGTCTAATATTACCCCTTTCGATAGGGCGCTACGTGATTGGTATGGAGACTGTATGCAGGAACCAATCCCCACCAATTCTTCGGAATTACAATTTATAGATCAGGTGACTAGTCTTGTTAAACCTAAACCACTGGGACATAAACTTACATTACTCAAACGAGTAAGGATTAATCTGGGAACGAGTCCCAACGTTGCCATCCTGTCTAGGTTTTTTAAAAAATATAAAGCCAACAAGTTTAATAGATGGATAAAAGGTTTTATTACAAGATATGAACATATCAAACATTTGGATTTATATGATGATGTGTTATTATAAGTCGTTGGACAGACTGGCGCAATAACTGGTGCTTCTCTGCTCGAAGAAGTTGGTGTTTTTTTCAATGTACATGAAAGCGAGCGGAAAGTCGGGCCCCGGGGCCGGTTCGTTGTATATGGGCTCGCGCTTGATAGCACGCATCAATCTATCGGCACTGAATCTAATGAAACTATGTATCGCCTTGATGTCCACCAGCTTTTGCACCTGTGTAAATTTTTCTGATAAAAAATCACACTCGATCTCCACTGCTTTTGTGAATAAGCTTCTGATTCTTTCATCAGTCGGCATTTCGTGATCCTTCAAGTAATTATTAAATATACAACACGATGCTTGTGTGTGAATCGCTTCATCTCGACTAATTAGGTCATTTGATCTACACACACTGTTGAATCCACCGTGGTTGCGTAGGTAGGCGATGCTGGCGAACGAGGCAACAAAAAAGATCCCTTCCACCAGAATCATCAACAGGTATTTTTCTGGAACCGATTCGTTTTCCATGATTTTGGTATTTAGCCAATCGAATTTAGTTTCTATGGTCGGGTGGGATACATTGGCTTCGATATACCGCCTGCGGGCATCGTCGTCATTATTGAACAGTGCCAACTGAACCCCCGCGTATGTTCGAGAATGAACACATTCTATATCCTCTTGTGTAGCGTAGTAATGATGCACGTCCTTTTGGGGAAAGAGTTGCTTCAGCTGGTCCAGGTTGATATTCACCTTATCATCGGCCGCTGATAGAAAAGTGAAAATAAATCTATAGAAATCCAGGGCTTCTGGATCTAGTCTGGAAAAGTCTTTGATATCATCGGTGTACATGAATTCATCTTCCGCCCATCTGTTTTTGATGGCTAGGTTGCGGAGAATATTCAAATCCTCGCACTCGGTATGATAATAATAATCCGCCATGAGGAAGTTACTCTTTCGCTTTCTATTGACAAGTACTACAGATCTCCTGTCCGGCGCACATAAATATACTCGCGTCGGTTGCTTTTTTTATACGACAGTAATACATTCCTGTCTTCAGGCCAAGTTTGTACGCCGTAACCAGGTGATTCATAATGTACTTGGCAGAAATTGGTGTTTTTCCTTCCAAAAAGTAGAGCGTATTAGATTGGCTGTGGTCAACAAACGGTGCGCGATCTGCGGTTAGTTCCAACAGAGTGTTTTGATCGTATTCGAATGCCGTGAGATACTTTCGTATCGCGTGGTCTGTGGGTAAATCGGGAAACGCCTCTCCTACCACCCATTTGTGTCGTTCCAATTTCTCCAAGGCATCCGTGTAATCCTTCCCCTTGAACACAGATCCGAGATCCCGCAATAACATCACGTTCGGCTTAACCGTTTCTCCATTTACTGACAACTTGGAGTATAGGTTAGTGAAAACAGGATAAAACGCCTCTGATGATTCGGTAATTTGGGATGATGATACGGTCGGCATCAATGCGATAAACTGAGAGTTATACAGACCATATTTTATGATCTTTGGTCTAAGGGCCGACCAGCGGTCCTGGAAAGTCAGGGATCCTACATTATCCCACGCATCAAAGTGCATGATACCCCTGGCGTAGCGACTTTCGCTAAAGCGTTTGAAGGGCGATAACCCTAGTTGGCATAGCTCGTTACTTGCCTCTGCTGCCGAAAGATACATGGCTTCGCAGATAGTCTTTCCAAGCTTGCGGGCTTTTGGAGTTACCAATGTCTCTCCCAGGATCCAACATAAAGTATTCAATCCCTGAAACCCAATACCCATCGATCTAAAGTTTTTTGCCCCGTTTTGGGTTTTGGTAGTGGGATGAACGCTTCGGTCTATCATGACGTTGATAAAGATGGTGGCAGCCGTCACGGCTTCTGTTAGTTTTTCAAAGTTAAAGTATCGGTGTCCCCCGGGCGTACAAAATTTATTGTGTTCCTGCCACAGAGTGTCGTCTGATAAACAATAAGTCTCCTTATTAAACGAGAGGGTTAGGAATGCAGGCAGGTTAACGTTCATCAGATTGCATACACCATCTGAATCTGGTTCTGTGTGATGAATAATCTCCGTGCATAAATTGGAGCCTCTGATGGCCTGTCCCTGGGTATCCATGTAATAATGGCGGTTGCAACTGTCCTTGAACATTATGAACGGACTGCCCGTCATAATAGCACTTCTTATTATTTTAAATAACAGTTCTTTGATCGGCATCTGGCGAACGGCCATTCCTGCAGTTTCCAAACGGTGATATTCGTCTTCAAATTCCTTACCGTATAGCTTGGCTAGGTGATTACATCGATCATCGAATAGTGACCATGTTGTATTGGGATCGGCCATATACCGCTTCATGAACAAATCTGGGATCCAGAGCGCGTTAAAGATGTTATCGCATCTCAAATGATGTTCCAAAGTGGTGAGTCCCTTGATGCCGAGAAATGATTCTACATCAGCGTTCCAGGGTTCCATGAACATACACACGCCCGTTGGACGTTCTGAATCCGAATTGCTTAACAAAACACACGTGTCTATAAGCTTGGCCAGGCCTAAAAATCCTAGCTTTCGGCCTTCTCGAGGGGTCTGGTTGTAATCGTTAACATTGATTCCAATTCCTCCACGATGATTAAGTATAGGAATGATATCCTGAGCAACTGCAGACATGGCTTCCAGGGTTGTTTTTTGTGGAGGGTCCAGTAGATAACAGCTGGCCAGTGAGCGATTTTTGCGCCCCATAAACAACATCGCTGGAGTCGGGGGAATAATTATATTATGGCTCAGTAAATTAAAAAAATAATCGAAGTAATTGAACCACGATCTCTCCATCATCGGAATCAATAGTCCATACTGAGGCATATCTCGATGGATGTGCGTGGCTACGGTAGCAGCAATTCTGGTGAAAAACTGCCCGATGGACTCGTGGGTCCCGTTCTGGAATTTGGTTAGGTAAAAATCCTCATATTTCATGGCAGACATGAGTCCCAAGGTTTTAATTTTGTAGTATGCTAATCCAGAATAAAAGTTCGTTAGGTATTTTACGATCCGAGCCATGTGGTGTGTTACCTCTTCCCTGACGTCATCACACAGATCTATAGCTTCTAGATAGGTTGGAAAATCTACTTCCCCGAGCCTGAGTCTCAGATGAACCAGTTCACCACACATAGAATACACTTTGGCGCTCATACGACAAATAGGTTTCATCGTAGTGAGTAGGTCCCCGAGATGTACGAGACACTCATCTGCCGAGCAATTTCCTACGCATAGTTGACTGGACGGCGGTATCGCATAACCCATGCTTAACAATCCGGTGGCCAATGTTTTGGCCCTGAGGCAGATTGCACCCACGGATTCCATTGTATCGTATCTACTACAGGTAAAGAACTGATAAACTCCGGTCTGGAGAATGAAATTTTTATTTGGATCGTTGCATTTATTGGAAAGGACACACCCCCCCACATCAGGCACATTCAAACCAATCACCGAAAGTCCAATATACACCAGGAATAGTAACCATCTTTATGTCGATGGACCCATATTTTTTGATGGCAAAGTTGATGCTTTCGGTGGGCGGAAGAGCAGATGTTACTGTTCCTACCCTACTGAATGCACCGTAACACACGGTGTCCCAGGTGGGACGATGGTCCAAACGGACGTTGAACCTGCGCCGATTTTCGTCATTTTCCTCTTCATTGTCAAATAAAGGAAACCTATCTCCTTGTGTATCTTCTACGTCGGCTACACGCGCTGCTCCGTCCACGTTATTGAGATACCCCTGGCGCGTGTTGGTGGTGCGTACCGCCATAAAGTAATTGTCTAGAATTTCACGCATTGCGCCTTCGCGGTGAATTGATTTAATGATAAACACCTGAGCCCTGCAATTGTCCCGCTGTTGATGGTAAACAAACATAAAATATAGATAGAACGCGTTGGAGATCGGTATTCGCATATATTCATCCATATCGATAAAGGCACAGGCTGGGATGATGAATTTGGTGGAGTTTCCGTGACACTTCACCTGGCGCTGATAGGATGGTTCGAGAACGGCAGCCGCTTCTACCACACCACGCATAAGCAGCGTGACCATAGCCATTCCTTCACCATCAATGGCGCTCATAAACGGTCCATCTGGAGTCAGGAAGCGGTGAGGAAACACCTTACATTCTACCATCAAATTAATAATGGCCCCAAACAGCTCTGTTTCCTTTGACCCGGTATAGGCCGTTTTTATAAAGGTGAGTACCGGGTCGGCGGCTCTGCTTGGGTAACTATCCGCCAGAGCTGCCACCAAAAACATAAAAGAAACCAGGGAGTTTTCTACCATCATCTGATTATGTTGTACCAAATTCAGCGGTACTGTACGAGCCAGGCCAGTGAGTAGCTCGTTGAGAGCTCTAGCTGAGTTATTTTCTCGATTACTGGCTCTGCAGGCTTCCACTATATCGCCAACGGATCGCAGTTTGAGGATGGGCGTGCCATGGATATCATGCTCGGGTTCAAAAAAATCACAACATGTGAGGTGATTGGTCAGGACAACCATATCGTGAGGTTGGGAACCACTACGCTGCATCTTTAAAAAGGCAGAGATAACCGTTTCGTTTTTTTCGGTTGTAGAGGCCCCGGCTTGATAGAGGGATTTATCCATTGGAAAATGGCGCCCAAATCCCGTTGAAAGTAATTTACGAGCCGATGATGTGACTTCATCACTGCTCGCTATCGTATCCAGGATGTTTGCTCGAGATGGTAAATAGGATCGCTGCTTGTCATGACGGATCAGTTTGTTTTGGATTCTGGCGAGATTCATTATGGCCGGTAGAAAAACTCGTACTCGGTTACCAACGGACGATAACCCGTCACGCACTAAATCTAGGTCACCTTCGAGACGGTCAAGATCTAAGTCACCTTTGTCTATCAAATCACGTTCACCTGTGCGTTCTTCGGGGGACTTTAAAGATGACTCTTCCGAACACGGGCTTTTATCTGTGTTTGCAAATAATATCGCTCAGATTTTGGATACAGATGATTACCGCCGTCGTGATTTAAGCGAGGTTAAATCCAAAGTCGCTACATATATCATTCAGTTTATTTCCGCAGATACCAAACTTACTTACACGGAATTAAGAGATAAGGATTTGGTAAAAAGAGCTTTTGTGCTTCTCAAGACCGGAACACAATACAACGATCCGTGGGTAATCTATGCGTATAAAAACTATATATATTTTTTAATGCGAAAATTGAAAATTAACTGGGAAAATAATTACATCACCCAAACCGATCGACTAAGAAAACTAGCAGCGGATATATACGATCTTACGGTCTCCGTCGGCGGGCCAAAGATTAGCGAAAATGACAGCCGTCTCAATTTTTCCATTTATAGCACAAATTTTCAACTGTGGTGTACTCAATTTCCGCGCGTCATCAACAAAGCAACGGAAACCATGTATCAAAAATCATTCGAACCCAGTAAAATTATTACCTCGCTTGTCGATAGAAGGTTTGATATGTTATATGACCATGAGTTTGTACAGGGGGCGTTTCAATTTGTTGCCCATAAGTTCAACTGGGTGGTACAATATAATATTCTAATCGATTTGATTAAACGAGCCAAACTATCCGCTAAACCTATAGATATAGTGTTGATCATTATGGGACTATCTGACGAGTTTGAGCTAACGGGCTCTCCTCATCTGACAACTCTCGGACCAGATACACTACAGTTATTTTCTGACGTACTAAGCACAATTAATTTGGAAGCTGCGCTTTTAGAAGCCCCTGGATCCGGATATCTACCACCATGCCCCGAATGCAAACGAGTCGCTCGATCTATGATTAGCAAGAAACCAGTAGAAATTCCTCCCAACGACACCATGGTTTCTTGGGTGTTTGATGTCGGATTTGGTTTTTTAACAACACATGTTTCTCCGAAGTATTACGCGTTTTGTGTTCCTACTATCATTACTCTCTATCGAACCCGTCGTCCTATAGAACAAGAATTTACCAAAAAAATTTCCGAATTTATTGTTTTATTAGACGATCTCAATCAGGTTATTCATAACCTTGGATCAGACTCACTATATGATATCATGGAACATCTCACCGTTATGGGATTTACTAGAATCAATTGCCAGCGATATGTGATGGCAATGATGGATGGACCTGGGCTTTCACAACCCATGGGAATAACAGAAGAATTATTACAACGTCTGACCTCCATCGCGTATTTGGGCCATTGGATCCATCATTTATACGAGCATTATTCCATATCTCATCAATATGTTGAGATATACAAACTCGCCATTGCTACGATATCCAATCAGATCGATCTGTTTAATAAGATTAATATGATAAATTACTATAGTTATGTATTAACAGCATTAAAAAAATTGGCCCCGACGGTGCACTTGGATAAACTCAAGGCCATAGCAGAAGAAAATGCTAAATTTTTTCACTCAATTAAAAGCGTTAAAGGTGAAAGTCTGGCCACCAACAGCGTAGCGGCAAATACATTCGAAACGATATACGATGCCCACGTCAGTGATCAGTGGGACAGGTCCATAAAAAACGAATATAATAAAGGCGTGACCTATTCTGGTCCACAAGAGGCGTTTAGACACACACCTAAACAATTATATGGGTTTATTACAACATTAATTCCAGGGGCGAGCGTTAGCAACGAAGCTATGGTGGCCGATCCAGATTTCCCCCAATACTTTATAGCTTTGACAGTCAGGGGGATGATAGAACAATCCCTATCGCTACAATACAGCTACGAGTCAACTACCCAGATATTAGGCTTGATAGACTGGCTAAACTCATATGGAATATCGCTCATGAACACACGATCGGATTATAGGAAGTATTTATCGGCCCTTATAAATATTCTTAATCATATCCAGAATACAAGCCTGGAATTAGAACAAAGCACGGCTCATAGTTTGGAGACTATTCTAACATCGTTGAGTACGACTATAGACGAGTCTAGAGAAATGCTTCCCGTCGAGATTCGTCCACATGCGCTAGAAATTGGTCCGGATAATACCTACTTGCGGGGAATATACGATTTGTCTTATGGGAGAGCTTACGAACTCATAGGGAATGAAATAACCGAAACCATCAATAAGGGGGTAACGCATATCAACAGAGCGATGCGTCAGTTGATAGGGCTAAGAAATTTCTTCAAGGCATCTTTCGTTTTATCAGATGATGACAACATTTCTATATCTATTGGTGGTGACGAACTCGGTACGTGGCGAATAACTACCATCATCCATCGACTGGGTGGTGCTATTCGAGCCTGTATGGAGACCATAAGTACGGTATCAGGGCTAGAAGAAGTCCTTAGTGGGCAAGCCGAACGCGTTCAAGATTTAATTAATACTATCAACAACAAGACTCAGCAGTCCAAAAGCCATACCACCAAACGCATATTTTCCACGATCGTGGAAAAATTTGTAGAATTACTGACCGGTATTTCTGTAGGTATCCAGAGTCTCCGTGAATTTGTGGCTAGGGTAACCACACAGACGATGGTTCAACCTCTAGAACTATTATCGGAACTTAATTCCCTTATGAGTTACTTTACGTCGGCGGATGTACGTAAAGTAGACGGGCCAGCGGCGCTTATTAATATTTTTAATATGGGAAATGAGTTGTTTGTTAGTATGGCTAAACGCAGGACTACCAATAGCCTCAACGAAGCTGTGTTGGCCAGAGCTGTGGGGCAGAACAAACAAGCAGTCCGTGATGGTGTTATGGATATACTAGAAAATACCAGGGACGATAACGAACCTGTTTTTCACCCCTCGACCAGAACAACACTCACAGATTCGTCCGATTTGTTTAATTGGTCGGAATTTAATACCGATCCGTTGTTGAGAAATATTGATGTACAACAAGGAGGGTCGTACGACATCTTAGAACGGAAGACCAAGTTGATTACAATCAACGATATCCTCAGTACTATAGACGGAATGTAAACACCCGATTGAATAAAATGACCATAATTAAAAACATCGAGTATGTTCTTATCACTCCTTAGACAATGGCTGATGGTAGGCCTGCGTTGTCTGGCGAATGGGGTGAATTGCTGGCCTACAGTCGCGTGAATCAAGGAGATCCCGTATTCGGTAGTAACTCCGGAGTCCAATGCGTGATAAATTCCGTTGTTTTTTTAAGAAGCATCTATCTATATGGCCTCAAATCGGTTCTCAGTAGGGAGGCTATTACCACCATTCTCCATCAAGGGTCGGCTATTTTCACAGCCGTTAGTACCGATGGAAGATATCTACTTTGCGATGAAATACCTCTTTTTATCTCCACTGGTGGTATTACTACCATTGGAGCAATTTCTAAATCCTATGGGAACATGCCAATCATTGGAGACTCTGGAGCGTTAGGCGTAGAGGGCTTGGTAATGGCCAACGGGTACGAATTCGTGGAAATTATCAAGAGTCGGTCAGCTCATCCACTCGACTATATTGTTGCAATTATAGGAAAATCGGCCATCGCACTGTATCGCGATAATGATTTTGTCTTTATCTTCGAGCCACATGGCTATAAGGATAGCGGCGCATTCGTTTCCAGGATATACCTCAATCAGCTCTATAGTTTTCTATTATCGTACGGCAGCGAGAGTCAATACAATGCAGTATTCGTGTACTTCGCGCTAACAAAAACGGACAATCCAGAGGCCTATCCTCTGCACATGTTACGTAACTATATTACTGAAAAATATGGTGCCGTTGATGCTGTCCCAGAGCTGCAGCGAAATATTCAGGTTCGGATCGCATTACAATTACAACAACCTAAAACCAAACGAACGCTGGATGAATACATCCAGCGCGCTGTCCGTCTACAACAAGGCAAACGAAAGACCAACTTACCGTTGTTGGTATCAAACGAGGCGCTCGATGATATCACCAGATCCAGTTCTCGTAATCGAGCCAAGTCTAGCCGGCGTGAAGCTTCGGGACCAAAAACACATGATATGGAAAGTACCACAGCTCCCTCCTCAACAATAAAATCGCCAACACAATCTGATTATACCATGGAATCGTCAACACCCAGAGGCAGAAAGCGCACCGATCCCATAAGTCCTTCTACACCATCTGCCATCCCTCGTTCTAAGCTCAAAGAGTCTCCAAAAGACGCTCCGATAAAACATCCGCGTTCTGATGAGCCTACTTCACCCCCAGCTAAAATTGTTCCTAGAATTCCACACGATACCGATGCTGAAAAAGTAACCACTCCGCCGGTTCGATTACCCACGAAGGACAAAAAGGGTAAATCCAAACAATCTATCGTTCAACCACCATCTACGTTAGGTCCCGAAACTCCTACTAACCAAACCCAGAAACTTAGAAAAACATCACCAGGTCACGCATCCACACCTTTAATTAAAGCCAAGGAACCTAGTCAGTCCCCGGTTGTTTACCCAGTTCCTGTACCAACAAAACCATCTAGTGAAGCACCGGATGACAAGCCGATTAAGGTTAAACGACACCCACCTCCTCCTCAAGTTGTCCACCCACCACCTCCTCCTCAAGTTGTCCACCCACCACCTCCTCCTCAAGTTGTCCACCCACCACCTCCTCCTCAAGTTGTCCACCCACCACCTCCTCCTCAAGTTGTCCACCCACCACCTCCTCCTCAAGTTGTCCACCCACCACCTCCTCCTCAAGTTGTCCACCCACCACCTCCTCCTCAAGTTGTCGACGCTCCCTTGGTGCCTAGACCCATCCCTGCTGCAAATATCATTGCACCATTGGATTCGGATGGAGAGATAGCCAACACTATTTCCAGATGGGGACGATTAGACGTATCCCCTCGATTGAATTCTCTATCCGATTCGGTTAGACGACAAACCGATAAACTATCGGCCCTACCTGTATTGACAAGTAAGTCTAAATTGAGTAATATCGATGATGATATGGCTTCGGCAACCGCCAGAAGATTGGTAAACCAGGCCGTGTGTTTTATGATAGAGAATGGTATCTGTACCATTCGAGATACAGAAAGTCCTATGGTTGATGTTATCCGTGCTATAAATAACATGGATGGTATAAAAAACAACTATCCTAACATGGTGGACTTTTTGACCAATACAGAGCTTCATATGGATTCGATTAATGAGCATGCTCACAAGCTTGGCCAACTAAAGGACGATACGAATGAATCTGGTCACGTGTTATATTCTAAGGTTAATACAGTGATGAAGAAGTTACTTGATAGGACTGAAAATTTTCTCGCTGATATGAAAAAGAATACTATCATGAATCCGTCTATACCACCAAAGGAAAGAATCGATACGTTCAAGCATGGCCTAGAACCATACGTCAGTGGTCACACAAACCTATTATACATGGCAGATACCCCATCTGGAGTAAACGTTATGGATTTTGTATCGGGAACATCTCGGGCCCTATCAGATGCTAGAAACCAGGAAGAAGATATTATCCGCGCAATGGTTATGATTATAACAGAGATTATAAACACAGCCGCAGCCGCCGTTTCCGGAAACGGCGGCTTTATTCCTGTGTTACTAGATAGGTTTCCAACTCAACTGCCTCACGACATGTCTCAGATATTCAGACTGAACGACAATTTCAAACAGCTTATATCTCTGGTAAAGGATAGAACTCGTCACCACCTGACGAAATACGACGCTATTATTAAATATAGCATCACGGCTTCCAAAAACAACAATTCTAAATTTACGCTATCTCGTAGCATGTATGATCCCCTATATGAATATGTGAGAAATTTGACCGCTATAGATTTGCAATTTCAGCAACTTCAACAACTATGTCACAATCAGATCCAGTTTATTCCATTTACTGGTTTGCCGGAAGTCGTTGTATTGATGGGTCTTATGCAAGTCGATGTCAACATAGATGATCAAGCAGGCTTGGAGTTTTGGATAGAGCGGATCTATCAAGCCGGTACCGATGGGTTCCTGCCTAACCAGGCCAAGAATATAGCTGATATCAGAGCCATTAATGCAGCGTATACGGAATCTGTCATCAGCGAACAGACCCTTTCTAAGATTTCAGATGATATGCAAACAACGCGTGGAATTTTAGCGAATTACGATGGAGATTATGATACGGCTAAAAATGCTTTACGGGCAATGCTAGCCTCGGTAAATTCAGAAAAAGACAAGATTACGACACCTGAGACAAAAAATACCCTGGCTGGATATGAGAAGGAATTACAGAGTCAATTAACGCATATAGAAAAAGAAGCCCAGCAAAAGAAAGCCGAGGAAGATCAATTATTATCTAGACTAAGGGGAATGCTAAAACCCACGACTAACTTTTCAGGATTGTTATCTAGTCGCGATGTATTATCCGACATGCGCCGTGCTCGTAAAGATCCAGAGGCCATATTAGTGGCGCATCCAGATATTAGGAATAGTCTTGCGTTGGATATAGAGGAGCTAATAATTACATATGGTAGATTTGCTAGAAAATGGACAACGGAACCTATAGAGGGATTATCTCGACCATTTGTAGAGATGATCAATTTTTTGCAGCTCCAAAACGATCTACATGGGGAAATGGTATTCTTTAATGACTTTGCTGACGAATTTGTGGTGTTATTGATTGCCGTCACGGACTCCCCTAGCGAGACAATCCTCCAAACACTTATAGATAAAATATCTGCTATAATTCCATCGATTACCAGCATTGCAGACGGGGCCGATAAGAGTAATCGTTTATCATTCCTGGACGATGTTCTAGATAAAGCCAGGAATAAACTGGACGCTATCCGCAAGGCCAAACGAAAGGAGGAAATTGATTCCACTTTAGATCGACTCATATCTGAAACGGGAGACATCCAAAACCAACTAAAAGCATATCCCAGCAAAGATCTCTACAATGATGCGTTTAAGAAATTAACCGAGGTAGAGGATGCTATCGGAGACCTGAACATGACCGAAGATGAACGATTGGCAGCGGATAAAAAATTAGGAAATCTCAAAAAGCGGGAAACTGATATTACTAAGGGATATAATGATTGGGAGACTAAAGTACAGTTAGAGCTCGCAAATTCTGAGTTCGAAGCATATGCTGCCAATGTCAAATCGGTATTGGCCCAATCGGTTGAATATAAAACATTTCCCGTTTCGGAATATTCTAAAATTGAACAAAATGCCCCGATTTTTCGGTCTCATTCGGGGTTCGCCGCTTTGGCGCAGCCGGCAAATAAGATGATAGACACTAATACCTCGGTTATCTTGAACAACGTTCGTCGCTTCTTTGAATTTAATCCATACAAGCCAGGAAATAGCCCGGAAAATATTCCCATTCCTCTGATGACGGATATACAATGGGCTCGTGACATGAATATTATATTGCCCCATTTATCTGGGGCGTTCGGTGTTGCGGTTATGAAGGCCAAAGAAGTCATCTCCCTTTATTCCATGATATTCGAAACGCTTAACAGGTCCGGAAATCGTATTAATTACTATGATGTGATCCACCAATATCAACACAGTTTACGAACTCTAGATGAGCTAAAAACATTGGTTCCGTTTTATCTCACATCCTACCGGGAGTTTGTGGCCGCCAGACAAACGTTTCAACAGATTGAAGCCGATGTTTTGGATGCTAGAAATAAGATCGATCATTTAGGAGATAATATAATACAACAGGCTCATGAAGTTGTCACTAAGGATCAAGCCATTGCCAAAATGACAGAAATTAAGAAGACTAAATATGAAAATGATAAAATAGCGACAATGAAAGTAGCGCTGATGAACATAGAACCCAAGGTCTTTCAAGGAACCGCTTATTTTGAGTATGTGACTCAAACATTAGCGGCCGTGGAAAATCTAATAAAGCTACTCGAGGGGGACTCGAATAAGGTCATTGCGGAAAAAGTGACAACAGCCATTCAACATTTACAGAATATCATTGATGAGCACACCGATCGAGATAGAGCTGCCGAGATGGCACTAGCCGAACTAAAAAGAAAGCTATTGATAGATGCTCCCGCCTCTATCAAAAAAGCATTACAAGAAGCCATCAGTTACGAGGAACTTGTTGGGTTATGGACTAACCAGCTCAAAGATCTAGAAACCAAAAAGGGCCTACGTGCCAACCAACTCAAGCCATTGGTGGAATGGCTTGAGGCAACATACGTCCCACTAGAGCAATATAAATTAAAGGACAGTAGTAAGCCATGTCCGATGATTGGACACCAATCGCGCCTCAATGCGTTAGCTACCAGGGTTAATAATGCCATGTTGTTGGATAATGAAATCCAGGCACTGGTGTCTACAGCCGGTGATAAATTCGAGGCCCTGAAATTGGCCTTTAAGGAAGCAGAGCTAGGACCCAACGAACACAGCAACGCTGTGGCGGCCGTAACCGAGGCACTGGCGGCCATAACCACCCTCATAGACATAACCAAATCAGAACTATATCCTCTCATAGAAACTGTGACCGAGACCAAGGTGCAAGTAGCGATAGATAAGAAAAAGGACATTATGTCCATTGAAGCAGCGCTAACATTGACCGGTCGTGGAATTTCAGAAGCAGATTCGTTCTTTAAAAACGCTCCGTCTCTTTTTTCATATCGAGATATTCGTGCTGGTCTTAAACGGGCCACAGACCTGCTAGGAGAAACTGGCCTTCTTCCAAAATGGAAGAAGGCCGAATTCAAGCCATATATTGCTTTGTTGAATCTCAGGAGCAATTTTTATCAGGCCTATGGAAACATGAACATAATTACTATAGATAATATAGTCGTGAAATACGAACCCCCTAAAGCAGAAACTAAATTTATAGATCTGCGCGCGGCTAAATACTGTAGCCTAAATGATAAAAGCGTACTAGATGTAAGACGTCATCAATCAAATTATGATACGATAGGGCCGGTGTATCTAACATCAGATTCCTCAGTGTTAGAATATACCATGTGTTATCCAACGGTAGCAGAAAAATTAGTCGATCTTACTTACATCAACGGTGATCGTCTTACTGACATCACGACAAATTCTGGCGACCGCACCCTTTCCGCAGAATTGGCAAATATTCTAATCACTAGCATGATTGTAACAGAATATCAAGAAAACTATACCCATGGTATAATATCTGAGGGGTTTGTATTTTATTATACCAATTATGTAAATAACAAGCAATGGACCGAGCCGATTCAGAATTACACGATAGTCAATATGATGCTATATACCCTTATTATACACTCGGTATTTCTAGATGAACACGCCACTCTTTTAATTTCTTCCGAACGAGGTAAACTGACCATCAAACAGGGAAATAGTAAAATCATTTCCCTGACCTTGAAAGAATTGATTAGCTTACTGATTATGGCCTTCCCGCATCACATCAGATACTGTGCTAGCCTATCATATGTTAAGCAAGTGGAATATATAATGAAGACACTGTTCCCGCTCATAGATCTCGGGGCAAAAACCTGGGTAGTTGGGTCTCTTAATACCACCCAAACCAAACGAGGGTTGCCGATAGATAGAACCGGCGCTCGTTCAAATTCCATGTTTGGAATAATTAAAAACGAATGGATCAAGTTACCCACTCCCGATACCTTTCAAAAACTTTTAGAAGATTGGTTAAAAATCTCAAATTATAATAATGTCGTTAAAGAATTGATCCATAGGACTAATAAGGGAAGTGGATTTCAATCGCTCCTATTCGCGATAGCCTTCAACTGTATTCCAGCCAATATCCTCAATTTGCTATGGACCGGACTGAGGCCCGTCACACAAAACGAACCTTATTCTTTGGCCGATTATTATCATCACAGAGTTTTGACGGGCCATAAATATTTACGAACCGAAGCTACGGCTATCGATATTCAAACAAAACAATACGATGGATTGTATCATTCAGATCAATCTGTCATCACTTATACCATGCAGCAAAAATATACACAACTCCAAATCAATGCTTTCGATATGGCTCTATTTTCCATCATACTCGGAGTTCCTATGGTAATAGGAACTCTCACAAAGGATCCACTGGGGGCTGGAAATATAGAGTTTTGCCGTCTGTTGTCAGATTTGAGAGTAGGTGATAAAACTTTCGATATTATGTTACAGTCGGTCGATTTTTCCCTAGAATTTATGAAGCAGATAGGAGTTGATTATAATTTAATAGAGAATGCTTGTTTAACTGCCCAGATTAATCCATTGGTAGCGTTATTGAGTCACCGAGGGCTAAAGGATATTTCTCCGGCTCTGGTGTTGGTGGATGAATCTAATGATGTTATTGATATATTGATGGAAAATACCACGATTCCTGAATTAGTGTTTAATATTGCCCCAGAACAAATAGCTGATGTTCGCATACCATCCAACTTAAACCTAAACCATTTTCCAGATACCGTATCACCAAGCGATCCTTTATTTGCTAATTTTATAAATCAACCCCTGGCCTTTGATATACCCGTTGATGAAATACTAAACATACGACCACGATACAGCGATGAAAGGGAACCCGAGGAGGTAACAATTGAATTGGAATCAGACTCCTCAGCAGAATCGGAATATGAATCTGGAGTCGATCAAGAAGATTTTGATGACGCTGATGAATTCCAGTCCGAATTACCAGATGACACAAAATTCATAGAATGGGATATGGATTTCAATTCCCATCCATCGCCCAATTTGAACGAATCGGTTATCCTTTCCCTTCCTGTATCACCCACAGAACCGAGAGATCGAGATGATACCTATGAACTATACCAAGATCTTCTGACGAATATAAATCAAGGAGGCGAATCGATGAAATTTCACGCTTTATTAAAGAGATCACTACAGAAATTGATAGATAGGTTCGAAGATATTAGAACCTATCTACAACGAAAAACCAATAGTCTTCTGTTAGACATTCAACGTATAAAACTGATGTTGGATTAACTCTCTGGTCTTGTGTGTTGCTTCACCCCGAAATATGAACCACCGAGGGGTCCGGGTCTCGCAAATAGTTGTATTGAATTTGAATCTGTCTCGATGCGAGGAAGTCGATTGATACGGGAACGGGTAATCACAGTGTTGAACAAGTTTGACTGTATTAACAGGCGGTTTCTATCCACTGTACCGTCCTTGATTTTGTTCGCCACTTTATCAAAGACATTTTCCAAATCGAGAAAACTTACATTATTCAGGGCGCTGAAAAGATTATTTTCGTCCCCTGTAACCACATAGTTATAACAATCAGCAATAACCGTCTGGAGAGATTTTTTAGCAGAGTCGGTCATGATGAGGCTTTACCACAACTTAGCTACCACTGCTGTGATCAGCATCAAACCAATTGTACATACGTATGGTCGCAACGCCACGGCCCATCTGGTGATATTTTTATATACAGCTGATACATGGGGTTCGGGAGCAGGGATAATTGGTGGTTTGGTAACCTCTTCGGTTTTGCGTCTTTCTTCGTTTAATTTGTGAAAATTTTCCAAGGCGTATACTCGTACATCATCCAACATCTCTGCTAACTTATTAGCATCAGAGGCCACGTTGAATCTAAAGTTCAGCATTACAGAATCTGAACCACAGAGTGTAAATCTCTGACAATGCATCTGGATCGCCAAGGGGTTGGCCGTAATTTTTCCAGCAACTCGTTTGGCTTTGATATCGGCTAAACTTATGCCTACTATATCTCCCCTCGCCAAAACTACAGTATCTAGGGACTGGCACGCCCGCCCTATGTGCTGACCTGTTGGTTTTTCCATATATCCTACCATCGTAACCGATACTCCGATGTTGCTAAATTGCAGATACGGATTGTTGGTCCCACAGCAGTGTTTGATCTTCAGTAATAGGTATTCTATATTACAAGGTCTTTCCGTCAGCATGGCGGTGAAGAATCCATTACTCGGATTGGTGGTAGCACATCCGTAGGAATCAAATCGTATCATGTCGTTTTTCAGTCCTAGGATCATATTGATACTAGAGACCATGGCACTATAGCCCTTTTCTGTTAAACGAACCATATTAGACGTTCTCCAGAATCTGATGTAGGTCTAGAAATTTAGTTAAGATATTTTTAAACCGCTCCTTTTTACTCTGTAGGAGTTCAGAGTGGACACAGGTTTTGTTCTTGTATTTAAATAAGGAGATTAGTTTCTGAGTGGAATTTATATAATTGAGTTTGTTATCGTTGGTGGGAAATAATACGTCTAATTGCGAAGGTGTGATATCTTCGAACCAAATCTTATAATCGGTCGTTCCGTCGGATATATATTTCTGGTATAATTCTTCTAGCGAACACTCTGTTAACTCTCGGTGTGGTATCACCTCGGACAATCTCTTAGGTTCTGCGATGTTTGAGGAGCAAGCCATACAAGAGGATTCGGATTTGTACAATACCGTCTCCTCCTGGCGAGATACGAAGAGAAATATCGAGAGCCTCAAGTATAATGGGTTCGAACCACGCCTTCTTTCTGGTAACGACCAACTTAGGTCAGAAGTCCTATATTCCTCTTATCCATTGGATTTAGTACCACCAAATCTAGGCGAGTCATCGGATCCGTTCGATGCTGCCGCCGAAAGCGGAATTGGTCCAGATCCGGAACCGTTCTTAGAATTAGTGTCAGAAACATTCGCGATAGATAGCGAATGCAGAATTTGTTCCATGCTGGAACTTTTTCGGAAAGCTCGAGTTCAGAAGGTCGAATGGTTTTTAGATTATATCGCGTTATGTAGGAAATGTCTAGCCGCCCCTTTGTGCGCCACTTCCACCTTCATAACCGCGTTCGAATTTGCCTACATCATGGAAAAACATTATAGCGAACAGGATGGTATTACCGTAATTGGGGTATACAGTAATCGGATGATTTCTGTAAATGACATCCAAAAACATTTTTACATACACTGTTGTTTTAAGACCAACGACGGGGTAGTGGGAAAGATCTTATATTCTAATTACTCCTTTCTAATGCAATCTATTATCAAATCGGTGATGTTTATTCCATTTCCGAAACATCCAAACTCTGGCAAGGACGTCATGGTACAAGGTTGGAAGACCACAGCCACGACCGTAGATTGTATGAAAAGATACAAGACGACCCAATCGTGTTACTCTATGGCCTCGACTAAGAACGAGGCCTATGCCAAAACGTGTCATCTAGGAGATTCCCCACAACTCTTTGCTTACTCGGATCTCATCGTGTATCTATTAGGGGGAACTAACGCCCTACCTATCAAAGCAGAAGCCATGTCTCGAATCAAAAACTTTAGGGACCAGGATGCGATAGAACGGTACCACAATGCCAACAGGGGGGACGTTCGCGAGCCGTTTAAAAAATTTTTATATAACGGAGAACTTGTGTTGGATAATGGGCCTGAGCTTCTGAGTTTTTTCAAGCACTCCCAATCGAAGAACGGGACCTCGACTGAATGTGTGGCATGCAACATGATGTTGATCAAGCAATATTGGTACTGTCTAAGGGTATTACGAGAAGATATATCTCATCACTCCACAAACAATGTCAGTCTATATGACTGTATAGAACCTGTTATATGCACGTGGTTAGAAGAGGATCGCTTTCGAACCCTAACCGGTCGCTGTGATCGGGGTCGCTTCTATAAGCTTATTACTAGTGTAAATCCGGCTGTGTTATACAAACACTTTTTTTGCGACCCGGTTTGTGCGCTCAACAGACAGAGGGTTAACCCTGAGGTACTATTCGATAACGTAGACGATTTGTCTCTAGACGATCTCCAATTACAAAAAGCTATGTTCGCACACGATAACAAATTCGATGACCGAATTTGTCCTGGCGTATGGGCGGCAGCCTTCGCTTTTAAATATTACCAACTCCATCCCCCAAAAAACACGGTACTAAACGCTCTCATTAAAGACGTGACCTCTTCTTTTAAAAGACATAACATCAATCTCGTATCGCTGGAGCATACACTCTCTAGATACGTTTGAGGACTATGGACAGAGCACGCACCCTATCGACTCGCCGAAAGAGTGGTGGACGCTGCTCTATGCGCCGCAGTTTCCTGGCTCGTAATCGAGTTCATCCCTATGAACGGGTGGCCTTTTCAGAACAAACAAAAACCCAATACGACGAGGCGGACTTCATAAAAGTATATTTTGAATATATCTCTAAATATCCTAGCTTGGAGCTCGATATGTTGCGAATTATGACAACCCCGCTGGTGAGTTCGACCAGAATATCCCTCCCGTGTCCCATGTCAACCCTGGTTCCGGATTGTTGTCTCTGTCTGTCAAGCATGGGTCATTTTTCTGTCGTCGATAGCACCTGTGAAATATGTGGACCCAAACGCCATCAGGACGATAAGTTGGGAGAACCTGCTCTAATTCTGGCATATATTCATCAAATAAACAACACCGTAGACTATAAAGATTTCTACACCTCCATTATTGCCTACGCAGGAGTGGCAGGTTGCTCTATCAAAGATGCGTTTGAGCTCATCATTCCCCAGCGTATGTTATTTTCGTTTTATTACATGTTTAGACGATCGACCGAAGACTTCTACGTATTGTTCAGAAGGGGTACTGGAGGCTCCCTATCTATCCTGATTGTGTTTAAGCAGGATTCCGTTCACCTACGTTCCGATTTTCTTAGACAACTAATGCGCAACGGGACTGGGTTTAACGGGCTGATCGACGTCTATAATAAACATTTCATCCTGGCTCTACAACCATTCCCCGACTCAATAATCATAGCGGATCCAAACATCAATCAAAGTGATATTTATTTCAAAAGCCAGGATCTCAACGTTTCAGATGAGCTCCTCAGCGAATACAAGAAGCTCTACACATCCTTCGAAAGATTTTCTCCACCGGTTCCGTAAGTTCCGGAGTACCAGATATTTCCACCAGCCGAAAGCTACCGCATTGTTGTATTTTGCGCTTCAAGGCGGGTGAACATGTAGCCGATTCTGGAATAAAATTTCTTAAACATGTTTCTGTTTGTCTGACATCATTATGAAACAGGGCCTGAAAAGTAACACACACTGTGCTAAGGAGCCGTGTAAAATAATACTCGGTGTTCAGAGGAATGTTGTTCTTTATCACATACTGCGGGTCCTCCGCTAGGTCAGAGATAAGCCGTTTCTTTGGCTTCGGGGGAGGCATGTGAACAGTGTCTAGCTCCGAGTCCAAGCAATCGTACTGAACAGTTGCTGCAGGTATCGATTCTTCAGAGATCATAACGTATTCTATACGATCTTTTATCTGAGGCAATTGTTCGTTACGTTCCCTCAATTTTCTGTAAACGGTGAGATGGGGAATTTTGCTGTTTACGTAATTCTCCGGAGCCCTGCTCAATTCAGATGTCATGATAAAATCTTCTATGTTCAAATCATGCCGAGATATTTCCCTATGAGCTTCGCGGATGATATTCCCAAACTGATTAAATCCCACCGGTAGGGGGCGAGATTTCCATTCTCCAAGCGCCACGCTAGCAATCTCGGCCCCGGCTCTGGCCACGGTTTCGTTATAGAACAAGCAATCTACCAACCTTTTGGCATATCGATTGACAAATACACAATTGTTTTTTCTGACTAAGTCTACCCCCTTCATCATCATCTTCTCGGATCCTATCAATCCGATGTATTTTTTCTTGGTAATCATCAGCAAGCGGGTAAAGGTCTTTTCACACTCTAGTTTGATGGGTTTCCTAAACAGCGCCTCTGAAATGTGCTGCGCTACAGCATCTCCGTGTTCGGTCCAGCCGGTGATAGAAAGACCAGTGCATTTAATAAATACAGAATCGGTGTCCCCGTAAATAATGCGCATCGAATGAGGTTCCTCTCGAATCACATATTGACTCATTTGAGGAAAATCAACAAGGAATTTTTCTCGTTCGGACCATCTTTTGTGAATATAATCCCTGGTGTCTAATAACATGTTACGGCCCACCGTGGTTACCGTGGCCGCCACTTCCAAACATGGCAAAAGGCCCATGGCTACTCCTGTGAAGCCATAGACTGAGTTACAGGTCACTTTGATGGCTAGCTGTTGTTTGTCTAACAGCAATTGCTCTTCCGCTGATGCCGTTTTCATCCTCAATCTGATGGCTTTGCGGAGGGAAAGCCAATCTGTCAGCAACTCTCCCAGTAAACTTTGCTTGACGTGATGAAGGACATAATATAGGGTGTGTCCTTGTACATCAAAGCTGACATAATCTTTTCCGGCCGTCAAATTCTTCAATGACTCGACGTTACGAGTCAGCGTACTTAGGCATAGATTATGAGCTTGGATGATACTTGGATATAGACTAGCGAAATCGAATACCACCACCGGATCGACGTAGAAACCGGTATCTGGGTTCAATACTGTAGCTCCCTGATAGCCTATCACGCGTCGGTTGCTACTGCTACTCGTGTTGGTGCTCTTTGAATCGACGCTGTCCTGACTATCTTCTTCAATATCTTCATTGATCTCATCGACCCTCTCCCCAAACTTTCTATCTGGGAGAATATAGCCATATCTCTGGGCCGCCTTCAGCAAGCATGCAAATACGCGAATCTGTTGGCCATCAGTCACTACTCGATTGATGGAAATATGGGCCAGTTTTGCCACTTCGGACATCTCGATATGCGGAGAGTATTTGAAAAAGAGCTTAACTACCAGCATAGAATCCTGGATACAATATTCTCCAATCACACCCCTTTCACGAGGACCCTTGGCAAAATATACAGGAATGTCCTTATAGGATAAGTCATTTTTCTTTTCTCCAAGCGCCTCTTCACACACTGTATTTAATTTATAATTAGATAGATTGAGCTTCCCTTTGATTATTGGATACATATCCAGGGCCACAAGACCGTTCAGCTTTATTTTGGTATTCTTCTGGAAGCGATTATGAGCCAGATCGATAACTTTAAAGCTGCCGCGTTTGTTGAATTTTCCATATCCGTCCAATTTGATGTCGTAACCAGTCCCGGCTTTGGTAATTAGATACGGAAGATCAAATCCGTTGATATTATATCCGGTAATAAACTCTGGTGAATATTGCTTCAGAAAAGTAAAGAACGCCAGGAGTAGTTCATACTCCGAATCGCACTCCACAACCAATGTTTCATCATCGGTAAGATGACATGATCCTAACGAGAACAGTATTTTGTGTTCAATTTGATTTGTTGCCAACGAGCAAAGAACACACGAAATTTGAATAACTAAATCGTGTGCGTTTCCGGCCTCTGGAAAGGCAAATTCATTCAACCCCCCTGCCTTACATTCTATATCAAAACACATGAGTTTGTAATCAGGCCAGTCATGGACTTCCGGAAGGGGGATGAGATCTTCGGCCACACAATTAACTTCAACGTCGGCCGACGTTAAGTGTTTATCAGCGGTGCGCAATTGACTTCTAGCTCTTTCGTTAAATCTATACCACCCAAAACTCTTAAAGTTTTCATTGTCCAATAGGAAGCGTGTAGTGGCATCCACTCTGCCCTCGAATTTGGGTATGATAGATGGTAAACTTTCATTGATGTAATTCATGTGATGAGAATTTTTTACCCTGATGACATAATAATCTCGCTCGTTGCTATCATAATAATATATGTTCTGTTTACGAATTTCCTTAACGTCGAATCCTTGTTCCGTAGCCTGCTTATTTGCCCAATGCCCGCTTGCACGCACGTGTTTAGCGAGGGCCATTCGTAAACCATCTCGCGTCGATATATTAAAATAATTTTCAGCTGCTTCCTTATCCAGGTAAAAGTATGGACATTGTCCATATACGTGAACCGCCACTCGTTTACCACAGCGCGATATTCCTAACAGGGTTAGGATTGTCCCACTCGGATACGTCAAGACTGAATAACGAGAAGAGCTTCCGCTATGGGGGTCGAAGTCTTCGGTGGATTCCACAATGTCATATACATGGAATTCCGAGAAAGCTGGTTCAAATCCTTCTGGACGATGATCGTCATTGCCCCATGTTAGTATACGCTTGGGCCACGGAACATCCGTCCATTTTAGCGTTTCCAGTTCTTCATCGTCCACCACGCACTTGGGAACCCGTTCGGCCGTTCCATAGTTAATTCCGGTAGCACCTGGTGTAATTAGGCTTTTGGGTGCGATATATTTATATTCGTTAACTGTCGTTAAATACGAAAAGGTAGAACTTGGATTCTTACCGCGCGTATCGTTTCTCAGGTATGGGTTGATAAACACAGCCATTGGGATGGATGGTTACCTACGGGTGGTTTAGCTATGGCTTATAAGCACCTCGGTATGGGCGTGGTTTTAAAAAATGTATTTATACTCTAACTAAGCTGATAAAATATCAGAATTCCTTTTAACATGGAGGCTTCTGATCAAATCGAGGGAGATGGAGCTAAAATTCAGCCAGTGGCATTTATCTATGCCTTGCCGATCACAGCCGTGGTACCCCAGGAATGGAAATACCTCGCGGCCCGCAGCGCCGACAATCCGCTATGCGTCATGCCACTGGTCGAAGGCTTGACCGTAGAAACTGGATTTAGCGTAAACGCTACTTGCATCTCCGGAATGAAAACCAACGGACTGGCCAGCAAATCTTACGTGGCCAGGCTGACGACTACCCACTTTTACCCTAACGTATTCATATTTCACGGCGGGGAGAATATTCCGCCATCTACCGAAGCGCCCAACCTTACCAAGTTATGCAACAAGACTCGTAAAGCATGCGGATTTTCGGACTTCGAGCCAGAAAAGTCACTGCCTGGATTCAAGGAGACGACCGCAGCTGAAATATGCGAAAAACTTGGTGTCGAGAAACCGGAGGTCATCCTTTACCTGGTGACCACCGCAGCATACAAGGAGGCAGTGTACCTGGCCAATACGTTCCTGCATTACGGGATGATGGAAACCGTGACGATGAATGGAGCGAAGGCGTCTAAAATTCCCCTCTATCCGATTCAGATGTTTATGTTAGATCACATTAAGATCTCACAAACTCCATTCACCCCGAACACCAGGCTGCTGATCGATAATGTCGAATACCCACAGCCGTTTTTCAATTCCGGACTCCATCGCCTTCTTTTTGATTATATCATCTCTAACGTGGCGGTTGCCATCAGGACCCGCAACGTTGAGTCGGTGGCGATGGGTCTAGGGTACCTGGCATACGAGGATAAGTTTGAAGGCTGTGTCATATCCGGGAAGAATTATGCCAACTTTAAAGCAACCAAGCAACCAGGAGTAACCCCCAAGAGTCTGGCCGAATTGCGAATGGCCGATAGCATGACAGCCGAGCTGGCCCTTAATATCAGCAGCTTATTCGACTCGGCCGTGTATGATAACGGCCACCAGGTATGTCCCTATGACGAGTGGCCAATGTTTGAGAATCGCACCGAGCCCGAAGAACGTCTGGAGGCCCTCTCAAACTTTTATACCAGGATGGCCAGTGAGGTGGCTACTATGGTCTTCAGCATCAATTCGGTCTTGTACATGCTGGAAATTGGCGACAGTCTAGCCAAAACCAAGGACGCTCAGAATCAAGCTAAGGATCCAAACCCCTACGACAGGTTCTTCCTATTCAACGGTGCGTATCTGGGACCAGGAACCCGCCTAGATGCAGAGGGCAACGTGTCAATTCCGGGAGAAGACATTCCTATTGAATTTACAAGGGGCAGGCAGCCCGATTTCTCGCTGTCACATCTGGCATACGCCTGTGGCTTTTGTCCTCAGTTATTGGCTCGTATGTTCTTTTTTTTAGAGCGATGTGATCGAATAGTCACATCATCGCGGCAGGAGCAAAACATGCTGAAGTATGTTGGGCTTAAAGCAGAAGAAAAAATCTGTGAACTCTGTGATGCATCCACCGCTCACGTCTGTGCAGCTACCACCTTTTTCAAACTCAGATATCGCATGCCGTCCTTTATCACGCCACACAAATACCCGTTTGTCGTCTGCGGTGCGATGGCGAGCCCTTATTCTGAATGCGACCCGTTGGGCAATTACGCCTCTTTCTCGGCACTGAGGAGACAACACGACAAAGACGTGGCCAAGAATGTGATGCAGGATACGTATCACGTAGCCAATGATAATTTGTTAATGGCGTTGGAGAAAGCACGCTTTATCAACAAGGACTTAGGAACCGATTCGGATGACCTGAGTACCATGATTACCAACCGAGAGACATTCATGGCAGTGATTACCGAGGTTAATCGCTTGATCAAAGCCGAAGCCGAGCGCTTTATCATAACCCTGTCGGAAGATAGGGATTTTAAATACAAGGAAGCCCTGAAGGACGCGACCCAGACTTTCTCCCTATCATGCAATCCTTATCACATGGGGTTCTGTCCCCTCATGTCCTGCATTCATTACCGCACATTGCTGATCGTCATCCAGGATTTGGGACTGGGACATTGTCCCACCATATTGGCCACCACGTCCCTGGAAAACAAATCGGCCAGAAATGTGGTGCAGCCGTTTTTACGGAAGCGCTTCCTTGGTATGATCAACAAGGGATTTCTCTCCACCAGGGACATGACAGCTACCGTAAAGACCCCAGTGGTGACATCGTTTGATGTCCACAAGCCGATCGATGTTCCATCTGAGTTTGGTTACGATTTTGAAATTTCCCGCTCGACCATAATCTGCCCCAAAGAGATGAGACTGAAGAACCGCATTATGTTCAGAGGAGGTGCCTCGCTAGCCGGAGAACAGACAAAGGGTCGTTTCCAAGCCATAGCGGCGGCCTATAATCGAAGCGACAAGCTTAACCGCGGGGCGCTAAACGGTCCCCATGGCCATCTACTGAAGAAATATCACGATCGTTTGTTTCCCACCAACCCCAAACTGATCGCGGCTAATAAAAAACAGCTACCGGCCATGACTTTCTGGCCCCTATTGGAACAAGAGCGCCTCTCCTCGCTTTATCTTGGGGATATCGAAGCGGTAGTGCCGTTTCTGAGATTCATCAAAAGGGAAACTCAGCAGTACGACAGGGCCAATATGATAGATATGGTCCCCAATAACCTATACACATACGCGCAGTTTAAATTTACCAACCTCATCCTGGACACATGTGGCTTCAAGTCAAATTATATTTGCACCATCACTCCACTGGTGGCTACTGTAAAAACCAGCAATCCCATGACAGCGGTCCATCTATTGGAGCCGACTATTAAAACTACAGAAGAAGCGGCCCAGCGCCTGTCTAAGTTACCCAGACACACCAAGAAGAGCTGTTTGAATTTCGTGAGCCAGACAACCAAATGGCTTATGGATAGGTTTCCGGTAATTGCTTGTGGTTTATCCATCAGCAAATATACCGGGCAGCAAACAGGAGATACTCTATTCCAATCCGGCAATCTGAGCTATCTCATGGGAGACGGAATCGATCCCGCTACCACAGGCCCACGCGATCCCAAGCGAAGGTTTATCGTAGCTTGCCCTCGCGTGGGTCATATTGCTAAATCATCCGCATTTGGTTCGGAGTGGTCAGGAGAGCGTTCGCTGGTTGAAACGATCAAAACGCTACTGCTAGAGGGGCGCTCTGACGTGGTAGCGTCCGTATTTCAGTTATTGGTGAAAAACCGCAGCGATGTGATTCGCACCATGACCACGGAAGAATTTACCGCACTCACCGGAGATGAGTACATCGGAGAACAGCTGACGCAACTTCAGCAGGATGTAATAGCGGCGGGAGTGGGTTGGACCGCTCACGAAATAGCAGATTATTTGGAAACGCTCACCGACCAGACCGACGCGAAGGAAACATTCTTCAGCTTTGCTAATTGTTTGGGGGAGGGGGACTTTTTAGATGCTGGCCAAGATACCCTTGGCCGTAAGCGCAAAGCAATAGAAGAAATGCTAGATCATGAGCAGCCTAAGCGCCCCGCCCTGGATGTGGATGATATGTTTTAAAAGCACATGCTGTATAAATAAAAAAATCATTTTATCGCAATACAGACTCGTTATGTTTCACCGCCGGGTTATGTTGGTGTTGTTGAGTCAATGCAATGCCCATATTTTCCAACTAGCGCTCTTAAAGCGTTGTGATCCGGAATTGATATTGGATACCGATTTAGAAACAAAACTTAAGCTTAATTGCTTAATGATGATGTATTTACACGATCGACTTTTGCCCGGGTTACGGGATCAAGCCAATACATATACCGAGTTTATATCCTACTACTTACGTGTGGTGATCGAGGGCTATACCTTAGAATCTATCTGCTTATGGAACGAGTTAACTGCGTACCGAACCCATCGCAATAAGGAAACCTATTTTGCGGCTACGGTGGGGGAAAATGTCGCATGTGAGTATCATTTGCCTCTGGAATTGGAATTTTATGGCGGGCAGGGAGTCCATAAGGAGTTATGTCTCCTCAATGACGTGGAAAATATTCTCAAACAAATTAACTACTGCCATTGTATTATTTCAGAGCGGTTCATCCAAGCCGCGTTTTCTCCCATAGATACGTTTCTTATTCAAACATTTGGGCGCGGTCCGATTCCCCCGTTTGAATTATATGATGAAAGCAAACCCTGTGCCGTTTGCTTTGAGGAATTGAGCGTTACCGCCAATCAAGGCAAAAGTATTTATCGGAGATTAGCGGACTGTGTCTGTGATCATCTGACTAAAAAATATACAGTTAACGTCGCGGAAGATGACATGCGTAAGGGTTTACCCCACACCCCTGGGTTTAGTCATCGGACGTTAGATGCCTTATGTCGAGAGGTGGATGCACCCCCTGAGACACCCCCCGAGCAGGAGATTGTAAAACAAGTAACGGCAGAGACCGAGCAGCTATTGAACCGATATACTATTTTTTCAAATATACCACCGGCTGTTTATAAGATCAGCGAATTAAAGTATTGGCTCTCGAGCGGTCCTGAAGCCAACAACACACTAGTAGATAATTACGAGAAGAACATTCTGGGACTCCGGGAGAAGGATCGAATAATAAGATCCCGAGAGCGTGTCGTAGAACGTCAACTATTTGGTCGTATACCGGTTCATTTACACACGCTGATGGAAATGGATGAAGATGATGTCATAGGTCAAATTATAGTAGGAAGTCCTCGCCTGCCTCCAGAGACCCAACTAGAGGCACTAATTAGTGCTTGTTATGCTCATCACATGAACGTTCCGTTATTTCGTCGTCTTAATAAATCGAACGAGAGGAATACCCATGCGCTAGAAAAAATTCTCCAGAATGTCCGAGAGGGTAAGATGGAGGATGAAGAAATAGATTCTGGGGCTCCAGATTATGTGGCGGATCGGGGAGCCGTGGCCAACGATATGGAGGCGCTGGAAGCATGCGTTCGAGATGAAACAACCGCACGTAAAAAAATGTACGCCTCTCAATTATCTAAAAAAAGTTTTATTTGTCTCAATCGATGTATCAACACCCAACAAGAAATGCTTCATAAAATGATTAGCGTTAACTTATACGGAGAATCTTTACTGGACGCGACCGTGAAAGTAAAAAACGGGTTTCTGATCAGGAGACTCTTTCTAGAATGGGTACGAGCATGCGAACAGGCAGACGACCAATGCGGTAGTTTGACCGATTACGATAACAGACAGTATGTCCGCAACGCTATCTTACGCCACCAGGTGGATACGGCACTAATGCCAGAGTTGGTAAATCAATTTTTTAGTCTGATAAACGGTCCTATGTTTACTAATTCGGAACACACCTTCGCTCAACCTCCCAACACCCCATTTTATTTCTCCGTTGAGAACGTAGGCCTTCTGCCGCATATAAAGGAAGAATTATCAAAGTTTATGTTAGTCAGTGGCCATAAAGAGTGGATGCGTACCAACTATAAAGAATTTTACACCTTTGTACCTGGGCTTAACCTGAACGATGCTCAAACACAAGCTTGGGTATATATTAGGGAATTAATTCTGGCACTTACGGTGTTTAATTCTATATATCACTGCGGAGGCGTTCGACTTCACCGCGCCGATAAGCTTCGCGTGACAGAAGAGGGCCCAGTGGTGGAAAACGGAATATATCTAACATACGAACGCGAATGTCCTTTGGTTATCATATTAGGAGCGTCGGAAGGAAAGATAGTTCAGTCGACTGTCGTGATTTTGGAATCAGATATCTACACTGCACTTTATTCTATCCTTCAGCGACATAAAACGGTATGATCATGTGGTTATCGTTTATGATGACATTGTGGTCTCTGAGTCTGGTCTACGGACAGACCATTGTACCACCCACAGATGACGTCGGTATATCCATGTCCGAATTGATGGAGAACATAACAAACACAGAGGGGCTAAATACAAATTTTACCATATGCGGTTTGAGTACCGGAACGGATATAGTTCGCCTATCTCCGCCTAGCCCGTGTCATAAATACACCGAAGATAATAATTATGACGAAGGCATAGCCGTGATTTTCAAGGAGGACATCGTGCCGTATGTATTCCCGCTCACCTTTTACACCAAGGAGGTAACTACTCTAACAACCTACAAAGACCTATGGGAAAAGAGCATAGGTCATAGAACAACTATACGTTACGCGCTTCAGCGTGACGAAATAATAGACGTGGACACGAAACATATGTGTAGTACCGAGTCTAAAGTATACCAAGCCAATACTATTCTCACCTTACGTCATAAAGATGCTGGAGAAAAAACCATGTTACCTCTCTATCCGTCGCGATTTGGAACCGATACCACCTCGTCCTACAGTACAGTCAATGAAACCTATGTGGAATTCACCTGGGTAATAGCGGGATATAAAACCTGCACTACGGTCAATTGTCGAGTGATCGACACAATCGCTAAATCACCATACCCGTATAATTATTTTTCCCTGGCGACCGGGGATGTGGTCGAGATGTCTCCATTCTACGATAGAACCGATGAAACTAAAACCGAAACTATGAACGAGGACCCTGAATACTTTTGGATATTTGAAAATTACAGTTCCGTAGACAGAAAGACCAAAGAAGAAATCCCAGCTAGGCGAAGGGCTTTCTTACAGAAACCAGAGTTTCTAGTCTCATGGGACGTTAAGAAAAAGCAGGAACAGGTTTGTTCGATGAAACTTTGGCAATCCGTGGAAAATGTAATCCGAGTCGAACAAAACCCTTCTTATCATTTTACGGCCAAGGAACTCACGGCTACGTTTACCGCTCCGATGGACCAATTTGATATAAAGAGACTCGTTAATTCAAACTGCGTGCCGACCGAAGGCAAAAAAGAAATAGATAGAATTTACAGTTCCCGGTACAAGGATACTCATCTGCGAGTTAACGAAACCCAATATTATTTGGCCACCGGAGGCTTTCTGATTATGTATCAACCACTGATTGCTAAGTCTATCGCCGACCTAGCCGCAAACCAAAAACCGCCATCTAGAGTCCGTAGGGAGGCAGAGGAACCATCCACAGGTTTGATCGAGTCAGTTCGTACAGCAGCTTTTCTCCAAATTCAATATACGTACGATAAACTGCAAGCTCATAACAACGCCATGTTCTCTCGTATCGTATACGCTTGGTGCGAGTTACAAAATCGAGACATAACCATGTGGGAACAATTAAATAAAATAAATCCCTCGGCGGTCATGTCCGCCATAATGAAGCGTCGCGTTTCGGCCAAAAAATTGGGAGACGTGGTGGCCGTTTCCGACTGTTTAACTATTCCCAGGAACAATGTCCGTCTCATCAATTCCATGTATATCACCAAGGGAAATTTGGTAGGTAGCGGTGTGTGTTATAGCCGTCCGTTGGTAGTTTATACATTCGGAAACAGTACCGAAAGCCTCTATGGTCATCTGGGAGAAAATAATGAAATCATCCCTTACGTGGGATTGACGGAAAACTGCGAGCCAAAATCCAGGAAACTGTTTCTTTACGAGAACGCATATATGCTGTATGAGAACTATAATTTTGTTAGGATGGTTCCATTAACCGACATCCCAGAAGTAAGCACGTATATCAATCTCGATCTTACTATGCTGGAAAACGTAGACTTCGTAGCCTTGGACGTATATTCGGCCGGAGAGTTAAAGGAAGCCAACGTTAACAATCTAGATGAGCTACTACGTTTCCAGGCGGCCGACAGGCATGCTATCAGCACCCTAGCGAATGCAGTATATTCTACCGCCGGTGTGGAATTCTTGAAAGGCATAGAAAAAATATTTGCCGGGTTTGGGGTAGTAGGGGAAGCTATAGGAAAGGCCATAGGTACTATTGGAGGAGCCCTGGCTGGGGTCGTGAGCGGAGTCGTGGGATTTTTCAGTAACCCGTTCGGAGGATTTACTATCATTTTACTAGTAGCCGGAGGACTTGTAGCCGCCTTTCTGGCCTTCAAGTTTATTCAGTTATACAAAAAAGACCCCATGAAAACGCTATTTCCCATGACCGCCAAATCGCTAGCTCAGCGAGATCCATCTGACCCGGATAATGTTGAAGAGATGGATGACGAGGCACGACGGGAAACCATGCTGATAGCCCGCCGCCTTCACTTACTCTCAGCAGAACAGAGACTAGCGGCACGCGATTTAAAAAGAAGAAACCTGCCCAAATTTTTGGGTCGCTTTAGGCACAGAAACGGATATTCCAAACTAATAGATGAAGACACCGAATTACATGAGATAGACGATTCCTCCCAATAAACTGTTTCATGTTATAAAAACGCAACTAAATAAATTTTGTTCTGCAATCATTTTATTTTGCCATCATTTGTTTTACAAATTCGTTCTTATTGCTGGTGTGTGTCTTGATGCCAGCTACGTAGCTCGCATCCACCGTCTCGACTGGTTCTGGTGTGACTTTACTGGTAGACGGGGCCTCTGAAGGCGCCTCTTGCGTCTTTGATTTCAGCTGCTGAATTTCCGACTGAAAACCGGAAAGAGTCTGCATAATGAGTCCCAGGGAGGACGCTATGGCTGTATTATCAACAGCGGGTTCCTTCTCCGCTGATTTCTTCTGTTTAGTTACGTGGCGCGCTTCGCCAGGAAACACCAGATCATCTTCATCTGAACCATCGTCATAGCATATTGGCGGAAGTTTCCGCTTCAATCCAGACGATTCTCCCACACGCTTAAAGGCCACCCCCCGAGAGGTAATTACCTTCTCGTAATAGGGCTGACATGGCTGCTGCGGTGCTGCAACTTCTGAAGGTTTGTTGAATTGCTTCAACAGATTATCCAGCTTGCTCTCCAACTCTGAAAATTTCGGATTTGGAGTAGGCGAAATATGAGACGGAGCTCCATAGTATTGAGCATATTGCGGAACAGGCGGAGGCTGCGGCGGATGGTAGGTAGGAGGATAGTGGTGGTTTCCTACCAGCTTATTGAAGTATTCCATTGGAACATAAACGCAGTCCGGAGGTTTTACTCCGGACGATACGCGTTCGTTATTCTCCATACCCAGTTTGTCTTGAAAATTTTCTACCGGGCCTTTTATTTGCAACCCTGCCGGTATCGACGCTTTCGAACTAGCTTGCAAATACGTTTCTCCTATCATCGTCGCCACTGCTTTTTGTTTTTTCAATTCGGCCCAACGATTGGGAATAAAGTTGGTATTCAGGGCTTGTGAAAACAGGGAAGTGTAGAGTATTTCGGGAACGGGTTCTATAAACTCATTATCCCATGAACTTTGGTTGACTTCAGCCGCTTTCGCCTCCGCGACTATAGCGTCTCGCTCTGTACCCGATAGCGCATCAAACGGTAATACTACAGAAGATAATTCTTGGTGATATACCACAACCGTACCGAGTCGTTTTCCCAGTATACAGAGTGATACGTGAGCGATGTAATTTTTATCCACCTCGTCTAGACTGTTAATGCGTTTAGAAGACATGGAGAAAGAGGCTATGTAATTACTTATTAAATAGAGCAGCTTCTCAACCTCCGAACGATCCTGCAGATTATCGAATAGAGACGGATCGGCCGTATTCATCATAATTTCAAATAAATTCTTCGATGTGATCTTACAGAGGCAAAAGGGGCCATATTGACAATCGTGAATAGTTAACACGCGACCCACCACACATTTCGATCGGTGGTCTATATTAAGCGGAATTATATTATCTGGGGGAAGAGCTCGGCCCATAATTTCTCGGTCCACGGCATATAGATCACTCGAATCGGCTGTATAGACTGCCAAAAAGCCACCGACATAAACATCAGGATACATGGTTCTAGAGCGTTATGATTTCCGTTTCTAAATCAAGACTAAATTATAGTCACGGTGGGAATAAATCCGAGACACACAAAGTACAGTAGGTCGTAATCGGTCTTAACGTCAAATTGACCCAGGGTTTTCCCTGAAAACAAACTGTTTCTGAGACGCGGGCGACCCAGACACTTCCCGAGACCGATTTCACACTCAAGCATTAATGCTTCGTGTCCTATGACCACGTCTACTGGGGCGCGCTGTTTGTTTTCTAAAACCGGTACCAAAAAGGTCAATAGTTCTTGATATTCTAACCCTGTGGGAATCGCTTGCTTACGGTTAGTGTTTTTAGAAACGGTTAAACATAACAAGACCAAACCAGGAAACAGATTGGCTATCTCCACTCCTGGATTGCTTTTATAGACAGGTAGCACATATTCTTCCAATAAAAAGTTAAAATTATTATATTGGCTATTTATGGCTTTGGCATCTATTTCGGAGGTTCCGCGAGTTAACTGGTCATCATCCACCGACGATACAAAATTGGATAATATGAGCATTTTATTTCGGTTATCGTACACGTTTGTATTATACGATAACCGTCTCAGTAGTAATAGGTAACAAATACTGTCTATGGCGGCCCGAATAATTGTTTCGTCCTTGGATACCCTAAGTGGCGACCTGTTTGGGAAAATAACATCAGCTGCCGAAGCCAGAGAATCAGAAAGCCGTTCATATTCAGGATCTGGTTGGATCTCTCGGGTTCCTAGTTCATGTTTGGAAACGGGTATTATACCCTTGGCCACCAAAAGTGTGTAAACAGAGTGATTGGACAAAACACCACGCTTATAGCGACCACCGGATGGAGAACTAAAGGCCGTTCCGCCATCGTCTGATGAAACCGCCCCAAACTCGTATGAGATACGGCTATTGGTTTCCAATTCATTTTCAAATTCGGTCAGGTATGTATTAGCATGGCGAATGATTTCATGGATGTTAGTCCTGGTGGTTTTCCCCGTCAGTTTCTCGTGATACATGTATAAACACAAGAGTCCAACTTCGAGTCCGGTATGTTTGAACTTACCCACATATAATTGGGTAATCGAGCCGATGACTTCTAAAACTGTTTGCATAAACTTTTTCGACATTCTAAGATTGTCTTGAGTATTGAGGCTACGGGTTAATCTCGGGCTAGTGGTTAATACACTACTCTGTAATCTACGATACCAATGTCCGAACTTTGGTGTGGTATCGGCACCATATACTGTCTGAATTAGATCCAAACTCAGGGTTTTTTCAAAGGTGAACGGCATATCATTCTTGACCACTTGTACACGTCTAGATTCTCTCGCTACGGGATATGATTTCTGTTGCGCTGAGGGTATCGGCGATAGGCCCTGGCTAGGTGGGAGCACGTCGGCTTTTTCTTGACGGTCGACCATCCTGGATAGATCGTACTCGATTCTGTCCAGAATATCTATGGCCGCCTCCGCGTCTTGTTCCAGTTCCTCGAGTATAGGTTCTGCCTCTTCTGGTATTACCCGCACGTCTGCCTGAAGCCGATCGAGTGCGACCCGAGCGGCCGTTTGTTTGATCCGCAATCGATCTAGTTCTCGCACCGACCGCATCTTCCCATGGCGGTCGGTGAGGTTGCGCATTCCACGATACATAGGATAGTCGGTCGGTCGAAGTAGGTTCCTGTGATGTCCCGGGAACACTTCCGCCATGCCCATTTCCTGTCCGTATGCGCTGGGAAGCCATGAGGCCAGATGTGCCTGGGCAAACATGGTTTATGATCCTTGGAGGTATCGACAGAGTAGCCCAGGTGGATAACAGCTGTCTGAGATTCCGAAAGCTACCCACCAGTTCCGTAGTCCCGATGCGACAAACGGATACTATTCGTAGATCTTTTTGTGCTGCAAATAATAAAGTTGGACATAGAACAATTCGGTCTGTCCCGTGGGTGATTATAGACCGAATGTACCTCGTCCCGTCCCTAAGTTGAGCCAGTCCCTCCAATCGTTGATTGGCTTTTGACGGGGTGGTCATGTTTCCAACATGTTTACATGTTTTAAGTTCTCCTAAAATACAAATCTTTTTTCCCTCACGTGATTCTGTCAATAATATAAAGTCAGCTCGTCGCCCTCCCAGAGTTACCTCAAATAGCGGCAGCGTCCCATAGATATCTCTCGTCGGGTGGTGCGTTTCTATCAACCCGGATAATAACTGGTTCAACTGCTTACAACCGTTACCTCTAAATCCGTTACGTAATCCATAAACTGCGTTAGCCAGCACTTGAAAAAACCTATTGTGACATCTTATTCCAGCGTTAAAGCGAGATCTCAACGACCGCCCTGATGTCTTTTCGGAAACCATATCGTCTCCACCCAGCCCAAGATTCCGTGGATGCTACCGTAATCTACGTAGATGGGCCGTTTGGAATTGGAAAAACCACAACCTGCCGTATGTTGATGATCGGGGCTCCGGGCCAACAGCGGCTATTTTTTCCAGAACCAATGAGCTATTGGTGTAGATATTTTAATACCGACCTTTTAAAAGAATCCTACACCACTCAGGACGCCAGGACCAAAAACAAGATTTCTGAAGAAAAATGCCACATAGCCACAACTCGATATCAACTGTGGTTTTCGGCAGCCTACCAAGGGCCGGACTATGTTCTGAAGCAGTCCACTGTTGGAAGTTCTATTATGGAGAACCCCACCAAAGGTGAACTCAATCACGCAGTATTACTGGATCGACATCCCTTATCCGCCACCATGTGCTTTCCGTTGGCTAGGCACGTGGCAGGGTTCATGGATATCTCAGGGGTTATGAATTTATTGACCTTTATCCCAAGACCTACCCAATATAACAATCTTATCCTCTTGGATCTGGATTTATCGGAGCAGGTGTATAGAATAAAGCACCGCAATACTATCGAGTCGAAGGTAATAGACACTAGGTATCTTATCATCCTGCGCAATATCTTTCGGTTACTGTTTAATACCATAACATACTGCCAGAACAAACCAAAGGATTGGGCAGAAGAGTGGCTCGAAATACCACTATTTCACAAATCGCCTCTGTTCCGATTAATAGGGGATGGATTGGTCGCAATCAACGAATCGCCGTCCATTAAGGATACTCTATTTCAGATACTACGTCAGAAAGAGACAATAACTACCGATGGTAGTCCTAAACTGCTTCATCAGATAGCCATTATCGGAATGATAGCTACCCTACGTTCATTTCGAGCCATCTTTATTAATATCGATGGATTGACACCAGACCAGTGTTTAGCTAAAATTTCCTCCGAGGCTAGAGAATTTCCCTGTATCTCGTTTACACGAGAGGGTTGGAATGTATTAACTACTTTCCACACCCTATATCGCGCAGACCAGGAAACGCCTAGAACAGATAAATAAGTATCTGGTTCAGAGGGAATTTTCTTACAAAGATGTGTCTTTTAGCTTTGCTCGGCTTGATTACTCTGGTATCGGCCCAGCCTATCACAAATCAATATCTTCGCGTAGTTTTTTCTGGTAACGAATCGAGTGTGCGCGATAATTTAGAATTTAATATTCCAATCTCCGTCTTCAAAAACAATGCCTGGGCTCAACAACTGATGGAATATAGCCCATTCGATGATCGACATCTTGCCACCCATAGTTGGCTGCGGTATTATCGTCGGATAAAAACTCTGACAGAGTCTGATATGAAACCTGTTAACTGGATTGGTGCAAGGGAGGGGATTCAACCCCCCTCTAAGATCATTACATTGACCTCAACTTCCGACTTGATGAACGAAGATCCCCTGGATATCGGCATTCGGACATCATCCTTCAATAGACCAGATAATGTTACCATCAATCTCGAAAATCCGTTATTCTATCCAAACCGGCTGGCTGAGGTCGGCACGGTAAATTACGAATCCCGTCGTTACCTGGTAAACAACGTCATAGGCAAGGACATGATCATGATACGATTCAGTAACAGATTTGTAGATTTTCATCTGTTTATTTACAATAAGAACAAAAATCCTATTCAGCTTCGATTTCTGAACAATACAATCCTTAAGAATTACACCCTTTTCGAAAGCCCATCGCATACCATCGTTCTATTTATCGCCGATTATTTCTTCGCGGCCCCAGTGGTATCTGCTCTCGGACGATATTCATTGACGTTTCTACAATCAGATAACTATCAATATTTCCTTTCTTTGGCAACTCAGCATTTTCTAGACACCGTCTCAAAAACCGGCTGCAAAACCATCAGTGGACATGAACCGTTCATGGGGGTTATGACCTACCTGACCTTCGCTATGTTCAAATTTTCCCAACTCGGACAGACTACCGGTTATTACACTGGAGAAGAAATTTTAGATTTCTATACTAGAGCTCAGATTTTGGCCGACATGATCTCTAGATGCCACGACCGTCCCATACCGGACAAAGATGGAAAGATTAATACCATTCGGTACGGATGGTCTGCGTACTCACAGTACGCTAAGTTAGTGCTGGATAAATACAACCGACTGAGCACCAAAGACCAATTAGACTACAATAGTTCAGAATTTATAGCCTACATGCGATTGTTGTTTATTGACGCCTTCTCCAAATCCACACAGGTTATCAAATCACAAGTTCCACAGGGTTTTGGAGTTTATTCTTACGCCTCGAGCGTGTATTCTAACTTTATCACAACCCAGAGATTGTCTCAGCGCGAGCGTGAGGGTCTCTACTTGGCGCTACATACAGGTCTGGGAAACTCCACGGATGCCACTCGTCGCTTCCGTCGCCTGTTAATGGAAACCACATCGATGTGTACACTGAAGGAGATGACCAAAAGCCTACTCGAGACAGAAACCCTACTGGGGGATACCAACGGACATAACCTATTGGGTTATGTCTCACCATGCCTCTATGGCTTACGATTCGACGTGGCCTATGACGTACTACAAATGCAAGTGTTGACGCTATTGCCACCTGGACCTACCAGTCAACAATCATCATACTATACCCTCGGTAAAGACGCCGAACGCATGCTCAAATCCATGATGGAAATGAATGCTATTTCCATGTCTCAGCTCTTTCCGGAACTGTCTTGTTTAGATATAACAAATACCCGTGGACTATTAGCAGTGATCCCAATAACGCATAATGCTACATTTCTCATCTCTTCTGCACCCCTGGTAAGAGCGGTGACATTCCCGGTGGGTGATACGGTAGTTAGCTCCCCTCTATATGTTTCATTCGTCAACCGGACCTGCATCCCTAGCCGACGATTGATTGGGACTAATGAAATAAGAAGTAATTTCGAACTTCGAACAGATCATTCAGTCTGTTCTGTATGTGGGGTAGTGATCGTAAAATATAGCGAAACCTTTGGGTTTAGAGAAATGTTGTATATCGATAGCCTAGCTACCCAAAATACACTCTTTCACCAAAATGCAACCATGGATAATCCCTTTATGGCTACCGGGCCTATTGATCAGTCTCATTTTCTTCTTTTATTTCCCAATGGAACAGTAGTGAGGCTCTCTGGTTTGATGGAACATGTCTTTATTGCGCCTATAAAGGAGATTGCTATAATTATCACTTCGGTGATAACCTCAATAGCCTTCCTCGCCTTTGTTCTTAAAGTATGTATCAATAAATAAAAACTTCAATATTTTATAATTAACTGCGAATCTTTATTCGGTTAGTGGCAAGGTGATACACGAGTTGAGTCGCATCCTCCTCCGTCTCGGTAAACACAGAACGGCTTCCTACTCCCAGAACGTTATGAATAAATCTACCGCTGGGTAGTTTTGTACGAAAGAAGTCGACGATCCGTCTAGGAGACTCCCCGGTGTATAACATATGGATCAAAGAACTGACCAAACTGATTTTAATAACCAATTGATCCGGTTCTGCCATCGCTCGAATGGTGGAAAACAGGTGTTCTGTTTCTCTCACGTAGGGTGATATTTCAGAAATCTGATAACCCTGGGGAAATTCTGTCTCGATTATGGCCTCCAGCACGTACATGAAAATAAGCGCGGATTGAAATATCTCGTTGGCCCGATCAGCCACTTCGGCGACGGTCGGCGGATTTGACATTGGTGTCTGGCCCTCGCTTATCCTCACCAAAAACTCGTAACAGTTAAGCATGCCGTGGCGAGCGAATAAAATTTGTAACAATAGCATTTTCTGTAACAGGTGAAGAGGTCTGTTTGTATTCTCTCGAATCAGAAAGGGATTTTTGAATAGGATCTTAGCCGCTTCCGTGATCTGCGCCAATCCAGCTCGTTGAGTCCGGCTCAACGAGCATGTCAACTCATGCCCGTCCAATACACAAAACGTGGCATATAGCTCCGATATGTCCGAATCGGCGCCTCCTGTTCCCCATACCTCAGGGCGAGGAGATATTGACTTAACATAAACGGCATCATTGATAGTTACTCTGTTTTTGTTAGAAGGCGGAAAGTCTGGAATAGTTTCCGATTTCATGACCGATTTCCAAATACTGCGCAGGCTCACTGGCACGCTGAGCAGTTTGATTTCAGAGACTCGAAATAATTTTGACGGACTGACATACTCGAATGACGTGGTAGGATGCTGAATTTTGGGGTGCTCTAGTAAGGTCAGGCGGGACTGCTCCACGGATCCTGTTGTAATCACCAATCCTTGTAAACCGGATTGACCGACCAAAGTGTAGTGATAAACAGAAAAAGCATTCCCCAATAATGCACCCGTGTTATTGATGAGGGCTTTTTCAGTAGCCCCTTGATTGGTAGCCGAGACAAGGTCATCAAAATAAAGAGGTCCGGGGGACTCCAGCCGATCCGAACCGTATTTTTTTAGGTCTGCTCGAATATAATACGCGAGGCTACGATCCAATAATTCATGTCCATACTTGGTCATTTGTCCAGTACGAAGGTTGATACCGAAGAGACAACCACCTGACCAAAAATAACATTTTCCGACATTGGTATCCTCATAGCAGGTACTTCCATGGATGGTATATGCCTTGGTATAGCCCACGTTCATGGCTAGAGTGGATTGATCCGAAAACACGTTCTATCGAACCTTTATAAAAACCCCCTTGGTAGATAAAAGGCTCTCCCGGTGCTGTGGGTTGGGCTAACAGCCATGCAGCCTTCGACAGATATCAGCTATGCTCCGCTCCTGGCAGAGGAGGACGAAACCTGTCGTCTTAGTAATGATTATCTAGTGACCTCCCACCAGGCCGTGTCTTCGGAAGATTTGCCGGTGTGCCGAAAGAGCACCATCTTCTCCCTAATCGCCGTGGCTGCGCTCAAATTTATAAACTGTATTATTTTCTTTATGTACTATCAATGTACATCCGTTAACGTATACTTCATCGTTTCCATCTTTATTACACTGATCTACTATGCCAAGGAACTCTACATGCTACTGTGTCTATATATCAATATTCGGGCAGATCGAATGCCACACACTTGGACCCAGAGGATTATTTCTCTTTTGGTAGACATTATCTGTCCGGGATATTTCGTCTACGTATTTTACTCCAACGTGTTCATCAACGGAGACTTCTTTGTTCACTTATTTGATGAAAACGGAGGTCGGTGTTTAATGGTCTCGTATATCTTTTTTGTATCGATGATGATGTACGTAGCGGGTATTATTTATGATACCATCGATTTCGTAGCTCCTAGGCTGTGGACCTACGCAATTCTAAATATACCCATCTGTTACTAAATAAAAAGACATATCAAAAAGCTGTGCTCAGTGTGGTGATCGGTCGTACAGGGTTTTAGTCTGGTCTTTTAGAGATCCGCGGAGAAAAAACCATGTCTGTTGGAGGAGGCTCCTTTCCGCCCGGAGCAGCGAGCCTGCTTCATTCCGGAAACGTATTAACGTCTATTAGGGTCACGTCCCATGATACCTTCTACGATGGGCTCTATCGTGTGGTCTCGGACGACCCAGACATGTATCAGACACAATTCGATATGCTTATCGGTAGCTACTGCAACGCCCTGACGCTGGTCAAGTTTCTGGAAACGGGTTTATCCGTAGCCTGCATGTGCGTCAAATACCCTGAGTTGGATTACACCAACAAAGGAGCCATACAATTTAAGGTCATTCTGCCATCCATGGCCAAGAGTAACCTAGAAGCGGCCGAAAAGCCGACCTATCTCTTCATTACCAAAAACCTGGAGAGGTCAAACCTGCGGTCGTGTTTTACCATCTCCAACGAAGCCTGCGCACTGCTTCTAGGAGAACGAGATGACGGCACCCGTCTCTCCGAATATCACAAACAGCTCGCCATCGGACAGCTGGTTCAAAACGTACAAGCGGTGCTAGATGCCTTCGAACGCGGAACGGTTAACCAGGTGCTGGAGGTTCTGCTCCTTAAGGCTCCCCCCACCCCAATCCTCAAGGTACTCAACACCTACATTAATCAGAATACCCCGCTGGACAAGGTCGGGAAGGCTAATCTAGTTTCCCTAATCAAGCGGCACATCATGACGGACATGTTTTTCATGAACAAACACAAGTCGGAGCAGCTAATCTCGAGAATCGCAGAGATGATCGGAGCTACCCGCCCAAGTATCAGTATGCCTCAGATAACTCACGTGGCACCAGGAGGCACGCCAGTGGATGGGGTTATCGTTACCACAGAACACATTCGAGATCAGCTACTGACCATGAGGTCTCATCTTGTTGCCACAGAGGCCATCGTTCCCACGACCTACGCCAACATGATAGTTGATGGAAATAATGTAGTTACGGCCATTTCTATGGGCAAGGCCGTAAATACATTCGAGCAGCTGGCTAAAAATATTCTGGAGTTCAAGGGAGAACAACTATCGATTAACAAGGAAATTGTGGCAGACTCTCTGCAGCAGCAGGGCATGATTACAATACCAGCTAACCTAATGAGTTTTTCCAACAAGCTGGTGTTTCTGGAAGCACTGGAGAGCGTGTATCGGTCTGTCAGCAACAAGGCATATCCCTTGATAACTAACGTGGATTTGTCATTCCTGATGCCTATAGGCATCTCAAAACCGGCCATAGATCGGTATGCGGGAAAAGGAATGCCTGCTATTACAGACGCCTCCAATCCCAGATTATTTCCCCCCACCTGTATTTATTTTTACAACAAGGACCAAACTCTGGTTCGTCTTTCGTTTGAAGATGCGCTGGGTACTCTATGCCACCCCCTTACCCTCAATATGTCCTCCTTTACGGATGACATCACCAGCGCAGATCTGATTACCACCGTCCATCCATACGGGTCGACGGTAGCCCACACCAATGCGGCATGGTTTCTAAACCGTACCATAGCTGCCTTTCTGGATCACATAGTCGAACATCCAGATGACTTCGCGTTAGACAGTCATGTGATCAATCGGCTGTCTAGCGATCAGTTTCTACGAGCAGATAATCTATACCTGACGCTCGAACGCTCGCCTTACTATGATTTCTACACAGTGTATTCTTCTATTCGTCCGATCACTCAGTTCATTACACCTGTAGCACATCGCCACGTCGGAGTGTCCCTGCGTGCCATTAATGGCAATCTGCCACTACCCCTCTGTTCCACAGATTATCGCAACAATCGAGGGCTGGCGCTGGCTGCTGGAAACCACGCAATGTCACAAGAAACTATACGGGCTATCCAGGCCACGTTCGATGACGTTAATTACCCACCAGTCTTCTACATGATAGAAGCCGCCATTCACGGCAACGAACGCCATTTTGCCACTGCGCTGCGCTTGGTCACGCAATGTATCACCAGCTATTGGAACAATAGCCGATGCGTGGCCTTCATCAACAGTTATCCCATGGTAGCATTCATCCTCACCTATCTGGGTAACGGAGAAGTTCCCATGGAGTGTATTTCCGTATATCGTGACTTGATGGCGCATATTTCTGCCCTTCGTCATCTGATTTCAGAATACACTCTACCAGGGGAGCGCCTTCACCAACACTCACAGGAAGCCCTTAACAATCTTCTCACCGATCCGGCTTTTCTCCCTCCGGTCATTTACAACGCGGATTCGTTTCTCACCCCAGAGTTCGCCGCCATCAGAGACGATCGAAACTTCGAATATCGAATTCACAATGATAACGTCATCATCTCACACGAGGGGGTAGATGTAACAAATGCCCAATGGGATGACATAACAGGACGCATCTACCATCCGGGGACTGACAACGCCACAGCCATTAGCGATAACGAATGGCAGATCAATAACAAGATCTTTTATTACATCATAGTTCCGGCATTCGCCAGAGGAAAATGCTGCACGATGGGTGTCCATTTTCGCACCCTCTATGATCATTTGGCCAGGGTGATCATAGACACGGATAAGGATAAGACATCAAAACAGGTGACTCATCCGAAGAGGCTCACTAAGTCCAGCCTAAATACCCTATTTCATAATTACAATCTATCTGACGTGGATTCACAGGCGCTGACGAGCATAGGCAATCTGGCCAATAATATAGCAGTCCATTCCCACATAGTGCTATACTCTTATCGCTGCGATCCCGGAACCCGTACCAATTACAACAGGTACATGACTACCTACGATGCAGCGCTCTACAATGGCATCCTAATCATGCAGTACCCCAAACGGGATCGTCTGATCATGTTTAATGATCTGTTCTACGCCGTTCCGGTAAACGGGTTTTACGCAGATCGCGATGCCGTCACCCTGTCCCATAATAAGAATCTCGTCGGATTAGATCCGACCTTACCTGTTGTGCCGACCGTTTGCAGCTGTGATCGTCTAAGAGCCATCAGATATCCCATGGTTCAATATGCCGCTAGCTCCAAGGCACCTGTCAATCAATTGACCCACGGCCTATTGGGCTGTTTCTTCAAGATGTCCCCGGTAGGGTTCATTAGCCAGCTTCGGAACGGGTTCCATCCGGGTTTTGCACTGACAGTGGTGAGGCAGGATCGGTTTGCGGCAGAGCAGATCCTATATGCAGAAAAGGGATCGGAAGGCATATTCTTTGGTAATACTGACATGACGAAGGTTGATGATGTAGATGGTCTTTCGATGGACCTGAACCAGAGCCGAGCCCACATCGACCTTGGGTTGGGCTTTACCGCTACATCGGCATCGGCTTATCTGCAGACACCAATCACGGACATGGGCAATATGCCACAGAATCTATTCAACACCAAAGCGCTGGGTGATTTTTACAACCAGGACGTTCAGGATTTTGTCCGACGGTACACCTGCGATAGGAACAAGGCCTGTTTTCCAGACCTTCCGCCCACATCCGTCTTCAGTCACATAAGCCTTGCAGAAACCCCAGCCATGGAACGCGGACAGCCCTCAATTAACGAGTTCGTAGTGACTCCAGTATCTGCAGACCTAAAATATTTTTACGAGTCGTCTAACCCACGAGGAAGATCGGGGTGTGTAATAACATGCGCCGATTATAGCGATGCTATGGCAGAGAAGCTTCTATTCGATCACTCGTTTCCAGATCCGGCCTTTCCATTTAGGGCCACAAATAATCCCTGGGCATCTCAGAAGTTTTCCTTAGGGGATGTAGTCTATAACACCGGTTATAATCAATCCGTAACCCATAATACCTTTATAAGTCCCTGCGCTAAATTTTTCACGGCGCAGGAAATCGTAAGTAAGAACAAGAGTTTTCTGAAAATGCTGTCCGACTTCGATAAGACCATGAGCACCTCCAGCAGCAAGACAGACTATCAGTTTAAGAGCCCGGTATCTTCAAGGGAACTGGTTCGCGATCCCTGCGCTTTTTTCCAGGAAGCTTACCCTCCGCTGTGTAGCACAGACGCTTCGCTGTTTCGCAAATACCATACTAACGCTGCCTACGTTAACGCCCACGAAGAGAATTACTTCAGTCAATACCTGATTGAGGACGCGTCCCCGCTGCAGGGTATTCTGTCTTTCATACGCTAACAGGCGGATCCTCTGTCCAAACAGATTGATAAATAAAGCATTGAAGTTTGAAAAATTATTATTGTGTGTCCATCATGTCTGGGGGTGTGTTTTGTGAGATCGAGATCCCGGCCAGTATTCACGCCGACGATTATGCTCGCCTACAGAAATGCGTAGGATTCCTGGTGTTTATGCCGGTGTACAAATCCTACGCTACCTTGGCCGATATAGATTATAACTCGTATCGGCGCGGTGGTGCCGAACCCACCGCCATGACAATGTTAGCCGAGTATCGACAGCGGTTCTACGGAGTTATCCAATCCGTAACATATCACAGGATGACTATTTCCATGATGGAACTGGGCTCGAGTTCTACATCGTATACTATTAAGAACACGGGACCCTTCGAATACGGAAATGGGGACAGACTTTGTTTTATGCCCCCACTACTGGGTGCTACCATCCAACGTCTAGAGTTACCATCGATCGATACCATATTGGTATTCCCGATGGTGATTCCATCAGACGCGGCCAGAGAGTTTATGTGCAAGATTATGGCCGGAATGATGTACAATTATTGCACGGCCCACGAGATAGAGGTGCAGGAGAAACCAGCTTCGTTAAATTCAATAGTATTTAGAGGCAAACGTTATGACATCACCACGTTTCATGCAAATCACGCGGTGACCGAGAGGTTTCTCAAAAACCTCTTTACTACTCTCATGCTGGGAGTCCACGAGGGGCTATATATGCTACTGACGCTCATGCCGTCTCTTCTCACGCGCACCACCACAGATGTGTTTACCAGTCAGCTGCTACATATGCAGAGTGCCTCGCGATTGGCTACCCAGTATATACGCCCTCCCGTCGACCCTCGTCCCATCGCGGAGGCTGCTGCATTTAGAGACACGCATTGGGAAATGCTGGTTAATTTTCTCAGTCTGATCGGCAAACTAGGAGACTTGTTAGACTTCAACAGCTTCGCTAAGGTGTGTTTATACAACAATGACTCCAACATCGTGCGAGATGGAGAAGTGTGTCGTTGTATCAGAAACTGAAACCATCGCATGTCCGACATCCTTTATCAATGAAAACTATCGCCCGTCTCAGCGAAAGATTGAACCTATTCCGAAGTGGTTTATATTAAGCTTGGTGGCTATTTTGTGTATAATCCTAGTCTGTGCTATTACCCTTGTAGTTTTGATGTATCTAAAATAATAAACAAACCAAAATTTTCAATTCATATGTTCGTTTTAATTCTTTTACATATTGCGTACGCATTCGCTGATATGATCTGAAATCCAATCGCATAATTTAAGAGTTATCAGTTCTGCTCGGTTATACTGCTGCTCCAGTCTGGCGCGTCTATACACGGGTTGCAGAGCCGCTATGGCCGTCACGGTGTGATATACGCTTCTCCCGCATTGGCTGCTGCTCAAAAATACATCCAGAAGGTCAGATAACTGCTGTATGCAACATCCCGAGGATGACATCGTTCTAACCAGCGTGGCCAAAAGGCTGGTAGGTATCTCGCGGTGACGAACTGCAATTTCGGCTAATAACACCCCACAGGCTTCTGAGGTAACGTTAGGTAGTGGACCTGGACAGAGTCCGTAGTAAAACTGCATCGCTTGTACAAACACGTCTGCCAACCAGTCCTCCATCGTGTTGCGCAGATGGGTACCGGCCCGGCAGGAATCATTGATGTGTTTGCACGATGACATGATGTCTTCTGGATGGCAAGTGTTGTTCCAGTGGACTCGAGCGTCTTTTTATTTCCAAATCCACAGACAGCCCGCCCATATGGCAAACGGCCATATCTCTTAGCCAATGAATGGTGTTCGCACCATTCTATAATAGAAGGGTGAGCTATTTATATATTATATTTATATATTATATTTATATATTATATTTATATATTATATTTATATATTATATTTATATATTATATTTATATATTATATTTATATATTATATTTATATATTATATTTATATATTATATTTATATATTATATTTATATATTATATTTATATATTATATTTATATATTATATTTATATATTATATTTATATATCTAACTAATGGAAATCTGGATCGCGGGAAGTTCATATAATATCCAATACGTCAATTAATTTATAATGTTTATTATACAATATTTATGTATACACATTGATCAGAGCTCTAAATTATACGTCCGTTTCTTATACATTCTTTCAAAAAATCCTCTTGCCGGCCTTGTCTACCCCGACTTTTATACACGATTACTCCTCCCATTTTTCTAGATATTAAGTTATGAACGAGACTGTTGAATTCGTCTGGATGATACGCACTCAGCGTTCCATTAGTCGCCTGGTCGCATTTAGTTTATGTTTATGAATTTTCTCGACCACCATTTCCATAATTATCTGAGCGCGTATATCTCCCAATTCTCTGAAGATGAGATAAACTGGTTTTAGTCCCACCAGGCAGGCCATGCTATGTCCAACGGTTTGTCCATAGTTACTGAGTACTAGAATTCTATCCAGTTGGATTCTCAGATCGTGAGGGCTCTGTCGTTGTAACATGGCCGTTATTCTCCGTCTCAGTTCATTATCAAACGATTTCTCTATCTCGTATAGTCGCTTGACGGTCGATTGGATCTCATGTTCCTCTAGAACCAGATCATCCATATAAGTTACCGCGCATGCCACCATATTATGGGCCACTCGATCCGATATCTTGACTATACGTAAACGATCGATCAACCAACGCAAGGAGATGTAATACCACAAGGCCGACCACATGGTTGCACAACTCGGGTGGTTAATTAGGTAAGGTGAAAAAAGGTGCTCGTTTTATAGTACTCAGGTACGCTGCTAAAACCACGGCAACCAACAGGTCATCTGACACACCTGGGCGTTTCCCGGAATATTGTTTATTGCCTGATTGGGTCAAGGTTTCGGTTAGATTTTTCAATTGCCCTACCAAGTAATCTACCGGGTCGTGACTGATTTTCACCGTATTGGACACCAACTCCTGTGACGCCATTACGTGTCCAGAATTGAAATTCTTGATAAAGCCCTCGAAGGCTTCGCTCTTTTGTTTATTGAGTGAAAAAAATGGATATTTGAGAGCCCCCTCGACCGCTCTGCTATGATAAAAATTTACATTGACTCCCTCACATGCCATCAATTGAGCATTGATAGCCACGGCTATAGCCACTGCGGTATCTTGCCCGGAATTTCCTTCAACGGCTATTTTTACTTCCCTAAATTTTCTGCCGTGCGCCAGCCATACACATTTAACGCATGTGGCAGCACATGCTGCGATGCTATCGGCTGCCGATCCGGTTAGGGCTTCCAGGAAATAATGTTCTAGTCCGTAAATCATCAGATGGGGTCCCATATGTCCCAATACGGCCACTCCAGTACCAGATGCATTTCTGTTATTAGTGTATGCCGGATCGACGTAAACATATAGCGTTGGCTCGACGTGTCTGATGTTCTTTCCACTGGCAGTACTGGGACGATATACGCTAAATTGGTTTAGCGTATGTTCGGTGAAAATCGGAATCGAATCGGCTGCGGTTCCTAGTTTACCGCCTATGATTTCGTGCATAAAAGAATCTGGGAGAAATAAGTTTGCTGTGTGTCTGACAGATTTATCCATGGCTATGAAAACGGGTTTGTTAAGAACGAAACAAGAACAAGTGGTGGCATCGGTATGGACGCTTATGTTGGGCATATGGTCATCACAGATATAAGTGACGACATTCAAAAGATTTTCCGTCGAGTTTTTCAGATTATATAAAAAGCTCGTGCTGCTTTTTCCAGAATTGGTCGAGGATACGAAAATAATCTTGCAGTTGACTTGATTCAAGAATCCCATGATCGTAGTGATCGCATCATTCTTAATAAAGTTAGCCTCATCCACGAACAGAAGATTAAAATCCTGTCCTCGCACGCCCTGAAAGGAAGAGGCGAAATTCGTTATGGAGATTCATTTGGAAAACGAGACGCGTCATGTATTACGCTACGGAATTCACCCCGGGGATCGCACCCCGTGTCTCACCCATCTGGTTCTATCAGGCGCATATATCGATAAGCATCGTCTTAGATTAGAGGGCGAGTTATCGGTTAGTGTCCAGACCAGATTTCACGGTTGTGGAAACTGCTCGTCTTGGGAACGAATTAATGCCTGTTACGTCAAAGATAAATTCCTAGAAAGGCTCCTGTTGCCTACCACCGGTTCGGAGAGGGTTTTTCGTTTACAAAACGATCGGTTATCCAGTTGCGGAGGATTGTTTATTTCTTTCCCGATATATTTCCGTTCGGATAACAGAACATATGACGAGTTTAATACAGTTGTAATCAAAATCCTAACCGCTACCGGCCCCCATGATCCGATATATCTATATTTTATCTATGGGGAATTTATGGTCAGGGGCGATGCATTCGAGCATGATGAGGCTCGATTCCCCGCCATGATCCAACAACTACGACGCCATCTTTTACTCAGAGAGCCTCTAGACCGGAAGTTTCTAGCTATGCTGCGTAACATAGAGGAGGAGTCCAAAACATCCCCCTCTGATCTTATTCCTGCCAAGAATTATACCCAAGAAAGAACGGATTATCCCGTTCGTGTAGTTAAACCATCTCGTTCGAAACCAATCTCTGCTACTCCGTCTATTTTAGGGGCCCGTTTTGGGCCACAGCCTGCGTCGGGATTAAAAACAAAAGCTCCGACTAACATTCTAGTCTCATCGGGTTTGGCCTCGGCTGTCCGTAATACGGCCGCGCGTATAAAAACCGGGACGGCTCAAATAGAATCTATTTTAGAGCGCCCCTCTTTTGCCCGCCATGCAGGCGATAGGCAATTTCCTCCAATTCGATCGGTTAATGATATTCTCTACGAGGAGGATAATTCCGTTGCCAAACCCCAACCGATAACCCCGCGCTCTCTACTATTACAATTCTGTCTGTCAATGGGACATAACCCAGGACCGCATTTAGAATGGATTCTGGCACCGATTTCTATTCAACCACGCAGAGATTATCACACAGGGAAGGAGATTTACATCATTAAATATAACGCATCTACCATGAATAGATTGCTAATCTCTCACCCTCTGACCAGCGGTCTGGACGAGCTCCTGAAAATTGGCTTATTGAATAACGTTGTCAATCCACGTAATTTCACTAAAGAATTAAAAGAAGAAGCCATTGAACGAACCCCGGTAATGGCTTGTGCGCTAATAGCCCCCCAATATAGTATATTTTCTACGTTCGGAGTAAACCCAGAAGAGGATTCCATGTATGCACTCAAAAATACCCTTTTGACCGCCTTTGCGCAGTCTATCAGACACTCGTTAATCGACACCCATTTACCACAAACTATTCTATATCATTTGCCAGCAGATTTGGATTATGATACTCTTGCCAGTCTCGTTCCTAATAGTATAGACGCGCTTCTTCAAACAGAATACGCCTCCGAAATCGGTACCTTTCTCAAAAGCTCTCTGTTTGTTGCTACAATGGCCCATAGGGCTAAAAACAATGGCAATTACGAAAGCGGATATGACGATGACGTCTATCTTTTCGACTATTATTTGCTCAGTACCGCACTACAAAAGGACAACAAACTCCCGAATATAGTAAAATTCACCAAAACTCCTCACGTTAACGTTCTGTCGCCGGCGGACGTGAGAGTTGATCGCTCTGGGCTAGTCGGAACTAGAGTTTACTCTCCTGGTGAATTCTACCTACACGTGGCCTTGGGCTTCGATCTAGAGCTAAACGCGATATTGGTCTTTCCCGGAGGTTTCACCTTCCAAATCGACTATAAAACAGAATTCTATAAGCTTTATCGACCCGAACTCGATAAACAACTTTTGCCGCGTTTCTGTCGCGGACGCCAGTCGCCCTTACCATGTCCCTCGATAGCGCCCTAGTGAAATTCGTCGACTTGCTGAATACCAATTTCTGTTTATGGAGACTTATACGAAACGATACGAAAGTTAAGGTAATGACCTCTATTTCAGCCATCAATGATGATCTTGCTCGCGTGACTGAGACTAACGAAGGGTCACAAAGTTTCGGGGTCACGGCATTTCTCTACGTGACTCGTCCTATAACACTACCACCTGGCCGCTATCATTGTTGTATTATTCTCAATACCAAAACAGAATATCATCTAGAGTGTGGGTTGGGCTTCTGTAAACCACCAATAGAAGGCCTGTGGTTTGTGACCTTTATCGATCCCGTGCATCACGAGTCAGATATCTCGCCAGACATCACACAGGAGCAGTTGCCAATACATGAACTTTTTGATCCCAACACGGAAGACTTTTACGCCCCAACGCCGGTGCCAGAATTTCGAAACAACATAATCAACATAGCACCCGGAGCCTGGTGGGATACTCGAGATAGGTTGATTTACGTCCTGCGACTCAAGGAAGAACTCAAGGCTTACTGCCCTACCCTGGAACATAAATACTATCTAGGCAACTTGCTATGTAAAATTACAGCCCAAAAACAGCAATGTGAAATGTGCAGGGCGGATAAACACGTTGATTCAATCAACGGACTTTGGATTAGTGATGGGGTATCGTCCCTATGTGTGTGTAGAGTCCCGTGTCTGATGAACAAAAGCGGTTTGACTCAATTACCCATTACACATCGCGGAGCCATATGCGATGTGTTATTCGACAACGCCCAAGCCACGGAATTGGTGTTGCGTCATCCATTGAACCAAGAACCCATCACCGATCGAGTCTCAGAGTTGCTATATGGCACAGACGCCCAAAAAAACCAACTGGTTCCAGTGGATGATAATTGGGAACTCATAAAACTCACACCATTTATCAGCAGCGCTCTCATGTGTGGATGTTATGAAATGAAACGCAGGATAACGCTCGCCGTAACCAAAAGCGTCTAAAATAAAACTTACGTTGGTGTTATGGCTAGATGCAAATACGATGCTGCTCTTCGTCCCATCATCGAAAGTAAAAGAGATGGTCTCCCCTTTGACGTGATCCACTCTCGTAGAGTCGTACCACGCGCTTAGTTTGCGCTCTATTTCATCAAACACGGGTTCTGTCGCCTTGCGAATGTGAGCAGTATATCCGATCTTGAGACCCTTGAAGCTACTCAACAACATGGCTATCAGAGGGACCAAAAACCAAGTTTTTCCATGTCTACGAGGCACCAAAAACACGGTCGTGCGTTGCTTAAAATGTTTTAAAATATTATTTGTGAAATAAAGATTGTTGAACATATTTTTGAGAAACGAGTCAGTTTTTTCAGCGTGTTCCCGCATGTAAATACTGGCCGTAAAATACGTGGCGTGCATCAATATCATCTTTTGAAAAAGTTCCAAATATGCCTTTTTACGATTCGAGACCCCGGTATGATCTATGCCCCGAAAAGACGTAGACAAGAAGGCTCTAAACTTACAAATAAAATTAGTTAATTGTTTAAATTCATCAACCTCTATAAACGATACTATGGTATCCATGGTACTATTGTAGGCGTTGGCATAAATAGCCAAGTCTCTTCCATTATACGTTTCGAATACCAATCCATCCAGCGCATCTTTCAGTGATCTAATCACAAATGATTTAGGGGTGGCCTCTCCCAGAGCACGGGCGGTCAAAGTTTCATAAATCACCGTATTGCTGGCGAACATAAAAGGCGAGAACGCTTCGTTGCAGCCATGTACTGTTCCTACGAGCGGTAGAGTACTTTGGTGGCGCTTTACGCAGGAAATAGCTGTATTTAGAAAACTCATATCCTCGGCGAGACATTCACGATTCAAAACCGGTGGTTCATCATCCCGCCGTTTGCGTTTCAGACTCTCATAATACGCCTTGGTCTGCGCTGCCAGCATTTGTCCGAACATGTCTTTCGGCGGGACAGATAGAGAGGCCGTCAAGGGACTAATGGTAAAATACCTACATAAAAAAGTTCATACCGACGTTGCTATAAATATGCTACAATCCGGGGCCGCTCCCGATTGCCCATTGTTATGCCATCAGTTAAAAATGGCTCAGACGTGCGATGGAAATTATCGACGTGCCAGGCAACGGGAAAATAAGCTTATGGTAACACAGGATAAAATTACCAACCTTCGTGATAGAGTCAGCGAGGTAACAAAATATAAACAATATCTCCAGGCCCACAGGCGGTATATGCAAAAGGACTTCATAGAAACGCTACAAAAGGAAACTGACGAGACGGTAGAGTTAGAAGAACGTCTGGAATCGGTTCTGGATCAGGCCGAGCAGCTGTTCGAGGACGGTCCCGTTGGAATTCAGGAAGAGGACGAGGAAATAATCCCAAAATTATTGACACAATGTCCTCATCCACTTTCATTGATCCCATCAAAAGGAAATTCGAGCGATTTCCCAAATGCTTCTCCGGAGCAGTTGTAAATAAACCACTTGTTGGATATCCTGTTTTTTACGGGAATACTATCAAGGTCGCATCCGTCAGGAATCTATCCCATCCCCATTTGGTTCTCCACAGCGGATTAAGTTATCCATCTATCAAATTAACAGGAGAAGAGGTGTTAGTTGGACGAGGGACCTATGGAACTGTACATATTTACGTAGATCATCATCTGGCGGTTAAAACCATGCACTCCAATCGAGGGTTTGTCGATGAGTTGCGCATGACCGCACTGGCGTCCTGGGCGGGAACATCCGGTAATCATCCAGCTCGTAAGTTTATAGTCCGTTTATTGGGTTTTTGTTTATCAGAACGCAAATTGGTATTCCGCGCCTATGACTGCGATCTAATCAAGTACGAGCATGTAGTGAGAGGAGCGCTAGATGAATCCGGTTGTGATGCGCTCTACAGAGCCGTGAAGGGATTGATCAAGGCCGTCGTCTATCTAAATATCGACCATGGAATCACCCACTGTGATATTAAACCAGGGAATATCCTTATCAATATTAACTACACGACCCGTCATATCGAGAAGGCCGTATTAGCCGACTTTAGCAATGCATGGCTGAATCCAAATTCTATCCTTAATAACCATACTATGAAGGTAAAAACCGGGGCAGGAATGCTAATAATAGGGAAGCATTATTCTTACGGATCGGAAGCCCCTGGCATAGTACTTAGTCATGCAAAATATTTAAGCTTTGAAATTATATCGGACATACTGAACGATACCAAAGTTTTTGACTATCACTCGGTTCCTACTACTGACCAGGCAATGGAAATGGACTTATATGCCCTCGGCGAAACCCTTCTCTATGTGATAATGTCCACCATAGTAGGTCCCTATAATCAACGGAAGGTTCCTGCTATGATCAGCTTACGACACGGTGATAACGATACATCTATTATGTTGGAAACGTTGGCTTACCGTTTGACCCTCAAAAGCTGCCTAGTGGCTACTTTGGCCAAAAGTCAGCGGGTGTTTGATATTCCAATCTCTTGTGAAACTCTGGAGATGCTGGAGGAGGGACTAATCAATCCAGATCATCGAGCTGAACTAAATAAATACTACGCACAACACACCGCTACTTCCTCCCCAACTCTGACCCGATTAGCAATTCCCGCGGTTTCTGCTGCGTTGCTTCGACTATTCCTCACCCTCACGGATATAAAACCACAGAACAGACACTGCGAGCTGATTGTGTACGATCGGGATTAAATGGATCAACTCGATTATTTAAATATATCACCCAAACGCCAAAAAATAGACCATGCGTATGCTTGGTTAGATAATCTCGACTCTCAACTTTCCGAAACAGAAGACAGAATGAGTTTTCCTGAAGAAACCAACATGCCCCTGATGAACTGTCCGGATAAATTACCACCTGCGATCATGGCATATTCTTTTTCCCGGTATGTTTCTGATATGCTTGTTGCAACTTCTAAACAAGACCGTGTTCGCTCCCTCGCGCCCCGATATCATCGCCTAGCCTACTTGTATCAACTCGCACATAGACTCGAGCTGGAAGGCTTCTATTACGGGGTTACCACTAATCTGTTTAAGCAGGAAGTATACGTTCCGGTCGAACATTCAGCTATAGCCATGGAAAAGCTATCTGTCGATGAAGCGGATGCCGTTTTCCTGGCCTTTGAACGCGATACGGTGCTCCAAAGTAGCTGTGATCTTTGGAGTTTGCTACGTAAAGGACTGCTTACAGCATCGGCCGCCAGTAAATTTAATCGCGATGGTCCAAAGTTCGACTTGTTGAGCATAGACAAACAGTTAGGAAATTATTGCGTGAGCAGCGTGGTATTTGGGTGCGTGAATGAGGCATGTGCAAGAAACGTGACCAAGGCCTATTTCGTACCCCATATAGAGCCCGTCCAAAAACCATGTAGGCGAAGTGTTTCTCCTAACGACATTTTTGCCCATTATGCCTGTGGATTATTGATCGATAGTTATACCGGAACCATAGGCGCGTCTATGGACATGATGATTTGTGGAAGAGATGCCTCGCAAATGGTCAGTTTACCAGCAGCCAATAGCTCCCAGAGATTATCCATCTACGAACTTAAGTGCAGAGCAAAGTATAATTTTTGCCCCTACGAAGATTCCACGGTGTGTTCGACGGCTCGCGCTATGATAGCGACTCCTAACTGCAAAACCCTGAAGGACTTTCTTTACTCTATCAAAAATCCATGTGTAGTATGGTACGATAAGAGTAAGACCCCGGCCGCCAGAGATTCTCTCACCACCTATCACCCAGATTGGAAACTAAGTACTAAAAATTATCGCGGAACTAATCACGCGACCAACGAAGAACGACGCCAGTTGTTATATAATGACCATCTCGGATCAACGGTGATGGTATTCGAGACCCGTCCTTCATCTAAGACCATTCACCCAGTCCGACAACCGGACGGCGCAGTTAGTTTTGAGGCACCGCTCTTTGTGAATCCGAAACATCCCAACGCTAAACAGCTTTTGGTTCAAACCTTTGTCCTGGGTACATATTACGACATCGGGGCAATCGATTCCCATTTGGTAAATTTTTACGCACGAGAAAGAACGAGTGAAGAAGTAGGCGTGACATTCACTTTAAAAGACGGCCTGACGGACGAGCGGATCACTATATCTCCTAATCATTCCATACCAGTAGCTATTATAGTGAGCAGATATAAGGTCCACCGAGATTCTCTCAACGATTTGAAACACATCGGAGAGACTAGTTGGTCATCTGCTCTACAACAGAGATGGGAAACAGTCTGTGTGGAAACAGACGTTGTTGCTGCTGTTGCCGAGCCAAGAATGTCGTTATAACCGAATCGGGTGAGATGATAGACCTCGGAGAGGACTATGATGACATCTTCCTGGAAGCAGTCACGATGGATGCTCAGCCACTCAATCCCAGATCCTTGACCGAACAACCAAAAAAGACTACTACTCCTACCAAACAATATAAATACAAATCTGTAAAAAGCCAACCATATTGATTTATATTAAATAAAAACAATCAAATTTACTACCGTTTCGCTTTTTTTATTATGGGCGCAGGAAAGTTACATAGGTGGGATTAACATTTTCATAAATCACACTTTCTTCATCTGTCGATTCACGATCGCTATCTATTACATCGTATATGTCTTCCTCATTTTCTCCCACCTCTAATAGGGGAATATTGTCGTTGGTCGGTAGGGAAGGTAATGGGGCTTTCTTTCGCTGGAGGCGCTCCATCTTCGCTTTAAGTTGTTTGGATTTACGATAGACACTTGTATTGTCCCGTCGATTAGTAATCACAAGTCTGATAAAACGAACTATGACTAATATAACTGCCAGGACGGCCACTGCTCCAAGTAGCCCAGAGACGAGCTGGTTCAGACGCTTGGTTTCACCGTTGATAATGTACGAAAACTTGGTCTCGTACCTGAGAGTAGGAATTCCGATTAGGATACTGGCCAAGATAGCCCCTAATGGGATTCCTATGGTTCCGGAGACGTATCTAACTAATACGATTTCTGAAACCAACATAAAGATAACCACCAGGGTGCAAAATAGTCCAATGCCTATTGAGATCACGTCAGCAATCTTGAGCCGAAAATTATTACCGATGACCAATTCTATTAGCAAACATTGCATCAGGGTACTGAGCGCGAAGCAGATATGCAAACAATTTATGACAACCCCCTTTCCATAAACCACCAGATTATAGAGTTGTTTATGGGGCTGCTTGACCATTGCATTGGATGTATGGTACATGTTGGGTGACACTCCTCGCGTGGTGCTGTAGATAACGAATAATATCAAAAGTCCATAATATATAGTATGGAACGCTGCCGCCAGAACTATGGTTTTGAAGGCCAATAGGTTAATAAATACCCCAAAGGCCCAAAACATAAATCCAAGCACAAATACTAAATGATTGGATGCCACCAGACGAGTAAACTTCTTGATATCTATGACGTCAAGACGACCGACCAGAATCACGCCTATTAGTAAGTATATACCAAACGCCATAAGCAATACCACGGTGGCATACACATAAAAAGCCATCTCCAGCCGTTCAAGGAATAACACCGGTGTGATTGCCGGTTCCCATGAACCATAATTGGAGACGTTAAGCGTGGTATAGTCTACGAGGATTGCGTAATAACATGGATAGCCCAGCCCATCGAAAGCCGCTGCAATGGCAAGCACCGAGAGAATAACTAGCGATAGTAGACTGGCGCTAGATTGTAGACTCCACAGTCTCCAGGTCATGCGGTTCACGTTCGACATTCCCATGGTATCTCGAAATGTCAACCACCGATTATACAACTAGTCGTAAGATTGTGGGACTTTTATACGGTTGTAATCTACTGGACGCTCCGCCCGATATTTATCACAGCGTTCAGACAACAACTGCCGTCGTCCTACCGTCCGTATCCGAAAGCGAAATTCGTCCGGTGATGATCGTGCGCGCTCCTATGGGCTCTGGAAAGACCACGGCCCTAATACACTGGTTAAGTAATTTTCTTAACTCCCAAGATAAAAGCGTTTTGGTAGTGTCGTGTCGTCGTAGTTTTACCCAAAGTTTGGCTGCTCGATTCGCAAAAGAAGGCCTTGATGGTTTCGTTACGTATATAGACACTGATAATTATGTAATCGATTCTAGTAAATATCGACGTCTTATTATTCAAATAGAGAGTTTACATAGAATCGCAAACGGACACGCCTATGATGTTCTGATACTGGATGAAACAATGTCTATCGTAACTCAGTTTTTCTCTCACACTATGAAAAAATTGAACGAGGCTGACGACGCCCTAGTAAACTTTATCCGTACCAGTCGTCGGGTGATTCTAATGGATGCTACCATCAACAATCAATTAATTAAACTTATGCGCTTGATACGGAGTCCGTTTGAAATCAACCTGCTGTTAAATAACTATACTTCCGATGGCTTCAAAAACCGTGTTTGTCGGTTTCTAGTTAAACTGGAACCACAGTTGGCCCTCAGACGTTTGAATGGACTGGAAATCAATGTCGAGAATGAAACCGATGAATCTTTTTTTGGTGGATTTATTAACGGATTACTCAGAGGGGATAATATTTGTGTATTTTCAGCCACCGTATCGTTCTCCAACATAATCTACCACTTAGCCCTTACCTATACTAAACGCGTATTACTCATTAACTCAGATTTTAAAAATGTTGACGTAACCCAATGGACCAAATATCAGGTTGTCATATATACCACTGTGGTTACGGTGGGTATTAGTTTCGATCACCATCATTTCCATTCTATGTACGTGTATATCAAACCCATGATCTACGGTCCCGATATGATGTCTGTTTATCAATCTATGGGCAGGGTTCGTACCCTATTGAATAATACGGTGTATTTATATATAGATGGATCTATGACCAAAACCGATTTTTGTCTCACCCCGCTTTTGTTAAACGAGTTCATACCAGATGGTTCGTGGAATCCAGAATACCTTCGCCTATCTGAAATGACGTTTGAGTTATTTAAGCGCGGCTGTAATCAGACTCATCGATTGCCATCATTAGTCGCCCGTGCCTTTATGTACAAACACTATCTAGAACGCTGCACGCTAGTAAGTCTCAACGATAGTTTCAATATGCTACACGTGTTGTTGAGCAACAATAAGATGGAAGTATTAGTTGGTAACGATGGTTGCCTAGACGCCAACTCATTTTATCGATTCATAAGGGATTTGAAATACGATTGTCGTAAGAACATAACATTCATGAAACACCTCCGTGAATTGATCAAACCAGAATCTATTGTTGTACCCATCTCGGATGATAGTGCCAGAGAACACGAGGAACCCTTATTAGAATTCGCTGCTAAATACCTCAACTCTTCCAATCACCTGGACCTATATGATTTATTTAAACAACAAATCAATCGTGAACTCTTTGTCAATGCAGTAATGGTAAGGATTTTAGTTAAAGAGCCCATGTTGGACGCTGACACCTTCTCTCGTCTATATTCATATTACGGAAATGATGACTTTCCATGGAATAATAATGGAAATATAGAATATGTTGTAGTTACAACCAGGGCCGATACCGATGCGCGTTTCGATGCCTACACCACCTGTGCTAATTTATTCCGCGAACTTAAGATATTAAGCCATACTGGAATTGTACTAGAACTAACAGATTTGGCAACCGTGGTGATTCGTTATCATCTGGATTGTATCCGAGTGCTCCTTTCTACTTTCAAGATAAGCGTAACGGATCATAACTACATCACAAAGGGTCTCAAGCAGTTCACCGCTTTCTTATCTGGAGATAGCCCAGAAACGGCCAATCGCCCATACGGACTAAATGAGTATTGTTTGAGCCTGTTTAAAATTCTCGTGGAACAAATGCTAGGAATAAGGGTTCTAAAAAAACAAGGTGCTTTTCCTGGGGGAAAGAAAATGAAAAATCTAACCAAGGAGGATATTCGGGGACTGCTTACCTCCAATCAGATAAATTTTTCGGAATGTGCTACACACAAAACTTTGTATCGTCTATTAATGAGCCACAAAGAACAATTTAATAACCCCAGGGTGCAACTAAAGGGCGTAGACTGGAATGTTTATATAAAAGAATATTATTCACATCCTACCTATATCACCTCTCGAGGTACCTGAGATGGAGAGCTCTACCGTTCTACGAGGTTACCTGTGTAACGTAACTCTCTATACCTATCTACCCGACTCAGGCACAGCTATATATGAGTTTTTGTTTTTCGATCGAAGCAAAGAAGCTCTGGACGTGCTATTTCGGCAGATAAAAACGAAACCGACCGAGCTATCATGGACTGCACTCTCAGATACCACTATGCTCATGCGCGACCTGGAATCATCTGGCATCGCCTCATCGAAACGAGGATACGGACTGGATACGGTATTGACTTCGTGCGTACCGCGTACCATCAACCTGATGTGGAAAACCATCACCGGTCGCCTATTACGAAAACTATACGAGAGTATGGACGTTAGATTCTATACGGAGTGTTATGTGGATATCGATCCTATAACCAATCTCGTTTCTAATATAAAATATATATCGGAGGATCCTACGATGATGATACACAAAGCGCTGTTTTATACCACCTCGGAAATAGAAACAGACGCATTGATTACAACGGTCGCTTTCGAGCCAGATACCACATTAGCTTTTAATTACCTACAATCGTTGGTAAATGGAAATTACAGACCTACTGATTTTTATCTGGAAATAAAGACCAAACAGATGAAATATTGTTCGTCCCATGCGCCCAGAATCGAGGAGGTAAAAAAGTCTCGTGTTACAGAAGCTGATTTCTCAGACTTGTTTATCATCAAGGACACTGTAGTTGCCAACGAGTATCATCTCCGATCCTTGATACCAGTTTTTGAGATAGCGTATTTCCACACAGAGACATTTTCTGTCATAAATGCATTGGTAGCATACAAGGTTCTATTTGACCGTACTTATTACTCTACGTCTTTCGACGGAGTGGTTCCTTATTTCATCTATCTGGGACCAGAAACGGCACCCAAGGGCGAAACTGGAGATTATTTCACCACCCCTTGTTTTCCCAATTGGATTACGTGTAAATTCTCATCCCCAGATGACCTAAAAGATCACCAAGATAGTTTCGTACCCCTGGCTAGATTGTTTAAACATCTTCACACCGGCGCATACGGCATGCGCACCCTCTATATTCTCAATGGGGCTGAAACGGTGGAACTCCCCATCGAATTAACAGACGAGGAAACTAGACTCGCCGAAAGATGGCCCGGTGGTAAAATAGAAGCAGAATTCGAAGACCCTGTAGCACTCAATGGGTTTACATTTACAAAATTTGATTTTACGAGCTTTTTTCCCACGTTGTATTGCGCATTGATAGGGAAATGCACGCCTCTCGCTCACGCCGTCGCAGCTAGAACCGACCCGACCGTATCGGTTCAACTCAAGGCCCACATCAAGGAAGTCATCCTTTACTTTTTTGGTTCGCTCAAACACACTAATCCATCGGCATATAACAAGATCATAGCCGTTTGCAATCTCATAGCAGAGTTCTTGGATGGATTTTTATCAGATCTTGGACTGGGGGTCTTGCTCTATATCAAGGATGGTTTTATATGTATGCATGCAGAAACTGCCCCTCCTCCGATAGAAGCCAGATCCATGATAGAAAATGCCGTATCTGAGTTTCTTAAACAGAAATATCCGAATATCAATATGACATTTTCCCCAAAATTGAAATTAGAGGGAATGTATACCCACGCCATATTGTTTAGCGTTAATAAATATTGGCTGTGGAACCAGAATGACGATAGTAGCGATTGTGTTGGGTTTAGTACTAACGGTCAATTGGCCTTAGACGCAAAAGCCTTATTGGGACGACTGCTGAAAATCGTATCACGTTGCTCGACAGCCGAAGAATCCGACGCTCTGACTTTAACCGACTTGAATAATTTTATATATTCGGTATATCTCAGAAAATACGACCAAGCGTATTGGGGTGTCAAAAGTTCGGTACCGGCGTGTCTTCCATCAAAAGGATTACATAAGCTAGAGTCCTGTAAACGAACCCTGGATTGTGGACATCTGATGTACGTGCCGATCGTAAATCAGGGACGTTTCTATTATTCGCTTTATTCTCACCCGGCTTGTTTTCACATAGACTACATCCGTAGTTTGACAGCCACTCTAACCCCAGTGACAACGGCTTACCGAGACGCTATGCGGGCAAAGTACGAGACAGAACATTGTTTCAAGCTGAACGAAGAGCTCTGGTTTTTATTTAAATAAACAATTACATAGTAAAAAACACATGGTGTCCTTCTATACGATTTTCCATATTCCACCAATAGTATAGACAGCATAAATAGGTATGATGATCGTATATTCGATTTAAGTATGATGCCCTATATAACAACAGGGCTTGGCGGCGGTTGACCGCAGGCAAGTTCCCTATATTCATGGTATGATGAGAGGAAAACATTACTTTCAGCAGCTCCTGAGCCCCAGTCACTGGTATGAGTGTCTTATATAATCCATGGAGGGGCAACACGTACCGCTCTTCGAATGGTACTAGATTGGAATAATTCATAAGGGTATTGAGAAGCCACGTACACCCCCGAAAAAGTAATGACCTCATCTTATTGACACCATTTAACTGCAGTTGAATGGTTTTGAGCAATTCCCGTAGACTGTTAAACATAGCAGAATCGGCTGCTTCTGTGGGAAAATTCTCCATGTACATCATCAATACACAGAGTGTAAAATCCACGACGTGGCTTGGTTTGAACAGTACCATTTTCCTAGCCACTAGTTCTCCCGGAAGTTCAATAGCTTGTATGTCATCCACCGTCGTGGTGATGATCACAAATACAAACCCCTGAAAGTCAGAACTACGTAAACATTTGGAGTGATATTCTTCCACCGTCGACATTTTATCGGAGTAATTGAGACTAAGCGAGACCCTGCCATCTTTGTCCACCGCGACCCCATCCACCGTCTCTCCGGAAAATAGTACTGCCTTTCCTTGAATATGGCGAACCTCGAGTATGTACCGCGGGATTATTAGATTGGTCCCCCTTAGTAAGCGTTCGAGCGCGGTCTCGCTCATAGCGACTCTTTATCTCACCCAGATGTCGTTCCAGTATATCGGTAAAATAAAGAGAGAGCCTAGAGCGTTTAAACAGAGTCTTAAATAACTCTTCGGTAGGCTCGTATGCATCGTGACTGGAAATAAGATAGCCCAGTCTGTCTATTTTTAAAACCCGGGAAAAATAAGGTTCTAGGATAAGATCAATTGAGCTATTGGAGTATACCACTGCCATCTCTTGGCCTTGATTATTGGTCACTCGCGTGAGTTTAAAACATCTAATTATTTCCTGTTCCCATAATTGCGATAGATTGCTTTCCTCCTCCAAATACGGAGGCACGTATCTAGAAAAAAAACTATTCGCTACTTGATCCGTACTACTCATATCATCTGATACTTTGATCGTTTCAGACGACACGGTCTTCAGGTAATCTATAGCCGAAATGGTCGACATCAGGTCAAAATCCGGTATCGGACCAGACTGATTTTGAGGGCGTGTCTGCGAAAATACACGCTCGTTTGCCGAGTTGACAGTTTTACTCATTTCATCTAGTCTTTTCAACAACTCTGTGTTATCTCGACGGGCCTGTTCTAAAGCAGAAAATTGTTTGTGAATATGCGATTCCAGGACACGGTTAACTTTATTGGTCACGTTTTGCTGGAAGGCTTCGCTTGTCGACAGACCGATCTTGTTGTTGGGAACAGCCTGGCCAAATCCTATCTTAGCCAGATCGACTCGTTGGAGATCGATAATTTTATCTTCTGAATCAGCCAGATAATCATTAATCGTATCGGTCACGTCTTTAACATTGTCCATGTTTTTCATTCTCATTAATAAACTAATCAACTTGGCTGTGGAAGACGTGTTGGCTTTATCTACCCCGCCATCCAATAAACTAGTGAGCTTCTCGGCGGTGAGTTCCTCCCCGGTTCTTTTGCCAATTACCACCTTGACGGGAGCCGTATTGAGTAATTGACATATCTTGGCGTGCTTCCGGACAGAGGTGGTGTGTATTATGCTTGGATATAATCGTTCCATCGGAGAATCGAAAAGTATTTCACCCTTGATGTAATTCGGACGACGAATTACCAAACAGCGCCCGCGCTTCCCAGTTAGGAGATTGTATGCCATGATCTCCCGACGTTTAATATTATAAAACAAGGCTGTGGTATCATAATCCATAATTCGAACCGCTTCGATTCTCTCAGTTAAGTAATTAACCATTTCTATACCCGGTCCGAATACATTCTTTGCCAACTTGAGCTTATCGTCCAAATGTAGTCTAACTCCCTGACCGGGTCCGGTTAATTTAGATCTATGGGGAGACGTATCTTTTCTCACCACGCGTTCATGTCTAGTTACTGGAACCACACCCAAACAAGTCAACCAGTCTATATATCTTGAAAAACTGGCCTCGCCTCCGACCATACTGCTTGAAAAACACGTAGCTATCTCACGAATAAAATCTAGAAGTGAGCTTTGTAGGGTAGCGCTCCAAGTTTCAAAGGTCGTCTTAGCGACTTGCGTTGCTATGATCACGTCGGTATACGTGGTCTCTTTCCAAACTCTATTTATAGTATTCGAGTGAGTTAACCAGTCTGCCATCACGTCCAGATAATTACTGGAACCTAGTACTTCTTGTAGGATAGTCGTCTGGATTTGACGCGTCACTATTTCTGTCGACCTCGCGGAATTGTACACGCCCTGTCCTGGAGTATAACAATACCTTCCTGATAGCATCTCCGCGAAGGTAGTAGTTTTTTCCGTCGGATGGATCAGTACCATCTCTCGATCGTTCAACAATTTTAAAAATTCCGGAGTTAAACCAGCCACGAGGTCGTCCAACCGTCTCGCCATGACGACAGATAACATAAAGGAATTTTCCGACAGCCTGTATATGAATTATACTACCATCGAGAACGTTCAACATATTCTGACAGACGTAAAGCAGTTGGCTGGCAGGTGGTTGTCTGAAGAAGATAGGCGGGTTAAACTGCCGCGATTGGAATACTTTTCAGACCTGGTGCAACTAACCGACCCTCTGAAACTACCTCTACAGGAGTTACCATTTAGCGTATATCTTATCACTGGCACGGCCGGTTCTGGAAAAAGCACATGCATTCAAACGCTACATGAAAACATAAACTGTGTTATCACCGGAGCTACGCGCATGGCTTCGCAGAACGTCTTCCATAAGCTTAATCAGGCCTACGTCTGTAAACACATCAATACTCTGTATTACGATTTCGGTTTCCGTGGTAATCACATTCAAATGCAAACCGGAAAATATTGTTATTCGCCAGAAATAGAAACTTTACCGGAACTACAGAAAAGAGATTTGGTCCATTATTGGGATATAATTCGGGATATTACTAACAACGGCCTCTCGGTCCTGGAGGGAAAATCGGCTACTATGGTCAATAAATTACTGAAGGCATCTATGGTTACCGGACGAAACATTCAAAATATAATTTGCCGAGTATGTGGTTCCATACCTAATTTTATCAAAAGCAACGTCATCGTAGTTGACGAGGCAGGACTGCTTAGTCGCCACCTACTAACGGCTACCGTCTACAGTTGGTGGTTGATAAACGCGGTGTATAACACACCCTATTACCAGGAAGGTCGCATACCCGTTATAGTATGCGTCGGCTCGCCTACCCAGACCGATTCTATGGAGTCTAACTTCGAGCACAAAAACCAACGGCGAAATATCTATTCTTGTGAAAACATACTTACGTACATCATTTGCAATAAAACCCTCAACGCGTATTTGGATATACATCACCACTGGACTATATTTATCAATAACAAACGATGTTCGGAATTGGAGTTCGGGAACCTCTTAAAAACCTTGGAGTTTGGGCTAACTATCACTGAAGATTTGATTAGATACGTTGATCAGTTTGTCGTATCTAAGTCTTACATAATGGATCCCAATAACCTTCAAGGATGGACCCGTTTGTTTACATCTCATGACGAAGTACAGGCGTATATGATCCGTCTACACAGTCATCTGCGAGCCAAGGACAGTCATCAATTTGTAGTCTTTTCCCTTCCCATGTATACATTCATCAAACTGGAGCAGTTTAACGCCTACAAAGAAATCACATCTCAACATAAGCTCACCTTGTCCAAATGGTTGGACAACAACATGGCTAGGATAAGTAACTATTCTCAGTTTAAAGACCATGACATAGTAAAAACGGATTGCAACATAAGCGTATTAGAGGACATTGCCGTAGCGAGCATGGACATTACCTATGTACTGAATAGCAGTGTTTCGGTCACCAGTCGACTCAAGCGCTATCTGATTGGGTTCGAGGGAACCTTCGAGAGCTTTCTCTCGGTGCTGATGGACGACGCATTTCTCAAAAAGAATAATGATGATTCGCATGTGGAATATACTTATCGGTTTCTTAGTACGCTCATGTATAACGGAATGATATCTTTTTATAATTATTTACAGGCTGTCGACCCCGGAGACGCCGATGAAATATACGATACGTTGGCGCGTCTCGTATCTGGGACCATTCCCCAAGACGTCACCAACGTGACCGAATGCATGGCGTGGATAGAGGCCCAACCAGTCTCTACAGAAGAGCCCATGGTTAAGTACAATAGCTTATTAGCAGATGATGAAACACATGAGGAAGAAGACTCCATTTTTGATGCCATAACGGAAAAAAGCATTGATTTTTTTTACGTTAATTACTCATTTAATCACCCGACAAAAAGCCAAGACATATACGAACAGTTCATCGATCTTAAGTTGTTATACATGGGGAGATATGCTACCATGGCGGCTAAATTCGGGGACTCTTTTACTCAATCTCCTTTCGTATCTTATATTAACAACGTAACGACCAATGGTTGTGAAATTCATGCACATAACTTCTATCGGGGACTTATGACCAATGCCCTCCAGACGGATAATTACACTATTCGGGGCTACACGCATACCCCAGTACCCAAGTTCGAAGAAGAACTCCAAAATAGAAAATCTAGCGGATCCCTGAATCAGGCCATCATACAGGCTAATATACCAGCAATGGTCCTAAAGGATAATTTCGGATTCGTCGGCGTCATAAATTTTAACATCTGTGACTTTGTTGACACTGTAGAGGACAACGAATTGCATATGTCAACTTCCGTAGATTACGGTCTGAGTAGTAAATTGGCCATGACCATCACCAGATCACAAGGATTGGGGTTAGATAAGGTAGCCGTTTGTTTTTCAGAAAATAAACTAAAGATCAATAACGTATACGTGGCCATGTCTCGGGTCACATCATCCAGGTATCTGAAGATGGATCTAAATCCACTAAGGAGGGAATACGAAAAGACACAAAATATTTGTGGATATATCCTTGAGGCATTGCGTAATACCTCTGTTCAGACGGTGTACTGAGTGTACTATTTAAAGGACAGGAAACACATGATTTAAGTCATATCAGCGAGATGTCGCCTATCACCTCAGTTACGTATATTTTATATTGCCCCAATCACCTGCAACGGACAGGGTTGTACGACTTTGAACAATGCACGGGAATTTTCAACGGAGGAGCGCGTATCGTGATGGTAGGGTCTGTCCCATATCATCATCAACTACCTGCCGGGCAGCTATTGATACAACGTACCTGTACATATACCACCGTGGTAATCAACAGCTCTTCCGATTTCTGCTTCTACAAGATGGACAAAGATATCGGAACTAAGTTTATCTACAACTATCATGCGTATGTAGATCAATTCGCAACGTGCGTGATTATCGATCGCCACAACGATAGTTTTGTGAAGGGTTCCGGGGTATCGAACATCGTCTTCACCGATACCGGAGTGACCATTACCGTGTCTTATTACGAACCTTCCCAGCTGTCCATTCGGCCCCCTCAATCCAAATCGCCGCCTACCGATATCATAGAGGCTGCATTATTGGCAGCCGATGTGAAAATAGAACCAGTTTCGGAAGATCAGAGCACACCTCCCCGCAGACTGAAGCGGGTCTGTCATCGCTCTCCAGATCCGAATGCCAAACGCTTACGGACAAACACCGATGATTCGCTAGATTATCGGTGCGAAGATTTCAGCACTACTCCGGTTTTCAATCATACAAAGATAGATTATGGAACAATAAATACTTAATTTTTATTTTGACTGAACATGTGTCCATGGATAGGGAAACGGGTCGTGGGACAGAATGGGGGCAAATTCAAAGTCCTGGGTCGTATATAATAATGGTGGAGCAACAGATTTTTCTATTTGGGGCTCCTTTACGGGAGGTGTTGGGGGACTGTCTTTCAGCGGGGTCTTTTTCACCATCGGTTTATATTCAGCCGAGACGGTTTTTTGCCGACGTGGATATTTCTTCTGTTCTTTACTGGGTACAGGCGGCGCCTCATCGGGTTTGCTCGTTGGAGAAATAACCATTGAGTTTTTCGCTACGTGCGATTTTCGGTTCTTGTGTTCAGATCTACGAGATTTCGGCACCAGTCCCATAGCTAGATAGTCCTCGGCCATCGCCAGTCTAGCGCTCCCAAACATGGTTACAATACCCCGGTTATGACTCTTCTTCCGATGTCCGTACTATATTATCCTCGTGTAAATACACTGGATCCTTGGCAAAGAACTCAGAAAAAAAAATAGGCACCCCTGGTTTGGTGTCACCGTCTCGAGTACAGGTGAAATACTTGCGGGGTTTTCTTGATTCTATTAACGTTGTTAGGAGCTCTCTCACCCTATGAGCGTGTTCACGTTTGCAGAAAATTGACATCTGCAAGCACTTATTAACCGTTGTTTTATTACGGTGCTTTCTTTTTCCTTCGCACGAAAACGAACTGGTTTTCGTACAGGCTATGTTCAAATGAAACAAAGCCTTTTTAATCTCCTTTCTGATAGTATCTGTAATTTGTCTTCTTCCCAACTCATCCGTAGAAGAAATGACAAACATGGTATCATACATATAATATGTCGGGTTGTTGACCATCTCATCGGTAGAAGTGGGAAATTTGGATTTGTAAACGACGCGTTTCCCATCTTCGATAGTTTGGGACGGTTCATCTGCCGTGTCGGAATCGGCCTCGAATCCGGGATTGTTGAGGCCCTGGGCCAGGAGAGACACCACCGACGGGATATACGACATGTTGCGATTTAATCAATATGTTACAAAAATCAATTTAACCAAGCGAATTTAAAGGTTTAAAATAACTTTATTAACCGGTTTTACAAGCTCCAGTCTATGGGGCGGAGACTATGCTTCTGTAGGTAGGCGTTGGCCGCTGTGAAATGTCCACAGCCGACGAACGTTGTTCTGAATTGAGCTCTCGGGGAAGGATGAATTCCGTGAAGAACCAGATGACGATCCTTATTGGGCAAAAAAGCCTTCTGAGCCACTCGTCCCCATTGCATAAACACCAACCGATGGTTTTCTGTGTTTAGCCGCTCCATGACGCCTCGAGTGAATCTATTCCAGCCCAGGTCAGCGTGAGAACAGGGTTGTCCTGCAGCTACCGTTAGGACGATATTCAATAACAGGACTCCCTGTTTTGCCCATTTCTCCAAGTTGCCGTGATTCGGAATCACGAAGCCTTCGATCGATCGCTCCAACTCCTTGTAAATATATCCCAAACTTTTGGGAATAGATTTACCAGGGGCTACGCTGAACGCCAGTCCGTGTGCGTTCCCAAGAGTCGGATACGGATCTTGCCCGACTATTACCACCTTCACGTCCTCTGGAGCACAATGACGGGTCCAGGAAAATATATCGGCCAGCGCCGGAAGAACCATCTGCTTCTGTGCCGCCGTCTGATATTTTCCCACCAGGGCCGCGAACCAATTAGATCCCAGGTCCTGACTCAGGAAATTTCTCCAACGTTCATCGATTTCAAAATATTTCATGAATCGCTCTACCTGAGCTAGTCGTTCTTCGGTGCCGTGGCCATCTAGCGTTAGATAGGCTCCTATATGCGTTCTGGGTCTCTTAATAGATTTCGTAGCGGTCTCCTCCTGTAGCTCGGCTTCCCGCTTGGAGCTCATGTCAGTTTATCTGGAGGTAAACGGCGAGATTAGCTCTTTGATGGTTCCTAGCAGCGAATAGATGGTTTTTATTTGTGAGTATTGTGGGTTGGTCAGGGATGGTTGAACACTCATACGTAGGGCGTCTACCAAAAGAAATGGGTTAACGCACACAACTTGTCCCCCGTGGTACCAGAAGACGGCTTCTGGTGGCGAACATTCTGTTTTCACATAAATCCCTCTTATATAATCCAGGCGTTGATTCACGGCGGTGGGTCCAAAATCCAAAAACACGTTAGAGCGACTGCAAACGCAGCCCATTTCCCGTACCTCTGTCTCGTTGTTAGTTACGGTGATAACCGCGGATTTTGTCAGCCACCAGCATCCCATCAATATCACCCAACTCAACATGGTAACGATATAGTGAATGAGACTATTCGGTGCCACCTTAAATATATTTGGCTTCAATACACACGAACTAATTATACTTTCGCTGGCTAAATGCCTGTAATTTAAGTATAGAGTTTGGATAAGCGCCCGGAATCAAAGTACTGGATTTTGACGTCGTTCCAAACACTTGATATAAGTGCTAATACATATTTGGCTGCTATCCATCAGTTTACTGGAAAATTTTGCCCGTCTAATTGACTGGGAGGGGCATGGGATTCTATTACAGCATAACACTGGATTTCTCAGTCGCAGCAACATCTCATGCAAGAAAACAAAGGTAAAATTATGATGCAAAACAACTTTATTTAGTATTTGGGTGGGTTATAAAGGGACTATACACGGGTGGTCGTATTGTCATGCATTCGGTAAACAATTTGTACATTTACAATGTTTTGTTTTCATCATTCCAGTGATATTTACAAAGCCGGGTGGAGCCTGGGTGTTGACTAAAAGTGCATGGTAATACGTCTAATTCTATTCACGTGGGCCCGAGCAATTTGCATTACACTATCCAAAATGGGGCCCGATCCAGGGGGGCCCGATCCAGGGGGGCCCGATCCAGGGGGGCCCGATCCAGGGGGGCCCGATCCAGGGGGGCCCGATCCAGGGGGGCCCGATCCAGGGGGGCCCGATCCAGGGGGGCCCGATCCAGGGGGGCCCGATCCAGGGGGGCCCGATCCAGGGGGGCCCGATCCAGGGGGGCCCGATCCAGGGGGGCCCGATCCAGGGGGGCCCGATCCAGGGGGGCCCGATCCAGGGGGGCCCGATCCAGGGGGGCCCGATCCAGGGGGGCCCGATCCAGGGGGGCCCGATCCAGGGGGGCCCGATCCAGGGGGGCCCGATCCAGGGATCCGTGTAGCGTAATCCAAAATTTGTAGCGTAGCCCGATCCAAAAATTTAGCTCCTGGTACATCCACCACGGCCGATGCCGGGACTGAAACGACTCGGGTTGGAGCCGCCTTATATACAAGTACCTGATCGGGCTAACCAATCAACGCACACGGTAGTTCAGGTGGCCCAACCCACAACGTTCGCACCGAACTATAATACTATATAACTTATTATAATATAATAAGAAGGTGCGAACGCTGGATCGTTGCCAGATAATAACACGCGGCACAGACATCCGAAATGCGGATACCGATTTCTGTTGTTATATAGTTTTCTATGGCAACGATCCAGCGTTCGCACCGAACTATAATACTATATAACTTATTATAATATAATAAGAAGGTGCGAACGCTGGATGACTGCCAAGTCTATACCATCAAACCTTCTACCAACCGTGGGAACTTATTTCATAAACTTCCCACGGTCCGTGTTGATTAAAATTGAGACCGTGGGAAGTTTATGAAATAAGTTCCCACGGTCCACATGACCCACAGATGGACGACGGCCCCATAAAAAGTAATCTGCCGGCCTGTTCTACAAACACACCAAGTATCATAGCCCTACCTATTATCGTTTTTCCTCCAGTGATAGTAATACAACTAGGCCTCAAAATGAACAAATTCTAATTTTAGACCGGGGTATGCGCTTACAATAAATCGCTTTAGCTATTCAGATAGAGGATGTCTCGAACTACATTTGTGCCGATTTTGGGGTCCCTAGCCCCTCGTTTTCTATTCTTGACCCCAAAGGTCATCATGTCTTTTAAATTACACAGTTAATCGAGGAAAGGTCCTAGCCGTACCAAATCTCGGAGGCAGACGCGGACCTTCTTGGAGCATCTTTTGCCTACGACCCCTGGTGGTCAGAAGCGGTATTATAGTGCTAGAGCTATATAACTGCACAGGAAAAACTCGACGTCGTAGCAACTCGATCGTGGTGGCTAAACACAGGTAACGGAATGTGTATATAGTGTGCCTAATATGGGGAAGATCGGCCTTCCTGATAAAAAATTACGGCGAATTTTGTGTAGTCTTATAATCGAAATGGACGGCGACGTGTTCGAATCGTTTTTTACACGCTACGGCGACAAGTTGCCGCGATCCAAATACGCGTAGCGATTAAGGTTTACCAGAAAACGATTAACGTACATAACCTCACTCATATTTACGATGTGTCGTATCCCTAGCCTACGCATGGTGGGTGGTGGTACGCGACAGGAAACAAGAACGTGTACTACGTTTCTGACTCGGTCCGAGCTGAGTGATAATTTTAACCAGGTGATTTTCAGCCGAGGGGTGTTGACCACCACAGCCGCCTTTTCCTCATCCCCTGTAAACCCCCGGGGGGTGTTTTAGAGGGGGGCCCAAAAATCCACTTCTGCCCTCCCCCTGTTCTTTTAGACTATTAACGTGGGATATTTTGGCCGCGCTCATGGTCTGCTCTTCGGAGGGTCGGAGCCGGTCCCTTATAGGCGGGAGGACGGGGCGGAGCTAGGGCCGGGGAACGGTCAGACTCTGGCGCGGTCACGACTGACCGCTAGAAATCAGACTCCGTCCGTTAGATTTTGTCAAATTCTGGTCGAGTCGAACCAGACTCCGTCCGTTAGATTTTGTCAAATTCTGGTCGAGTCGAACCAGACTCCGTCCGTTAGATTTTGTCAAATTCTGGTCGAGTCGAACCAGACTCCGTCCGTTAGATTTTGTCAAATCGATCGCTGTGGTAACGCGCGACTCTGATCCAGCGATCTGTTTTTGTATAATTAACCTAGGTTCATCAGGCGGCACGGCGCATCTAGCGATATAAATTTTAAAATAAATAAGATGGGAATGTGTTGTTTTCTGTATCGATGTATGCACCCCGGGGGTTTACACAGGGGGGTTAAAAGTTTTACCACACCGAGGGTCGACAGACTTTCTATCATTAAACACGTATATCTCATTCGATACACCTCCTGTTTTCCATTTAATCGTTAAGCACGTAACCCTAGCTGCTCTAAGGGACAACGTAACCCTAGCTGCTCTAAGGGACAACGTAACCCTAGCTGCTCTAAGGGACAACGTAACCCTAGCGGGCGAGTCGGCGTTTGCGTATGAACTAAATACATGGACATTGGGTTAAGAGTAACGATTTATCCATTGGGGTCTTCGCGGTCCGAGAAAATTAGTTTTTAGAAACCGAAATCATTGTGTCTGCAAAAAGTCTCGGCTTGGGGCGGGGCTAGAAAACAAACGGCGTTGCTAGGCAGTTAATTAGGAAAAAAGAGTATGAATATGCGTCGCGGCGGAAGAAAACCCCATCCTAAAAAATCAAGATGAAAGTCTCGGTGCTGCTGTGCGCTAGCCTGGTCTTTTTGATCACTTCGGTGCGATCTTATAACCATCCGACGGTAAGTTTAATTCTCTGTACCTAAGACTATTTAAATTACATTTCGGTGTGATAACCCGGATGACTTACAGGTGCCCGCTTTGTGTTTTTCAGAACGTTCGACGGAACGATGCTTACTACTGTCAATATTCTTTTCGAGAACTGCTGCGCGAGTTCGTTCAGACCGGATTGGAAGACTCGTGGTGGTTCGGAAAATACCGATTTGACTTGAGAAACGAGTGGCCGTGGGAATCCGCGACAGAGCTATACGATTCTCGCGAGGGGTTGTATTTTAGAAACCCCCAGTTCAGTGAACTCCAGCAACAGTACAAGCGGTTAGACGGCGACACCACTAACTGTTGCCTGAGAGCCAGGTGTCAGGGATATCCGTATACGGTGGGAACGATGACCACCATATGGTTTTACATAGATCAGGGAAGAGCCCAGACGTGGTTTTGGGGAGATAGCCGCGGCTGGAGCTGCAGGAGTCGCAACACGCTGACCGATCACGAGTACACCATAACAAATTCGCAAAACAAAAACGAGATGGGGAAGGAAGTTAAATTGGTCAAAGCGATGCTCATGAATCGCCCCGATCATCACGTTTGGTTACCGTGCAGAACCGTTTGCGCGCTATACGAAAACGGAGCCAAGTCCAAGGAGCTGCCTTGTGATAGATTTTACGGCGCTCCGATGGATGTGGTCGTAAACGCGAACGGTCCTAAAAAGGAGGAGCTGGTGACGATTTGTCCTAGCGTAAGGTCGGGCAGGTGTCTGCAGGTAGAGGGGTACAACGTAGATTGGGCCAAATTTGTAGGAAAAGAATGCATGCAGTCTCAGTCGGCCATTACGTATTCGTCCGTAAGGGGAGATCGGTTATACGCCGAGGAAAGTTGCGCCCGCATGAATCTAAGCCCCCGATTCGAAGCGGGAGGCGTAAAAGATCCGTTTGACGTCATTTCGGGATTCGGCTCTATGAGACCAGTGGCGCGCAGCGTGACCGTAACCGACACGGATTGTTTCTTCACGAACACCACGCACAATGTGAATTTTTACAGCTGGAGGGGCGGTCGAGTCACGACCGATTTATCGAAGTGGCAAGGGAAGCAGTACGTCGATCACACCAAAACCAATCCTTCCGATTATTATCAGTACAGATTAAAGGTCAACGTGACTCCGGTTGGCGCTAACGATTCCACGGGAGTGTTTTACTGCGTGGTTTCGTGTAGCAGAGGGTCTAGGTGCGACGCTAGAAACCCGATCGTGTTGTACGCCAGGCCGTTTGCTTACAGCCAGGAACAAAAATATACCGTTGCTAACGTGCGAGCGAGGTATAACGATCGCGCCTTTAGCGCCGACCTACAAATCTCAGGCTGGCCCGAGATAGATCGGTATTCTTCTAGCCAACCGGACCCTACTAAAGTTACCCTGCGAAAAGCGTCGGAGTCGCCTGGTGAGGTGACGTACAACGTGACGCTGTTCGCCTGGCCGGAAGACAGGCCCGAAAGTTTGATCGTGCGCCTGCAAAATCAGGCTACCGGGTTCGATCAAAATTTAAGTTTCAACCCGTGGCTGTATCCCAATTCCACCGGCGCTTTGTTGATCACCTCCAACGGGTCGAGCGTTACGTCCTCAAACGTGACGTGTAAATCCCTATCGCTCCAGAAAGGAACGAAGGCGTACGATTTGCTGTTAGTGAACGTGCCGAACGATGGGGTGTATAACGAGAGCGGACCGTTAGACGGCGATCACTACAATAGCACGTGGGGTTCGGAACTAGAAAAACAACACGCGAAACTAGGACAGGGAGGCTCGTCCGTTTACTTGTACGGACCGGGTTGTTGGTCCGCGTTCTTTGCGTTCTATAGCGGACTGGGCGCGAATCAATCGCTGACTTGGGCCGATCAATTTTCAAAGCCGGTTTTCCAGGAGGAAAACCTATGGACCGACACGGTGGTAGATTGCAATTTTACTTCCTTACCGGGTTTCGATTTCAACCGGGACGCGTTCGCCTGGTATTTCGGAAGCCGGTCGGGAAATTTGTTAGTGGGAGGCATTTACGCAGGAACCAAGCAGATTACCGCACCTTTCCGGGGATTAGTCGACGTGACCGCGAACGGATCTCTGCTCGTATATTCTAATTTTAGCTTCGCTAATCCGGGCCGAGAATTAACCTGCAAAGCTTGGAAGGGTAGTAATTTCACCGACACGGAGTACTTTTACAAAGGCGCTTTGACTCAAACGTACCGTCCTTGGACGATGGAAACGTCAGAAAATCGCTCGGCCGAGGAAGTAAAATTTGACCTCGTTTTGGAAAACGGCACCTATCCTATAGTCGGCTCGGTCCGGATGCCGGAGGCGTGCGACTATACCGTGTCTTACAACAACGTTACCTCGGAGGGTAACGTCAGACAGGAATGGTTGGTCGCGGTCCAACGGAATAGCCCCAATTGCACCGAGGGCTCGTTCGAGGCCGTGTCCGACGTCGAACGATTTCGGCGGAAGCTGTTGGTTTATCAGGACTACGCGGCCTCGTTTGAGGTGTATTACCACGAAAACCGTAGCACGGAATTTGAGTTTTTGGCCACCGACGGGACCGAGCCTTGCAACGCCTCCGTAACCCTGATAAACGAAACTGACGGCTGTTATCCCATCAGCAATGCTACCGAGCGCGGCGAAACGAGTTACGGCACGTACGATTTTTCTCTGAACGCTACCTTCTTTGCTAACGAGAGCGACTGCAGGGCCGTTTTGAGCTTTGATACCAGGTGGTCTAATTTTACCTTCGAGGTAGATTTGTTTAACAACGGCTCTCGGGTTTGGGGAAGGTACGGTTTGGACGATTACGATGAGAGCACTGACATCCCGGTCGCTGCGCCCGTGCTGATAGACGAGGCCTGATTAATCTGCTTGTTGACGTGACAATGAAACCGTGTGAACGATACGATAATAAAGAATAATAGATTTGAATATAACTCCGACTGTGCTCTGTGATGTAATGTCGGCCACCCTGACTCTACCCCGCTCCGGCCTGCCCCCTGTCGGCCACCCTGACTCTACCCCGCTCCGGCCTGCCCCCTGTCGGCCACCCTGACTCTACCCCGCTCCGGCCTGCCCCCTGTCGGCCACCCTGACTCTACCCCGCTCCGGCCTGCCCCCTGTCGGCCACCCTGACTCTACCCCGCTCCGGCCTGCCCCCTGTCGGCCACCCTGACTCTACCCCGCTCCGGCCTGCCCCCTGTCGGCCACCCTGACTCTACCCCGCTCCGGCCTGCCCCCTGTCGGCCACCCTGACTCTACCCCGCTCCGGCCTGCCCCCTGTCGGCCACCCTGACTCTACCCCGCTCCGGCCTGCCCCCTGTCGGCCACCCTGACTCTACCCCGCTCCGGCCTGCCCCCTGTCGGCCACCCTGACTCTACCCCGCTCCGGCCTGCCCCCTGTCGGCCACCCTGACTCTACCCCGCTCCGGCCTGCCCCCTGTCGGCCACCCTGACTCTACCCCGCTCCGGCCTGCCCCCTGTCGGCCACCCTGACTCTACCCCGCTCCGGCCTGCCCCCTGTCGGCCACCCTGACTCTACCCCGCTCCGGCCTGCCCCCTGTCGGCCACCCTGACTCTACCCCGCTCCGGCCTGCCCCCTGTCGGCCACCCTGACTCTACCCCGCTCCGGCCTGCCCCCTGTCGGCCACCCTGACTCTACCCCGCTCCGGCCTGCCCCCTGTCGGCCACCCTGACTCTACCCCGCTCCGGCCTGCCCCCTGTCGGCCACCCTGACTCTACCCCGCTCCGGCCTGCCCCCTGTCGGCCACCCTGACTCTACCCCGACACTAGACACTTGGTTAAATTTTCAAAGTATTTTTATTCAACACCGATGTTCGAAATTACAAATCCAGCATGTCTGTCAAGTCCAAAATTTGATTTTCCCGCATGTCATAGTCATCCAGCCCCTCTAAAGCCGATATCAAATCGCTGGCTTCGTCAGGGGCGGGGATATCGTTCACCAATCCGGTCAGTTCTTTTACGGCCTGGGCCAGAATGTCCTCCGCCTCGGGCTCCGCCTCCCGTCTAGGTTCAGTCGGCCGATTGGTCACGAATTCTATGGGATCTATCGTATCACTCGGAGAGGGAAATTCGACTCCCGCTCTCAGTATCACCAGCACGTTTTTTCTATGCATCAAGGGAGGACATTTACCGTATTCTGACTTCAAATCTGCCTCCATGGCCAAAAGGGTGGAGCGATTTAACAACCCCGGCCAATCGTACAGCGCGTCGAAAGACTCGACCAATGGCGGCCTCCTCATGTCATATACGGACCACGCCTCTGTGGGATGAGCTACAAACCTCACCGTGTCCCACTTAGGCCAATGACAGCCCACGCAGGAGGGGTTAGAGTGAGCCACGGTCAGGATCAGTTTCTTCCCCTGCTTGAAGAGGAGCTCGGCACACTGTTCTATGGCCGCCACGTGGCCCAGATCTCCTGTCGTCAGGAGCAACAGACCCGCCTTTTTCAAGCCCGGATACTTGGCGGGCACTTCAAAAAAGTTATTATGCGGCATGCGATTGACAGGGAGTCCCAACAACAGCGCGTGGGTGGCAACCAGCGCGTCAGACTCATAGGCTTCGGTGGTGGAAAACGGGTGCACGGATTCTACCAATATGATGGCTTTAACCTCCTCTGGGCGTAACTGAGCTGTCCAATCCATGCTCTCGTCGAGGGATTTGTCAAAATACTCCGCCTCCCGTACGAACCGCCCATCTTTCTGCAATACCGGCAACCACCCATTGAGGCGCTCGGCTGCGGGCAGGGCCTCGCTAGCCACTTTGAGTTCACTATCGGTAGGAGGCGGGTGCTCTTTCTCCAAAGCATCGTGAGGATAGGTCAGTGGATTTGGGGGAGTGGACAATCGCTTACGGGCGGCCAATAGCAGATCTTTCAGTTGCTCGGGGGGAGGCAGGGTTATCTTGGGGGTCGGACTGCTAGCTTTTTGGGGCATAACCGGGGAACTGGAAGGTGGTGGGCTAGGGGCCTTGGCGTTGGGGTTTCTGCGGGGATCGGTGGGTTTCCTTTTACTAATTCTTTGAACTTTAGGAACCGCATTTTCCCCCTCGGCCCGCCAGAGGGCGAGAACGACATCTGCTATCTCAGTGCACTCAGTATCGCCACCTGTCTGTGATTTAGATCGCTCCCTCAGGGGAGATCTATCCCGAATTGCGCTACTCACGTTGGCCGCTGGGGACGCGCCGACAGAGGGTCTCTTTTTCTTAGCGGATGCAGTCCCGTTGGTGACCGGCGGCGCGCTGGTAACAGAGTTCTTAATGGGTGCGCTACCGGCCGCGGCCGCTGGGGCAGACTTGCTGGTAACAGAGTTCTTAATGGGTGCGCTACCGGCCGCGGCCGCTGGGGCAGACTTGCTAGGAGCGACTCTGGTAGGAGGCTGTCCGTATTGTTGTTTGGACACGCTTTTCTGGGCTGGCGCGGACGGAGCGCACTCCTCCCTCACCGACATCATCCCTTCTGTCATCGCCTCGTAGGCCGTATTGGCCAGAATGTAAGGTTTGGGTACGCCCCATTGGGTGTAGCGGGCGATACAAAAAAGTACGGTGCCCACGCAGCGGATGATATCCGCTATGCTTTCCATCACAGAACTGTCCTGATCGGAGCACATGTCTGCGGACAACACCCCCTCTCTGACCACCAAACCTATAGCCGCGTCTTCCAGCCAATCCAATTCTGTAATGATGCGGTTGACGCTCCTCCCACAGTCTTTGATGTACCTCTCTGCCTGACATCCGAAGTGATCGTAGCACCATCTACCGGTCATCAGGGGCAGAGGCAGTCCTACCGGCACCAATTTGCGGCACGCTCTCAGGGCCCTATCGCAGGCTCGGATGGTGTTTTTCAAATCTGAGGCGCTCAGCTGTTTGCCGGTTTCGTTAGCCGCCTCGCGCATGCCCTTCAACAAGCTTTTGATGTTAGAGCACCTCCCCTCGACTGACAGGATAAACTGGTCCACCTCATCTGCTTTCCGCGCCTGCGCCTCGGCCAGCGCATCGAAAGCCTGGTATAAACTTTCCGTCATAAAAGTCAAACACTTCTTGTCGTACCGTCTGCTGGGACTGAGCACGGCCATGATGAGCGGCTCCGCGCACAGCGGATTGGGCGACTGACCTCCCGCCATCAGGTTTTTTACACTGGGTAGGCGGGGATCCGTATAGCCTCTCACCGGTTGGACGCGGCAGCCGGGAACGCCCAGTCCGTACTTGCGTTTTTTACCAGCCGGACGCCCGGTGGCGCTAAAGGCTTCGTCCCTCGCTACCGTCTCGTAGCGTATGCCGTTACGGCGCTCCGCTACCAATTCCAGGAGGCGGGATTCCGGATCATCGCACGCCTCCTCTTCCTCCTCCTGGGAGGGACCGGGTCTACGCCTAGACTGAGGCTGACTGCCCGTGGCCTGCATGAAGCTCAGTTGGCGCTGCAGCGCATCGAAGCGAGCCTCGATGGCCTTGGTTTGCTGCTGCGCTATCTCTTCCGCCTTTTTGGCCGCGATCTCCTCCAGGGCGGCCCGCTGTCTCTTCTGCGAGAGACGAGGGGATACCTGGCCCAGGCATTCCACCTCGGACTCGGGTTCTGTTTTGATCGGAACGTTCGCCCACATGCTGCCCGGAGGATGGAAGGCCCTCGGGCCGCTCCTGCGAGGCCTGTTCTCCGTCTCGGAATCCTCGGACTCGCTGGAGGAGACTCTCCGGTCCATGGGGCTGGACGATCGGCTGCGAGACATGTCCAAGTGTCTGTCTCCGGAGCTAGGTTTGCTGAGGTGCTTCTCGGAGCTCGAATGCCGGTTTGGGTATACGGAGCCCTATATATACCCGAGCGAAGTGGGAGGCACCCGGGTAGACCAGGCAGGTGCTTCATCCGTATAAGGTAATGGGCGGGTAGTTTTGTACTTCCTCATACGGCCGGACCAATGGACGGCCGAGTTGCTGACAGACATGCATATCATTAAATATGGAGGAGGTTATGGAATGAGGGAAGTCGGCTCCGATTGGTAGTTGGGGCAGGTAGATGCATATCATTAAATATGGAGGAGGTTATGGAATGAGGGAAGTCGGCTCCGATTGGTAGTTGGGGCAGGTAGATGCATATCATTAAATATGGAGGAGGTTATGGAATGAGGGAAGTCGGCTCCGATTGGTAGTTGGGGCAGGTAGATGCATATCATTAAATATGGAGGAGGTTATGGAATGAGGGAAGTCGGCTCCGATTGGTAGTTGGGGCAGGTAGATGCATATCATTAAATATGGAGGAGGTTATGGAATGAGGGAAGTCGGCTCCGATTGGTAGTTGGGGCAGGTAGATGCATATCATTAAATATGGAGGAGGTTATGGAAGTACGTCATATCAACCAGCCAATGGGAAAGCTCGGAGGGTGGATATGGGTGGATGTATGTTTATGCATATCATTAAAGATGGTGGATATGGGTGGATGTATGTTTATGCATATCATTAAAAATGGTGGATATGGGTGGATGTATGTTTATGCATATCATTAAAAATGGTGGATATGGGTGGATGTATGTTTATGCATATCATTAAAAATGGTGGATGGTTTTATGACGTAAAAACATCATTTATGCGTCAGTGTGACCCTCATGAATAATTAATGAGGTACCTCATTAATTATTCATGAGAACCCCCTAAAATCTCATGAATAATTAATGAGGTATATGAATAATTAATGAGTACCCCTATGAATATCATTAATTATTAAGTGATAAAGTAAACTTTTGACCAATGGGAACATTGTATGTCTATTTTTTTAACTCAGGTACCTAAGGACCAATGGAAAGATACAGAAGATCCACGAGGCGGGACATTCATACATTCAACCAATCGGAATAAACATTACCTCAGACTGACTAATGAGGATACTAGGGCCTATATAAGGCGAAGAGGAAATTGCTCCTGGCCCCTCCATTGGAGATTTAGACCATGGAGAGTGGGGGAAATGGGCGGGGTAGACCCAGAGGGCGCCCCACTAGGCGGAGTAGGGGACGCCGGGGCCCTAGCCCACCCAGGACTAGGTCCAGATCCCCGTTGCGTCATGGGCCAGATTCACCTGAGCCCGGTCCATCCGGTAGCGGGATGGTACCCCGGTTGGTAAGACCCTCGCCTGGTGATCCCGAACAGGCACATCCGGGGTCACCGGCCCGCCAACAGCCCCGGGATAACGGAGGGTCCTCGGACTCTACCGTGAGTTTATCCAATCCCGAATCCGATTCCGGTCAAATCACTTCCTCGGATTCGGGAGATGAGGCACACTCCCCGGGGTTGGTCCAAGGGCCCGTAAGTCCCGGACCGACTCCATTTCCCCGGCCCGGGACACTCCCCGTGGAGGTAGGGGACGTATCCTCCTCTACCTCCGTTCAGGCACCGCCAACGGGGAACCAAGGCCGTTCACCCGGTGAGGTGGCACCAGATCCGCCGCACATACCCCGCTGGGTTAGATTAGCCGGCCAACCAAACATAGGTCCCATGCCTCCAATAGCCCGGGACCAGAGGATATCCGAAGATCATCCTCCAGCCGACCCAGGTAATTATGTCTTTATTATATATACGGGGTAGTGTACTTAAAACTAAGTTAGTTATAATTAGTATAACGCTTCACCGGGGTGATGGTAGTCTTTTCTTCTTTTTAGAACGTTACATTCGGGCGGCGTTGGGGCTTACCCCCGAAGAAGTGAGGGGAGTCCTTATGGACAGGCCAGATGATCTGGTGGATACGATCAGGCGTCTGACTGGGGCCATCATACAGGGAACTTACACGGGCCTCTCCTATACCATGGGGGATCCCTTACCGGGCGCCATACCCCAATCTCTGTTTCATCTGATGATGGGTCTGGCCCTGATAACGGAGACTATTTTGCCTATTTTATATGTATTCTTGGGGCAAAATATGCCTGGCCCATTTAATTGGGGTGCGTTGTTGAGATTGGTGGGTATAACCGATTCGACTGTTCTGGCCCATTTTGACATACCCGAATCACTCAACATTCGCAATAGAGACCCCAATTGGCAGCCTAGTCCCGCAATGATAGAGTCCCTATATAATCACTTTAATACCATGTTTAATGAAATGCGGGAAAGTAATATAGACTTATGGATATTGGCTCTTAATCTTCGAGAAGTAATGACAGGTTCAGTCCAGACCACTCCGATAACTGCTCCCCAGGTCTCAATCCCCTCGTCCTCCAATATTCCTCCCCCGACTCCTTCTCCTCCTGATACCCCTCCTCCCCTGGAGTCATCTGAGGATGAACCGTAGGGACTCTACTATGATAAGTTGCATATTTGCATGATCATATAATAGCATGAATTGGCATATATAAGATATATACACCAAAGCTATATATCACAAGCATCCAAAATAAAAAAAGCGGTCATGTATAATCAACGCGGTCCACACACGGCTGCATATATAATCCGTGTGGACCGCGCTATGACCGCTACACGCCGATTTTTTTCTGGCTCATTAATTATTAATGTTTAAAAAATACATTTAATGGATATTATAAGTAAAATAACACAATTATATAACCAGAATCGATCTATAACCTTTATTTATCATCAGATTAATAAATCTAAGTCCTTTATGAGCTTCATGGATCATTCCTGATTTAATTTTTTTAGAAATCTACACGAGGGAGGTCTGTATGACTAGGACCCTGTCTACGAGTCCCGCTGATGTCTAAGGTATGACAGGGCGTTTCGAAAGTCTGTATAGTGTGATGGTATGAAGGGGGCGAGAGCCAGTGAATCGTGGCGGCCTCTTGTTATCGATAAGTGCACGTAACACGAGATAATGATGGCGCTCTTGTGGCGTTATTGTCAATAGACGAGCAGAACGATGCACTCTGCTGTATTTTCTTGCCTCGCGTCTCACGGTGGCTCCCATAGAGGGACCTAGTAGGTAATTTAAATCGCTTCCAAAGATTTCCCGTGTCATTCTTGGCAAAACCAGCCAAATGACGCTCCTTACCATCCCGACGATAGCGGCCGACAATGTAACTTGCGTACGGAGAGCATCTCTATCCGGAACGAGGGTTACTAGTTCTATAGTAAGCTGTTTGAGTATCTCGATAAGCCACTTAAGTCGTGGACTGGTAGTTAATTTTAGAGAATCCCGGAGATCCCATAGGGTAGCGACGTAAAAATACTTCGGGCCAATATTAGTCACCGATCCCAAGTACTTCACTAGTACCTTAGTTGAGCCCAATCCGAAGCGATTGGTTGTCGTGTGGACGATTTCCCTAAGCAATTCAATCACGCGAAAGAAATGGCGGGTGCTCCGACGGCATCTCTTGGGCATAGAAGCTCTCTGGACGTCCAGTCTCCATTTCAATAAATCAGAAACGAGAGTGCGTATCTTCTGTAGATCACCGTGTTCCTGTGAAACACTCTGGGGTGCGATGGTCTCCAATACATTCATGTTCGGCAATTGACAGAGAGAGCCAAACAGATTGTCACTACCACAGAGTAGCTGAGGAGAGCCACCAGGGAAAATAAATATAGTAGGCTCACGCAGCGGCGATATTGAACACGCTCGCGTCTAGCCAAACGCCGCCTAATCTTAGGAAAAAGATCACCTTCCCGATCCGCGCTGAAACAGTCAGCGCGTTTTTGCAGTGGTATATCCAAGAGTTGCTCTCGGCCAGACATGCTGGTTCCCTTGAGCTCTAGTACTAACCAATATAGGCGTAGTCCATTTAAAGGATGGATTTAATGCCGTGGAATGCCACGCCCATATAGTTGGTACGGCCCACGATATGCATACCCCCAGGCACATAACGTTTTGCATAGATTTGTGTATTTAATCTTTGCCCCCGCTTTGTTATTTTAGTCGCCACTATGGAATCTGGTACTGGAAGGTTGTATTGGCTATTACTATATCCTATAATTCCCATAGGATTATCGCGCATTCTGGAAAATCGTGGGCCGTTATGTACATATAGCGGGCAATATCTGTATGATCAACTGGTTTTGGATGGTACGGGGGTGTGGTGGTACGATGACCGTATAGAGTATGGACCGCTGTTGGACTTTGCGCTTTTTGAACAAGTTGTCTATCAACCAGATTTGGGATTCAATGTTATCCCACACGACTCGTGTCAAAGCTTCAACCAGATGTCGGTAGTTTTGGAAAAGGAATGGAGAGCATGTGCTTGCTTACAGAATCCTCAGAGTGTATTTTATCCACCATTTATCCTTTATCTCAAAAATACTTGGGATTGGGGATACGTCCTGGGCAGACCAGAAAATGGATGGGTCTACAGCTGGCGACTTTACAGATATGTGTTTGCTGTAATCGATATTCGTCACGAGGAACCATGTGAGTGTTCTGATCCATGGCATACGAAAAAGTATTTTCTGACCACCCATCCAGATGAAAAAGAGCGTCAGTTACCATTGACTAAATGCATATCAGGTATGTATTTCAATCGTGCTAAAAAGCTAGAAATGCCATGTCAGCATAATCACAAGACGATTTTAGTGGTTAGAGGACGCGCTACTTATTTTAAGCATTTTACCGACCTGGTGCATACATCCCTGGAGCCTCCAATATATATTATTGCATTACATGATGATACCCATACCAAAATTACTCAATTGGCTCCGGCTATGCGTTTGGCACGGGAGTTGTCCGTTCTAACAAACGGCTCGGTGGTCATTAATTTCTTAAGCCGCTACGAGCCGGTCATTTGCTATTGGCATAATATTCGCTGTATAGGAATAGGTAATGCGGGCCGTTACTGTCGAGACATGATCGAAGCTGCGGACGTATACTGGCAACTGGTTCATGGGGTACCAGAAGTGGATAACGGTCATATAAACAAGACCATCTACTTACCAGACGCCGAACATGTTGCATTGTCCAAAGATTGTCGTTATGGTTTATGTATTCGTATAGCTACAGATAAGAACATAAACTTGCTACACTGGTTAACAGATACATTAAAATCACCCGCTACAGCCGTACTCGACAGAGTTACGTGTCCGCATGCCAATAACTATACGCTGTACGTTTCTCCAGTTTCGGTGGATATGACCGCCTGGAAAACGCGAACGACCTGGGTAGAAACTGGGAAATATACAGATAAAGCACGATGTTGCACAAGGAACAGGCTCGGTTCCTGGAGAGATTGTGAGAAAAAGCAGATATCTTGCAAACATAAACATGTCGGTAGCGTCACGCGAATAACTAAACATAATTGTTTTAATCCTCCCAAGGGAGGGACGAAACTAATTACAGAACGGGGATTTAGGTATTACATCACCAAATCAACCAGTGAGTTTAGACGAGAACGCATCAGTCGATTTGATATTCGACGGTAGTCCCCACGGTATTTATAAAGTCCTATTCACACACATTTTCATCACTGCAGTCATGTTTTTCCTATTGATGATGCTACAAAGCGGCGCGGTTCTAACCGTTGCCAGGACTTGGTGCCGCTATCCAGGCGAATATTTGGCCCATGAACTATATTTGGATAAGCAAGATACCTGGTGGTATCCGGAGCGTAGACAGTACGCACACCGTTGGCATTACTGGAATTCTCAGTTGGTTACCAAAGGCTCTAGAGGAAACTACCTGGCACATCCAGCGTGTGAGAGCTTCAATCGCATGAGTCTTCAACTGGAACTAGATGAAAAACAATGTACATGTATACAGAGATTACCACGCGCTGTGGTATTTCCCAATTCTTACGTGGCCATGGCCCCTACACGGTCAGGTTGGAAATTGTATACACAACGTGGATTTATAGGACTGCGTTATTGCACGTGTGTTAATGCTTCACTAGAATCTCATTTTTCCATGGACGCCCTAGCAGAGACCAGGAACGATCAGTTTAACATCACCATGTGTGCAGCCGGGCTATTTAGCGAATACATGTTCTATATGCCATGTCAGTTTAATTATGAATGCATAGTAGTAAATTCTACCGGTAGGGCGCGCTATTATGAATCATGCAGATCTGCGCCCGATGAGTTACCGGGACCCGTCTATGTAATAACAAATTGGATTGAAAATATAGATTCTGACATACTGGGGCGTGAAGCCTTGCGCCTCGGTAGAGCCTTGGCTGTATTAACCAACGGATCAGCTATTATTTATTCAGTGACAGAACAAAATCGCGACCACGCTTTTCCATGGCGCGACGTTAGATGTTTTGGTGATGGACCTGCTGGCGAGGCTTGTTTGGCTAACGCAAAACACTTAAAAACATATTGGCAGCTGGGTCTGTTGGAACCATACGATAGACTCGACCTGCGCCCAAATATCACCATTTTAGTCCAACGACAACGCGTATCAGAAATCCCATGTCAACACAGCGCGTGTATTCTGTTTAACGAATCTGATCAAAACATGTACGCGTGGTTGACTGAGACGTTAACCCTGGGAGTAACCACCGGACATTTCATCGCCGATGCGTGCCCAGATAACGACCACAAATACTCTGCGACCTTTCCTATTGCTGCCGATATGATAAAGTGGCCAGTTACCTATCGATGGATGTCAGCAGGTCGGGCGAATTCCGCTGCATGCTGCCTCGAGTCTGGAAATTGGTTCTTTTGCGATCCCAAACTTATACAACGCGGCAGTCCATCAAAGTTTGCCAAGGAACCAAGAGGGGTTAAGTGCATCGTAGATAGAGATTATAATTACCTAATTACCGACTCCAAACAGTATAACGAACGCCTTTCGAACTGTGCTTTTGATGTCATGCTCGATAAACGGATGTCTGCGTTATACAGAAGTTTAATAAATCCCATGCGCTTGTAGGCGGTGCCTGTAACACCTTTTAGATATAAACACACCCCACTCCTGTCACATAAATCTTCAGCTCTTGACAGGGCCGGTCGTCAAACTTCCTTCTCCGAAAACCATGGCAGATACAATCCTAGATTTAGAGGAAACTTATTCGGATATCGTTTCGGAAAGTGATTTTTCCGACGAAGACATGATGTACGAGCCACGTTGTGCATCGGCAATTTTGCCCCCATCTCGGATATCGGATGAAGAATATCTATTTGGAACCGAACGAAGCATCGTTCATCCGGCAGAAGTATTGGAAAAATATAGTTTCGGGAAAGTGTTGGGAAGAGGCGGTTCTGCGTGCGTATACTCTTGTATCAATCTTACGGCAGGAGTCGAACGGGCGATGAAGGTCATTCCCACGGATAAGGTCAAATCATCCAAGGTGGTCGATATCGAGTTATTGATAGCTACCAACGTACGACATCCTTGCGTGATCGAATCTTTCACCCACATGTCTTATCCCAATCTATCTTACCTGGAAATGGAATTACTGGACTGTGATCTATATTCCTTCATTCAGCTTCGAGGACCCTGCATTCCTCCCCACGAGGTGGCTACCATCATGTTTAACGTGTTGGAGGGGGTACATTACCTTCATGATAACAACATAATCCACCAAGATATCAAGGTAGAAAATATCTTTCTCTCTGGAATACATAAAGTTAAACTTGGAGACTTTGGTCTTTCTGTGCGAGTAAACGACATCACCGAATTGAAACCATACGGTAGATGCGGAACCGACTCCATGCGACCCCCAGAGCTGTTACTCAATGCTCCGTATGCTTGGCCGTGCGACATTTGGTGCTGCGGGATGGTTCTATATGAACTATTGACCGGGAACGCCTTATTTTGGAAGGAGACCCCCATATTAGATCAGATGTTAGAAACATTGGAGGTAAACCAATACGATCTTCCGTCCATAATAGAATTTCCTCAGTTTAAAGAAGTTTTAGATCGGGTGCCAAATACAAGAGATTATTCCATTATCTATCCAGAGATAGAGATCTTGTCCATCCCAGAGAGTGCCAAGAAGATGATTTGCCGCATGGTTCGTTTCAATCAATTGAAGCGCCCATCTGCCAGGAAATGCCAGTCATACCCCTTTATGGAGTATCGCGTCATAGGTAGCTCTGAGATAAAAGGCTCAGGTGTTCACTGATAAGAGACAGTCTCCGATTATCAAAGCTAACAATGGCCTCCAGCATTACCTCTGATTATGACGTCTTGTGTAAAATCGGCAGAGGAGCTTACGGCCAGGTAATCAAAGCCGCTTGTAAGAACAGCGGGCAATTGGTGGCTGTGAAAAAAACTAACAGGCGCAACAATGTGATTCGTTCATCGGCTATTAACGAATGGGGTCTCATCCAGTCCTTCGACCATCCGAATATCATCAGGGGCATAGCCATGTACTCCGACGTGACCGCCAATTATATGGTCACAGAGCTGATGGCCTGTGATTTGAAGGAGTTCGTGGTATGTCGTGGTCAGGTGGACCCCTCGACCACTAGAACGATCATGCGTCAGGTGATAGAAGGACTCGCTTATCTGGAGAGTGTTTCGGTACTTCACCGTGATATCAAGCCAGACAACATCTTTCTGAACTCCATAGATGATGTGAAGATCGGGGACTTTGGAATAGCCAAGGACACGGATGTGATGTGTGCGGGATCACACACTGGAAATAAGTGTGCTTTCTGGTACCGTGCCCCAGAGATTCTTTTAGAACGCAATTATGGACACACTGCTGACATTTGGTCCGCTGCGTGTGTGATGCATTATATGCTGACCGCACATGTACCCTTTTGTGAAATAACTACAGCGAAGCAAATCGAGACTATTTTGAGCACAGCTGGATTGGAAAGAGACGACCCATCGTTTCATAGATTTGAACGACGTAAGACTTCGATCACTTGCATCAGACGAGAAGAGATAGAGCTATGTAACTGGAGTTGTACTCGCATGTGCTTGATAAGTGAAAACAATCCTCAGATGACTCCCGATTGTCGTAAAGTCCTAATAGAGATGTTTAGATTACAGCCCGACCTCCGGTACACAGCCAGCCAACTAAAGGCTACTGATTATTTTGCCATTCCTCCAAGACGAGGCAGAAAACGCAAAACACTTGTATAAGTTATCCACTAAAAGCAAACCAGTTGTATAAATTATCCAATAAAAGAACTGTATATAAACAATGTCTATGTCTCTGTTATAAAACTTGTGATGCGAACACCCAAGAGAATCATACCCTCAGAGATACTCACCATGCGCTCATCACTCTGGGTGATCCATGCCATATTGGCTGTAACTAGTGGCGTAATTCTCGAGAGAGATGGGTTCTCCGTTCATCTAGACAGCGTGTCCCTCTCCTGTGATCCGGGATGTATATTAAAAACCATGTTACTGATCCACGAAGCCGAATTGGTTAACACATCCATTAAACACATACAACTAGCATACGGCAATCGAGCCGCTGGTTGTAACGTGACTCTGATCGAACTGAGTTTCAGTAATTGTTCTGGGATAGCCACCCTGAGTGACGACTGTGAAGTAAGTTCAGCTAATACTTCTGTGGCGGATCGAGTTAGTCTCCTAAACGCATCCGAAAATTCACTGGCAGTCAAGCTTGAAGACGTTGACACCGGTACCTATTTCCTCACCGTACGCCTGGGACCAAGGAGCCATAACTTTGGGGTCCATATCGTTTCCACTGGACGTTCAGATAAAACGCCTATCTCATCACTGGATTGTAATGGACATTTTCCCATCGCTGCAGTGAAAGAAATGGCACATCACACCACTCAGAGCGATTCGACGCGATCCCCGTCCACATACACTATAACCACACACGATCAGACCACGGAACCAAGAAAACGTATTTTCGTATTGCCGACTGTATTGATCGGAGTTATGTTAGCATTATTATTGGTATGTTTGTCTGTAGCATACCTGCGGACTCGCGCTAGGGAACGCCTTGCGTTACTGGCGACATCCCCTACAGATTGTAATAAAACTAGCCACGTTTAAGTTTTTGCCGTAGCCATGTGTCGTATTTTGAACTTGTCGTGTCTCTGGGGAATATTGCTGGTGGTGACGGCTACCGAGATCCGTCACCGGTATGTTGATTTGACAGTCTCCGAAGGTTCTACCACATCGTTTGAATGCAGTGTTCCCCTTGAGCGCCCGGAGGGGAACGTGACGGTGGTTCTGTATTACGTATATCGATGTGATTTGGAACTGGCTAACCTGACATACAGTCGTGGCGTCGCGGCCTCGCTACGAACACGAATGGAACGCATAGGTAGTAATTACCAAAATGTGTTTACTATTAAGAACTTTCTAGACTCCGATGGAGGTCAGTTCAAGTGCAATACGTACATAAACGGAGCGTTGCTGGCAGATACGAGATACAACGTTCGTACCGTGTTCGATCCGTCGCATGCTATAGTATATCAAAATCCATTATCTATGATGGAGGCCAGCGATGATTGCGAGACATACTTTCCACAACCCACTGACGACACAACCCTTAACGATGAAGACCCACAATCTATCTCCCGGAACCGTGTGTTATACGGATCTTTGGGATGTATAGGAGCGGTAATATCAATAGGAATGGGTGTTTGGTTATGGTGGAAATATAAACACACAACTACCAAATATGTTAAATTAATAAACGATAAGGTTTATTCATGTGTACAATCTGGTTAATTAAGCTGAAATGGCTACTCGTGTACGGTGGGATAGATATCCTCCCAGCTGCCTTCTCCTGGGCACCCTTCGTCATCGCATACGCCATCTAGTTGGTGGCGGTTCAATCTGGTATCAACAAAGTCGTCAGACAGGTCTGAAAAGAGCGTAGTTTTCCAAATAATATGTTTTGAAGGAGATCCTGGTTCTGGTGTGATCATATCATACGCATCAAGTTCCACGTAGTTTCCATAATTATGTTCCTGCGTGGTGTACCCTGGATGCGCAACTGTTAACTTCATTCGATCTCCGTAAACATATCCGAAGCACGTCTGCCCTTCCTCGCACGGCACGTCATAGATCACGGTTCCGTTGATCTGCGTTTGTATTGCCGTTAGCGTGCACGCATCTACTCTCCCGATGGTATATTCCAGCGCTTCGCTGGAGTCTCCATACTCGGCGCTCGTCTCTGAATACGGGTGACTTGTGTAGTTCACACAGATGGAATCGGGAAACACAAAAAATACGGTATCGTCACCTAACACATCAAGTAGGTCCCCTGAGTACAAGGCGAGCGTTAGGTCATCCTGGTAGGTATAGTTGAACCAGTTAGGCTCCATCTCTCCCGAACCATCATATGTATCGTGCTGTTCCTGAGACACTGGTCCTGGTAACAACAGCGTGTGCGTATCGTTCAAATACGAGAATGGTCCTTGGCGACTGATTGCGGTAAGGGGCTGGCGTATGACCCGCAGAATATGCTGTCCTATGTTCTCTGGTTTGGGAGATAGTTGGAAACAAATACTGCGATGTTTCTCAGAGTCCGAGATGGGAGATGCTGTGCTGGCGGTCGAGAGAGTTCTGCCACAGTCGTCTGTTGTGATAAGCAGAGTTTGATTTTTCTGAAATTTGGCGGCGGACACTGCAGGCCCACTGGGATAAAAAACATGTATGGTTTTTGCCCCAGATACAGCACACTTGTTGAGACCACCTTCGTCGCACAAACACAGGTCAAGAGGGATGGGTGTGGGACCCCACGATTCGCATGTAGTGGTCCCTTCTGCAAAACTTGTAAACTGAATTACACACTGCTGATATAGAGCTAGATGGTCGTACAGCGCGAGTGTGATTTCAGGATCCGAAAAGGATACCTGAATGGCACAGTTCTTGAATTCAACATCATGTTGCAGCACGCATTTTTGATTCAGCGTATCTATTATCTTCTGCTCCTCTGCTGGTCGAGGCTTCTCGGTAGAACGCAAACCGTCAGATACATCGGTGGGCAGTGTTCCACCATAGGTCGGTGAGTGGGTCTGAGCCGGGTAACAGACAACAAATCCGCTTAAGAATAGCCCACATATCGTAACCGATCGGAGAAACATTCCTATGGAGACAATATCTCGTATAGCCCGAGGGTTCCTAAATGTGAGTAACATTTACGAACCTATGGCCATTTTATACCCTGTGTTCCAGGAAGTGAAACTCGCGATACCAACGGTTATAAAAGCCGACCGCCGTCCCCTGGGATTCACCACAATTTCGGAACCATGTCTACACAGAGGAACGTGTGGGAGTCCATTAAAATAGAAGATGCAGAAGATACGGAAGAGGGATTATCGTATGATGATTACTGTGCTAATTTTAAAGCGGCCGGACGCCGTCGCATAGATGTATCTTCTGAAGACGAGGATGAAGCGCCCGATTCTGCGGATACACTATCCAGAGATATAGCTTCCTTTCGGGCTACTGTGCGCAGTTTGACCATTGGTCAAACACAGAATTTGAGCGACAACCTCACAAGGGCAAAAAACCGAGAACCCGAAGAGCTGTTCGAATTGGAGGAGCGACCATCAGAAACACGGGTGGATAGGGCTGAAATCATGGCCAATGAATTACGGGCCATGTATCTTGAGCAACAAACCGGGCGCCAGGCTGCTACGCAGCGACCCCCATTGAAGCACCGTTCCAGACCCCCACTATATCGCCAATAAATATTGTACTTACCTGATAAGATGATTACAATCTCTTTTTTATGGGCGGGACCATAGTAGGAATATAACTCGGGTTCCCTTACTTTGTGCATTCACTCAACCGGGCACAATTGTTAGCACCATGGCCTCTATATGGTATATTGTGCTTTTGGGGCTGATTGGTCTTACCTCGGCTCATATCGATCTCTCGCTACCAAGCTTGACATTCGTCGTCAACTCGGGCGACGATCTACAGATTCCGGTGCGCATTAGGGCAGTAAACGATTCGGAAGATATTTTACGCGTAGAGGTGTTTCATTTGAGTACACCTAGCTGTGGCGGAGTGAGGGAAAGAGAAATATGCGACTATGAAAAGAAGTGCCATGTCGATTTGGTATTTCCAGCGGATTGTCAATATGCCCAGGCGGTGCAACAACTCGTCTACCGCGTGACCTACGTAAATTGTTCGGCCATCGCCTTTCAAAAGGGTTGGTGTAGCAATACCCACGCTCGGATAGGAACGGCTCATATAGCCCATGGTATGCACGGATTCGGTCTACAGTTACATCATCTAGCAGCTAGAGATTCTGGAATATATAAGATTATCATCACTGGCACCCATGAGGCGAAAACGGTGGACTTTTCAATTACAGTTCTGTCTTCTCATACCTTCACAGATGCTCCACGTTCATCATCTCCGTTTAGAGAAAGTACCGTAGGGGTAATGGCTTCCAATACGTTAATAATGTATCCTGGGAGCACTCTTGTAACCACGGCTGAGATAGTAGATACCATATACGACCCAGAGTTTAACCTCACTATCGGATGGTATCATTTTACCATCCCTAGCACGTGTCAGTCCATCGTGTTATACCCAACTTGTTTAGAATTAAACGGTCAATCGGAATGTGAGACCGCTGAACATCTTTCCGAATGTTCCATAACATCGCTAAGCAGTTCAACTGTCGTGGTGTATAGAATATACAATCGATGCACCCATGCCACTTCTTGGCGCACCGATTGTATGCACGTAGATTTTAACGATCCTAAATTAGGGAATAGGATTTCTATGCAGGATGATGGAAACATAGCCATACATCCAGCGGGTGACGAGGACAGCGGCTTGTATTTGGTGGTAGTCATGTATAATGGACGATTTGCGCCTGGTAGCTTAGGTTATGTTAGCGTGTCATCGAAAACTGATATACGACCCGTATTGCTCAAATCAGGAATTCCTAGCCATACTATCATTCAACCTCAGCCGTACGATCACTTATTATTAATTTTATTAATGGCCATGGCCGTTATTCTGACCGTGATAATCCTATTAACGATGAGCTACGCGAGTTATGCGATAATAGCATGGTTGTACAATTTGAGCGGCGCTGGTTACACGCGTGTGGCGTTACAAGACCCGTATCGCGACGAAGAACCCGAATTGGAACCTATGGAAGAAAGTGAATTTATTAATCCGTCGACTTCTGGCTTTCAGTTTCCAGAAATGATGCAGGCATTGGGCGGGAGAAGGAAGCCAAGATAAAAGGCGATAATGACACACGGTCTATCACACTGCCATGACAAATATGATCGCCATCATACTCTTTCAAAATCTCCTGGGATGTCTCGGGTTACTGCAACCAGACCCATTATCATTGAACATTACAGTCAAGGAGACTATTATTTTCCAGTACGCCATAAAGCCGAGCCATCTGAGTTCCAAGCCGACTGCCCTGAACATATCTTTCGGATATCTGCCGTGTGAGCTGGATGCTCCGGATAGCTGTCATGGTATAGGAAACGACGATAACGCTTTCTACATACGCGAATATCACCCGTGTCCTATGCTGACTTGACTTGGCCAGAGAATTGCGGATCTCGGGTATATCTAGACAAATGGAATTTACAATGGTCTGCAGGGAGGGCATATTTGCCTCGAAAAAGACCCCTGCTTTCCGGACTGTATTACATGTGCGTGACTATGCCCTCGGACATAATCTGCATGCATCGGAGTGTCATCATCGTTGAGCCCACCAGACTTCCCATGGGAATTATATTTGGTGTCGTGTTTACTATAATCCTGTTTAGTAACCTCGCGTGTTATTTTGTATGTTATAACACTCGGACCAAGAGAATATCATGCCGTAAAATTCATGTAAATACAATAAACGTATATTGAACAAAATGCATTTATTTACTTCTTATTTAATAAATGAATGCAGGTAGAATGGGCTGGAACTGGTACCCCGGCTGTCATACACGCTCTAATGATGTCCTTCATCAACATCCCGAAATCTCGGTCATCCCCTAAACTTTTCACGAGAGCGATAATATGTTCCCAATAGGCGGATTTGGTAGACGAGATGCTGGGGCAGACTCCCATGAATCCTGAATATAGTTCGGTAGCGGCCACTCCATACAAGCTGGAAAGGGCGCAGGTCCCATCATGCGAAAGGCAACACCAATACGACATACGAATTAAGAGTTTGCCCCACTCCATGTGACTGCTAGGAGTATTGAGATCCGTCACTCGCGTATTGAGAATAAGCTTCCCGAGCATAACGCGCATAGCGTGGGTCCCCAATTGACGCGGGTCTGGATTGCTGATAAAGGAGTCGTATAATGCCCCAAAACGCAAGGGAATCGATATGGCCATCTCTGGCAGCGACGCGTCGCTATCCAGACGACTGGTCTCGAACCACCTAGAAACTTCCCATAGACCGCGCCAAAAATCCCTCATGTCATCTGGAAGACTTCTGATATGTTCTTCCAACTCGGGAGACAGAATCTTTAGCAGAATGTAAGGAGAGGCCTTGAGAGCATCTCGCATCACGGTTTCTCGTTTCGGGCGACGTATCGATTGAGCGCGGGATAGGACCGGAATAGCCATATCGCAGTAGTCAGATTCCTCTGCAGGCATAGATACTTTTGGCTGTGCCATTTTCTCTCTAACAAAGCAATGATGGTACCAGACGTGAGTTTTTATATGATTGTAATGTCTTATATTTCACGTATACATAAACTACAAGTATATACGATTATTTACTTTCATGTTCGTTTGGCAGTTACTGGAAACAATGAACCATTTACTGGAAAAGAGTACAATTTTCTTTATATTAGCTGCTCCGGAAAGCTTTTTTCAAAAAACAACATGTTGAAACAAGGATTCTTGCTTGTGGCGACCATTGTGGTAGTGAGCGAGGCACAAATAGTTGCGAGGGAAAAATGTCCAGCTGGATCATACGGACTTTTAAAGACGTCTGGCGGAGGTGAATGGAACGGAGAATGGCGTACCCCACAATTCAACGTTTCGTTACGATGTCGTGATACAGGACAATGTAAAGTAGTTGGTCCCACACCACCATGGAGCGAATACGGAGTAGGATACGGAGGCTTACCAAATTTTATGCTATGGTGCAATAAAACAAAAAAAGGCTGGTGGAATACTACCAAAGACGGAAAACCCGACCATTCGTTTTTCGTATACGATCCGGATAAGAAAACACCTGCTCCAACATTGGGACCGAGTTATCCTTGCGAGCACAAATACTGGCGAGCGCGTAAGAACGAGACCTGGGATATCGGACCTCATGACGATTTTCAACACATAAATTGTACAGGTCAAAAAGTAATCCTAAGGACGCCATGGCCATATACGGTACCAGGGTTCCCGTGGAAGTGGAGCACCCCGTGGTGCGATTTACAATATTCTTGTGAAAATTATTCAGATCCTGGGTCGTGTTGCTTCCATCATAAACCATACTTTGGAGGAATTGGAATAGATGAGGGTGGATTTCCTGACATAGTTATAAAGAATTGCAGTGAGATGGCGTGGGGTATGTGGTATTTTAATTATAGCGATCATCGTCGCAGCTATTATTTGTTGGATGATGGCATGGAACCAACACCTCCCCCTCCAAGTCCAATATATCTTGAAGTCTATTGTGGTGCCGGATCTTCTGTCGTATTAAATGTTACCGCCGTGGTAGGAAATACTAGTTGGATCGGTCCGGGACCCGACAGAGTAAGTTTAACGGTGAAATGTCAGAATTTTGAGAATGTTAGCTTGTGTCTAGCCAACGTGTCAATGGAATATTTGAAACAACATAACATATCTGACAATAATTGGCCTAGTATGAACATAAGCAGCTGCGGTAAAGAACATGTCGGGCTATGGCTCGGTATTACCCCTCCGGGAACACCAGGAGGAAGATACTTCACTTTTTATGTGAATGTAACCGGCCTTCCACCAGATCCCGTCCCGCTACCTCCAAAGCCCTGTGGGCCAGGCGGGAGTTTATCTCGCCGAGTCCTTTGCGACGAACAGGGACAAGAATCTGGTATACCGTTATCGGTAGAGAAGCAACCACCTCCAGAAACATATACGTGGAACGGGCCTGGTAATTTTTCGCTGAAGGTGGAGTGTTCTGACGATGGATGTACCAGCGATCGGCCAGACGACCCCCGAATAGGACAAGAACATTTACCACGCCTGATTATATATTGTGACAAGGGTCAGGACATTGGCTATTGGAACGTAACTGATTCCAGGGGATGCGATCGGGGAGATAACGAAGTAATATGGTGGGGAAATTAAATTCTGTACATGTTATCAAAAATAAATTTATTTAAAAATCATCATGTGTCAGACAACGTGCGACGAAGTTTAAGTTCTGTAATTTTTAGTTTATATGCCTCTATTAGAGATTGTAACTCCAGTCTATCCTCTGGTCTGTTTTCTGTCATCGCCTGTGTTATCAAACGACAGGCTGTATTCTTTGCAGTCTCTATTTCTTGATCGGTGGCCACGTCTTCATATTCGCCTTCACAGTTTGTTTGTTGCAAAATAGCCGTACAAACCGGCACGATGAATTTAGTCATTGATAAAATAATCCTGGCGCTGTTCTGAATGGCCACTGCGCCATCGTGACTGAGTTCATGTGAAAATAGAGTGCACATCTGTTCGGACGTACTCTGCATTCCGGACACCATTTCGGTCATATCGGCATGCACTGTAAAACGAGACAAACATATCAGATATATAAAAGAAAACTCATTTATGGGATCACAGCAGTTGATATATTCAAACCAGAGTATACTTACATCGCCTGCGCTTGGGTTCCTGCACTGGAGGAGAATGTTCGGGCCTTACTTGTTCGGACTCGTTCTCCTCATCATCGTCATCCGAACTGTCAATGACCAGACGCCGTTTTTTGGGTTGACTGGAGCGACGGACTGGAGCATCGTTATCGGAGCTTTCCTCGGAGGCTTGGGAATCAGGCTCTTGCTGGTTTTCTTTTGGATAGGAACGTGTCTCTCCAGAGCACTCAGATATGTGTTCTGATGGGCTCCGTTGGCACAAATCATCAAACGTTGGTAATTCTTCCTCAGAATCCGAGCCAGGATCCGATCCTTGTCCGGAATCAGAATCTTCAATAGTGATTACCTCATCATCTTCCGACTCCGTGTCAGGTTCCGTGTCGTACTCATCTACGTGTTTTCGGTTTTCCCTGGCTTCGAACAGGATAAAGGGATGTTGCCTATATGGAGCTACCGCCTCTCTGTATTCGGCCTCACTATCGGATGATTCCGACGAGGAGGGTAATCTCCGTGGGGTAACAACCTGTGACATGATAATATCTTAGAGGATCATCGAATACTATACCCGAAAAATACAACCCGGTTTTATGCTTTTTCAAAAACATCCCCGCCCCAAAATGATTACACCAAACATGTAATGGAAATAAATAAGTTTATTGAATATAAATAATTGAATTCGTTATTCATCATCAGACTCTAGTTCTGGCATAGAGTCGTGGTCAGAATGTACCGAGATATGTTCAGATTGGGGCGATTGAGAACTCGGAGCGGGCTGAGGGGCCGCATCTACTGACTGATATTCTGATAACATTTCTTCTAAATAGAATGGGATATTAGACTGACTCACGACCCGTCCTTGAGTTCCGCGCCTAGGCATACCTGTTAACCCCCCAGCCATGTTGGTTACCAAAGCCGATGCTAACAGAGCGGTTCCCTCATTGAGAGCCACCTGGCGTTGGGCAGTAAGTAACAATGCTTCTCTGACCATATTAGCTAGTCTTTCATTGGGTTCCCAGTCCCATCTTTGTCCCACTCTTTCTACAGGAATATTAAAATGGGCTTTGATCGTTTCATCAGTTAACCCAAGGGCGTTTAATAAAGCGTGATACGACCAATTACATCTGATGCGATCCCCTCTAATTGCAAAAATTACAGGCAGCGCAGCGGTAATTATATCCATTAATCCATTACACATAGCCTCGAGTTCAACCTCTTGGAAGACTCGATCATTGGGATTATGAACTAGGTTCTCTAATAGGTTGTATGTTCCAGAGTATATGGTTTTTGCCATATGGGTCATGGCCTCCGTCATGGTATGCAATCTAGGATCGGTAATGATGCGCCTGACCTCGTCCGTCTGGATTCCGAGAACGCGCCGCATATGGCCAACACGTTGGGCTCGCTCGAATGCTACATTATTAATATAGAAACGAATGAGATTACCTGGGTGTATATTTCTAGTCAATTCATGACTGTATATTTATATCTCATAGTCTTACTTTCAGACACCGGAGGTTCATCAGATGATTGGAATAAGTGCCGAAACGAAAAGGTACTGTCATCCGGTGGTGTTAAGTTGTCGGTATTGGTGGAGGAAGTCGCTTCTCCATGACTAACTTTTGGAGAGGGTAGTACAAATTCAAATGGTCTGGTAGAAGATGTTACTTCATCCTCGTCTAATATACGCGATCTAGCACCGTCATTTGAATTATCATAACCTGACTCGTTAATCAACATCAATAAATGTTCAATGGCAAAAGATTCATTAGAATCTTCACTAGTTTCGCTAGTGTCATAATTATGTCTATCATCTGCCTGCCTATTAGTATGTAATCCAGAGGGTCCCGGTTGTGGGGAATTCTGATATCCTGGGGACATACCAGATATATTTGATAATGGGGATAAAGTGGGTAATATGGGGGATGTTGGAGAAAGCCCCGGTTGGGGAGAACGGTCATAATTAGAGGGACCGGGTTGGGGAGAACGGTCATAATTAGAGGGACCGGGTTGGGGAGAACGGTCATAATTAGAGGGACCGGGTTGGGGAGAACGGTCATAATTAGAGGGACCGGGTTGGGGAGAACGGTCATAATTAGAGGGACCGGGTTGGGGAGATTCGAAGTCTCTAGTTACATTATTAGGTGAACTAGTGGACGAATCAACACTACTATTAATGGATATTGGGCCGTCTTTATATCTACCGAATGCAAGTGCATTCGGTGAGCTCTGACCCGAACTAATATAAATTGGGGGAGAGCTGGGTTTAGCTTTTTTAGCCATTGGGGACTCGTCTGAAGAAATGCTAGAGGTCGCTGCTCTCTTAACTGATATTGAACTAGCATTATTTGGTAGAGTACTACCATGCGTCAAAGACACCTCGTATGTTAATGGATCAGTCTCTGAAGTATCCGAGTTACTACCCCCCTGTACCTGCTGGAAATTATCCGAGTTACTACCCCCCTGTACCTGCTGGAAATTATCCGAGTTACTACCCCCCTGTACCTGCTGGAAATTATCCGAGTTACTACCCCCCTGTACCTGCTGGAAATTATCCGAGTTACTACCCCCCTGTACCTGCTGGAAATTATCCGAGTTACTACCCCCCTGTACCTGCTGGAAATTATCCGAGTTACTACCCCCCTGTACCTGCTGGAAATTATCCGAGTTACTACCCCCCTGTACCTGCTGGAAATTATCCGAGTTACTACCCCCCTGTACCGGCTGACTACCAAGTCTAACTGGGGCTGTACTAGGCCTTGGATCCAGCGACCTGGCGTAGCCTCTACCTCTAGTTCCCCGCGTCCTTCGCCCGGCTCTTACCCTCTTTTTGCCTCGCTTGTCTCGGTCCATGGCTATTCGGTTGTGTAGTGACTATACAGCTAGTTTTGCTACGCTTATATACAATTCAGGGACTACGTCAGTATGCTGGGATTGGTTAGCTATTTATATCACCTACCTTATATGGGAATTTTATAACCACCTCCCTCTTTCGTATTGGTTATTGAATGTTTACCTATGAATATGAGGTGACTAATTCACAAATAATTAATCAAGACTATCCCACTCCACCCACTACTCCCTGATTGGTCGTATGTCCAGATGTATCACAGACTCCTCCTCTATGGTTCAATATGATAGGTCCGTAAATCTGCATCATAAAAACAAACAGAATTACAGCACGTTATTGGTTAGTTCTCCACCAATCGTAGCATATAAAACCATCCACCATCTTTAATGATATGCATAAACATACATCCACCCATATCCACCCTCCGAGCTTTCCCATTGGCTGGTTGATATGACGTACTTCCATAACCTCCTCCATATTTAATGATATGCATCTACCTGCCCCAACTACCAATCGGAGCCGACTTCCCTCATTCCATAACCTCCTCCATATTTAATGATATGCATCTACCTGCCCCAACTACCAATCGGAGCCGACTTCCCTCATTCCATAACCTCCTCCATATTTAATGATATGCATCTACCTGCCCCAACTACCAATCGGAGCCGACTTCCCTCATTCCATAACCTCCTCCATATTTAATGATATGCATCTACCTGCCCCAACTACCAATCGGAGCCGACTTCCCTCATTCCATAACCTCCTCCATATTTAATGATATGCATCTACCTGCCCCAACTACCAATCGGAGCCGACTTCCCTCATTCCATAACCTCCTCCATATTTAATGATATGCATGTCTGTCAGCAACTCGGCCGTCCATTGGTCCGGCCGTATGAGGAAGTACAAAACTACCCGCCCATTACCTTATACGGATGAAGCACCTGCCTGGTCTACCCGGGTGCCTCCCACTTCGCTCGGGTATATATAGGGCTCCGTATACCCAAACCGGCATTCGAGCTCCGAGAAGCACCTCAGCAAACCTAGCTCCGGAGACAGACACTTGGACATGTCTCGCAGCCGATCGTCCAGCCCCATGGACCGGAGAGTCTCCTCCAGCGAGTCCGAGGATTCCGAGACGGAGAACAGGCCTCGCAGGAGCGGCCCGAGGGCCTTCCATCCTCCGGGCAGCATGTGGGCGAACGTTCCGATCAAAACAGAACCCGAGTCCGAGGTGGAATGCCTGGGCCAGGTATCCCCTCGTCTCTCGCAGAAGAGACAGCGGGCCGCCCTGGAGGAGATCGCGGCCAAAAAGGCGGAAGAGATAGCGCAGCAGCAAACCAAGGCCATCGAGGCTCGCTTCGATGCGCTGCAGCGCCAACTGAGCTTCATGCAGGCCACGGGCAGTCAGCCTCAGTCTAGGCGTAGACCCGGTCCCTCCCAGGAGGAGGAAGAGGAGGCGTGCGATGATCCGGAATCCCGCCTCCTGGAATTGGTAGCGGAGCGCCGTAACGGCATACGCTACGAGACGGTAGCGAGGGACGAAGCCTTTAGCGCCACCGGGCGTCCGGCTGGTAAAAAACGCAAGTACGGACTGGGCGTTCCCGGCTGCCGCGTCCAACCGGTGAGAGGCTATACGGATCCCCGCCTACCCAGTGTAAAAAACCTGATGGCGGGAGGTCAGTCGCCCAATCCGCTGTGCGCGGAGCCGCTCATCATGGCCGTGCTCAGTCCCAGCAGACGGTACGACAAGAAGTGTTTGACTTTTATGACGGAAAGTTTATACCAGGCTTTCGATGCGCTGGCCGAGGCGCAGGCGCGGAAAGCAGATGAGGTGGACCAGTTTATCCTGTCAGTCGAGGGGAGGTGCTCTAACATCAAAAGCTTGTTGAAGGGCATGCGCGAGGCGGCTAACGAAACCGGCAAACAGCTGAGCGCCTCAGATTTGAAAAACACCATCCGAGCCTGCGATAGGGCCCTGAGAGCGTGCCGCAAATTGGTGCCGGTAGGACTGCCTCTGCCCCTGATGACCGGTAGATGGTGCTACGATCACTTCGGATGTCAGGCAGAGAGGTACATCAAAGACTGTGGGAGGAGCGTCAACCGCATCATTACAGAATTGGATTGGCTGGAAGACGCGGCTATAGGTTTGGTGGTCAGAGAGGGGGTGTTGTCCGCAGACATGTGCTCCGATCAGGACAGTTCTGTGATGGAAAGCATAGCGGATATCATCCGCTGCGTGGGCACCGTACTTTTTTGTATCGCCCGCTACACCCAATGGGGCGTACCCAAACCTTACATTCTGGCCAATACGGCCTACGAGGCGATGACAGAAGGGATGATGTCGGTGAGGGAGGAGTGCGCTCCGTCCGCGCCAGCCCAGAAAAGCGTGTCCAAACAACAATACGGACAGCCTCCTACCAGAGTCGCTCCTAGCAAGTCTGCCCCAGCGGCCGCGGCCGGTAGCGCACCCATTAAGAACTCTGTTACCAGCAAGTCTGCCCCAGCGGCCGCGGCCGGTAGCGCACCCATTAAGAACTCTGTTACCAGCGCGCCGCCGGTCACCAACGGGACTGCATCCGCTAAGAAAAAGAGACCCTCTGTCGGCGCGTCCCCAGCGGCCAACGTGAGTAGCGCAATTCGGGATAGATCTCCCCTGAGGGAGCGATCTAAATCACAGACAGGTGGCGATACTGAGTGCACTGAGATAGCAGATGTCGTTCTCGCCCTCTGGCGGGCCGAGGGGGAAAATGCGGTTCCTAAAGTTCAAAGAATTAGTAAAAGGAAACCCACCGATCCCCGCAGAAACCCCAACGCCAAGGCCCCTAGCCCACCACCTTCCAGTTCCCCGGTTATGCCCCAAAAAGCTAGCAGTCCGACCCCCAAGATAACCCTGCCTCCCCCCGAGCAACTGAAAGATCTGCTATTGGCCGCCCGTAAGCGATTGTCCACTCCCCCAAATCCACTGACCTATCCTCACGATGCTTTGGAGAAAGAGCACCCGCCTCCTACCGATAGTGAACTCAAAGTGGCTAGCGAGGCCCTGCCCGCAGCCGAGCGCCTCAATGGGTGGTTGCCGGTATTGCAGAAAGATGGGCGGTTCGTACGGGAGGCGGAGTATTTTGACAAATCCCTCGACGAGAGCATGGATTGGACAGCTCAGTTACGCCCAGAGGAGGTTAAAGCCATCATATTGGTAGAATCCGTGCACCCGTTTTCCACCACCGAAGCCTATGAGTCTGACGCGCTGGTTGCCACCCACGCGCTGTTGTTGGGACTCCCTGTCAATCGCATGCCGCATAATAACTTTTTTGAAGTGCCCGCCAAGTATCCGGGCTTGAAAAAGGCGGGTCTGTTGCTCCTGACGACAGGAGATCTGGGCCACGTGGCGGCCATAGAACAGTGTGCCGAGCTCCTCTTCAAGCAGGGGAAGAAACTGATCCTGACCGTGGCTCACTCTAACCCCTCCTGCGTGGGCTGTCATTGGCCTAAGTGGGACACGGTGAGGTTTGTAGCTCATCCCACAGAGGCGTGGTCCGTATATGACATGAGGAGGCCGCCATTGGTCGAGTCTTTCGACGCGCTGTACGATTGGCCGGGGTTGTTAAATCGCTCCACCCTTTTGGCCATGGAGGCAGATTTGAAGTCAGAATACGGTAAATGTCCTCCCTTGATGCATAGAAAAAACGTGCTGGTGATACTGAGAGCGGGAGTCGAATTTCCCTCTCCGAGTGATACGATAGATCCCATAGAATTCGTGACCAATCGGCCGACTGAACCTAGACGGGAGGCGGAGCCCGAGGCGGAGGACATTCTGGCCCAGGCCGTAAAAGAACTGACCGGATTGGTGAACGATATCCCCGCCCCTGACGAAGCCAGCGATTTGATATCGGCTTTAGAGGGGCTGGATGACTATGACATGCGGGAAAATCAAATTTTGGACTTGACAGACATGCTGGATTTGTAATTTCGAACATCGGTGTTGAATAAAAATACTTTGAAAATTTAACCAAGTGTCTAGTGTCGGGGTAGAGTCAGGGTGGCCGACAGGGGGCAGGCCGGAGCGGGGTAGAGTCAGGGTGGCCGACAGGGGGCAGGCCGGAGCGGGGTAGAGTCAGGGTGGCCGACAGGGGGCAGGCCGGAGCGGGGTAGAGTCAGGGTGGCCGACAGGGGGCAGGCCGGAGCGGGGTAGAGTCAGGGTGGCCGACAGGGGGCAGGCCGGAGCGGGGTAGAGTCAGGGTGGCCGACAGGGGGCAGGCCGGAGCGGGGTAGAGTCAGGGTGGCCGACAGGGGGCAGGCCGGAGCGGGGTAGAGTCAGGGTGGCCGACAGGGGGCAGGCCGGAGCGGGGTAGAGTCAGGGTGGCCGACAGGGGGCAGGCCGGAGCGGGGTAGAGTCAGGGTGGCCGACAGGGGGCAGGCCGGAGCGGGGTAGAGTCAGGGTGGCCGACAGGGGGCAGGCCGGAGCGGGGTAGAGTCAGGGTGGCCGACAGGGGGCAGGCCGGAGCGGGGTAGAGTCAGGGTGGCCGACAGGGGGCAGGCCGGAGCGGGGTAGAGTCAGGGTGGCCGACAGGGGGCAGGCCGGAGCGGGGTAGAGTCAGGGTGGCCGACAGGGGGCAGGCCGGAGCGGGGTAGAGTCAGGGTGGCCGACAGGGGGCAGGCCGGAGCGGGGTAGAGTCAGGGTGGCCGACAGGGGGCAGGCCGGAGCGGGGTAGAGTCAGGGTGGCCGACAGGGGGCAGGCCGGAGCGGGGTAGAGTCAGGGTGGCCGACAGGGGGCAGGCCGGAGCGGGGTAGAGTCAGGGTGGCCGACAGGGGGCAGGCCGGAGCGGGGTAGAGTCAGGGTGGCCGACATTACATCACAGAGCACAGTCGGAGTTATATTCAAATCTATTATTCTTTATTATCGTATCGTTCACACGGTTTCATTGTCACGTCAACAAGCAGATTAATCAGGCCTCGTCTATCAGCACGGGCGCAGCGACCGGGATGTCAGTGCTCTCATCGTAATCGTCCAAACCGTACCTTCCCCAAACCCGAGAGCCGTTGTTAAACAAATCTACCTCGAAGGTAAAATTAGACCACCTGGTATCAAAGCTCAAAACGGCCCTGCAGTCGCTCTCGTTAGCAAAGAAGGTAGCGTTCAGAGAAAAATCGTACGTGCCGTAACTCGTTTCGCCGCGCTCGGTAGCATTGCTGATGGGATAACAGCCGTCAGTTTCGTTTATCAGGGTTACGGAGGCGTTGCAAGGCTCGGTCCCGTCGGTGGCCAAAAACTCAAATTCCGTGCTACGGTTTTCGTGGTAATACACCTCAAACGAGGCCGCGTAGTCCTGATAAACCAACAGCTTCCGCCGAAATCGTTCGACGTCGGACACGGCCTCGAACGAGCCCTCGGTGCAATTGGGGCTATTCCGTTGGACCGCGACCAACCATTCCTGTCTGACGTTACCCTCCGAGGTAACGTTGTTGTAAGACACGGTATAGTCGCACGCCTCCGGCATCCGGACCGAGCCGACTATAGGATAGGTGCCGTTTTCCAAAACGAGGTCAAATTTTACTTCCTCGGCCGAGCGATTTTCTGACGTTTCCATCGTCCAAGGACGGTACGTTTGAGTCAAAGCGCCTTTGTAAAAGTACTCCGTGTCGGTGAAATTACTACCCTTCCAAGCTTTGCAGGTTAATTCTCGGCCCGGATTAGCGAAGCTAAAATTAGAATATACGAGCAGAGATCCGTTCGCGGTCACGTCGACTAATCCCCGGAAAGGTGCGGTAATCTGCTTGGTTCCTGCGTAAATGCCTCCCACTAACAAATTTCCCGACCGGCTTCCGAAATACCAGGCGAACGCGTCCCGGTTGAAATCGAAACCCGGTAAGGAAGTAAAATTGCAATCTACCACCGTGTCGGTCCATAGGTTTTCCTCCTGGAAAACCGGCTTTGAAAATTGATCGGCCCAAGTCAGCGATTGATTCGCGCCCAGTCCGCTATAGAACGCAAAGAACGCGGACCAACAACCCGGTCCGTACAAGTAAACGGACGAGCCTCCCTGTCCTAGTTTCGCGTGTTGTTTTTCTAGTTCCGAACCCCACGTGCTATTGTAGTGATCGCCGTCTAACGGTCCGCTCTCGTTATACACCCCATCGTTCGGCACGTTCACTAACAGCAAATCGTACGCCTTCGTTCCTTTCTGGAGCGATAGGGATTTACACGTCACGTTTGAGGACGTAACGCTCGACCCGTTGGAGGTGATCAACAAAGCGCCGGTGGAATTGGGATACAGCCACGGGTTGAAACTTAAATTTTGATCGAACCCGGTAGCCTGATTTTGCAGGCGCACGATCAAACTTTCGGGCCTGTCTTCCGGCCAGGCGAACAGCGTCACGTTGTACGTCACCTCACCAGGCGACTCCGACGCTTTTCGCAGGGTAACTTTAGTAGGGTCCGGTTGGCTAGAAGAATACCGATCTATCTCGGGCCAGCCTGAGATTTGTAGGTCGGCGCTAAAGGCGCGATCGTTATACCTCGCTCGCACGTTAGCAACGGTATATTTTTGTTCCTGGCTGTAAGCAAACGGCCTGGCGTACAACACGATCGGGTTTCTAGCGTCGCACCTAGACCCTCTGCTACACGAAACCACGCAGTAAAACACTCCCGTGGAATCGTTAGCGCCAACCGGAGTCACGTTGACCTTTAATCTGTACTGATAATAATCGGAAGGATTGGTTTTGGTGTGATCGACGTACTGCTTCCCTTGCCACTTCGATAAATCGGTCGTGACTCGACCGCCCCTCCAGCTGTAAAAATTCACATTGTGCGTGGTGTTCGTGAAGAAACAATCCGTGTCGGTTACGGTCACGCTGCGCGCCACTGGTCTCATAGAGCCGAATCCCGAAATGACGTCAAACGGATCTTTTACGCCTCCCGCTTCGAATCGGGGGCTTAGATTCATGCGGGCGCAACTTTCCTCGGCGTATAACCGATCTCCCCTTACGGACGAATACGTAATGGCCGACTGAGACTGCATGCATTCTTTTCCTACAAATTTGGCCCAATCTACGTTGTACCCCTCTACCTGCAGACACCTGCCCGACCTTACGCTAGGACAAATCGTCACCAGCTCCTCCTTTTTAGGACCGTTCGCGTTTACGACCACATCCATCGGAGCGCCGTAAAATCTATCACAAGGCAGCTCCTTGGACTTGGCTCCGTTTTCGTATAGCGCGCAAACGGTTCTGCACGGTAACCAAACGTGATGATCGGGGCGATTCATGAGCATCGCTTTGACCAATTTAACTTCCTTCCCCATCTCGTTTTTGTTTTGCGAATTTGTTATGGTGTACTCGTGATCGGTCAGCGTGTTGCGACTCCTGCAGCTCCAGCCGCGGCTATCTCCCCAAAACCACGTCTGGGCTCTTCCCTGATCTATGTAAAACCATATGGTGGTCATCGTTCCCACCGTATACGGATATCCCTGACACCTGGCTCTCAGGCAACAGTTAGTGGTGTCGCCGTCTAACCGCTTGTACTGTTGCTGGAGTTCACTGAACTGGGGGTTTCTAAAATACAACCCCTCGCGAGAATCGTATAGCTCTGTCGCGGATTCCCACGGCCACTCGTTTCTCAAGTCAAATCGGTATTTTCCGAACCACCACGAGTCTTCCAATCCGGTCTGAACGAACTCGCGCAGCAGTTCTCGAAAAGAATATTGACAGTAGTAAGCATCGTTCCGTCGAACGTTCTGAAAAACACAAAGCGGGCACCTGTAAGTCATCCGGGTTATCACACCGAAATGTAATTTAAATAGTCTTAGGTACAGAGAATTAAACTTACCGTCGGATGGTTATAAGATCGCACCGAAGTGATCAAAAAGACCAGGCTAGCGCACAGCAGCACCGAGACTTTCATCTTGATTTTTTAGGATGGGGTTTTCTTCCGCCGCGACGCATATTCATACTCTTTTTTCCTAATTAACTGCCTAGCAACGCCGTTTGTTTTCTAGCCCCGCCCCAAGCCGAGACTTTTTGCAGACACAATGATTTCGGTTTCTAAAAACTAATTTTCTCGGACCGCGAAGACCCCAATGGATAAATCGTTACTCTTAACCCAATGTCCATGTATTTAGTTCATACGCAAACGCCGACTCGCCCGCTAGGGTTACGTTGTCCCTTAGAGCAGCTAGGGTTACGTTGTCCCTTAGAGCAGCTAGGGTTACGTTGTCCCTTAGAGCAGCTAGGGTTACGTGCTTAACGATTAAATGGAAAACAGGAGGTGTATCGAATGAGATATACGTGTTTAATGATAGAAAGTCTGTCGACCCTCGGTGTGGTAAAACTTTTAACCCCCCTGTGTAAACCCCCGGGGTGCATACATCGATACAGAAAACAACACATTCCCATCTTATTTATTTTAAAATTTATATCGCTAGATGCGCCGTGCCGCCTGATGAACCTAGGTTAATTATACAAAAACAGATCGCTGGATCAGAGTCGCGCGTTACCACAGCGATCGATTTGACAAAATCTAACGGACGGAGTCTGGTTCGACTCGACCAGAATTTGACAAAATCTAACGGACGGAGTCTGGTTCGACTCGACCAGAATTTGACAAAATCTAACGGACGGAGTCTGGTTCGACTCGACCAGAATTTGACAAAATCTAACGGACGGAGTCTGATTTCTAGCGGTCAGTCGTGACCGCGCCAGAGTCTGACCGTTCCCCGGCCCTAGCTCCGCCCCGTCCTCCCGCCTATAAGGGACCGGCTCCGACCCTCCGAAGAGCAGACCATGAGCGCGGCCAAAATATCCCACGTTAATAGTCTAAAAGAACAGGGGGAGGGCAGAAGTGGATTTTTGGGCCCCCCTCTAAAACACCCCCCGGGGGTTTACAGGGGATGAGGAAAAGGCGGCTGTGGT